CCTCCCTATGAACTGGTACTTCAGATGGGAACTCGAATCCTAGTCGGACTTTGTCACCCCTGATGTCGAGTACTTGGACCCAGCCAAGATCCCCGATCATTACCTTCTCATCACGCTTCCTGCTCAAACACAGCATCTTAGCCTCCCGTACTTCCGAAGCCCCCGCTACCACGTTCAGTGGTGCCGACTTCCTTGACTATGACAACTTCCTCACGCTGACATGGCATTATCAGCATCTGTGCAATCTTGCTTCCCGCTGGAATTTGCACAGGGAATGAATTCAGGTTTGCCAAACAGACAAGGACTTCGCCTCGGTAATCTGGGTCAATGACGCCGGCGGTGACAATGATGCCCCGTACTCCGTAACTACTACGATCTCGTAGTAGTCCGACGTGACCATTCGGAAGGATGATATTGCATCCAGTTCTTACTACCACAGGGACAGCGTCTTCTTTCTTGAAGTTTGCAATTGAGATTGCAGGCCCTTCATTGACATTGAAGCCGGGAAGGGTAACATCTTCAAGATTGTAGAAGTCGTAGCCCACAGACTCGTGGGCTCGTGTCGGAGCGGTCGCCCCTTCTGCCAGTTGTACTCTCAATGTACCATCTCGTGTTACTTGTCGCCTTTCTTCTTCCGTGGTTTACTTACTCCGTGTTCTTCAACTATCGCCGTCATGTTTGAGTGTAAACGCCCTGCCGTTCCGTCTTTTCTACGACATGCCTCACGATAACGTTTGATGATAGCTTCATAATTGACAGCTTCCTTTGCCACCTTTGGTAGATTCCGCATCTGCCAAATCAATGACTTGTCAACTGTCAAGTGTCACCCTCTCGGTTAGAGGGTTCGGGATCATCTTTCGCAACTTGCGTTGCAAACTCTTCCTGTCGGATTCTCTCACGAGTTCGTCTCCTGTCAGGAACTTTACGAGCATGGGATTCATGCGTTTAGACTTATCGAGAATTGACTCGATTGCTTCACGCGAGAACTCCATCTTCCAAGCTAAGAATGGATGTTCAAGTGCAGGTGAATTGACTTGCGTGTCGAACTTGTCAGGTTTAGGTGTAGGTTTGCGAATCCTTACTTCGAAGCCAACGACTTCTAACATCGAGTCGAACTTCGGAGGCATTGGTACGGTATCCTCGTCCAGATAGTCTCCTAGTTTGACTGATAATCCACGTTCACGTAGCACTCGTGAGGCTCGTGTTCGTGCTGCTGACTGTGATGTGTTCGCGTACTTCTTGATGCGAACTTCGCAGCCTTCGTCCGTGCATCGTAAGTACCAATTCTTACCGTGGAAGATAGGATTGGTGCAGAACATTCCGTCGTCTGTCTGTACGAAGATCATGTAAGTCTTCCATCGAAAATAGCCCGGCAATGTCTCACAGTTCTGGTTAAGACTGCGAGCCACACCGGGCTGTCCAGAATTCATACCGACTCTGGGTGAGTCAGTTCAACGAGCGGGAACCCTCGCTCGTCTAATTCAAGGCCAATCACGGCTGCCATCGTCGGATCGACTTGTTGCAATCGAATCCCGTTGTCCATGATCGTTGCGATGTGGACCGAGAACTTGCCCCTCACCGCATGAATCTTGTCGCCCCTCTGATCTAAGATCATCTTCCACCTCTCCCCATTCGAACCGGTCGAGTTGTTCTTGTGTAGGCTCTACATCGAACCTAGCTTCCTGTTCCCACCACGCGAGGTGCTTCCTTGCAGACTTCATGTTTGAATTCCTTTCGATACATGTGCCAAGTTGGACCAAGGCAACCTCCAGTGGTGGATATTTCCATCGCCTGAGCGGCATGCTCAAACGGACTCCAATGACCACTCTTGACCAATCGGTCATGAAGGCCAATGTCTTTGCTGACATCACGACGACCGTCGTGTGTCAGGTAACTGATCCGGGCACAGCGTCCTACGCATACCTTCACCAGATCTGATTGTGTCAGTAGTTCGTCACCCTCAAACCCTGTTAAGGGTAGATGCCACTCGCCCCACGCTAGTGGGTTTGGAGTGCTCGCATCATACTCGTCACGCAGCATGTATGCGATCTTAGCGATATGCGGCTCGGCATCAGGGTGACATCGTAGCTTGAAGAAGTTCTCGAATGCCGTCCCGTTACCTGTCGCGATTGCGGTGATCCACATCCACGGCTCAGTGTAACGGTTGGCGATCTGCTTGTGACATCCGAGCTTGTCCAATGCCCATGATTGGGCCAGACCGCAGTACAGGCCGGTTTGAACTACCTTCTGAGCAGCCCATCGCCGCCAGCCTACGAGTTCGTCGCCACCTTGCATTCCCTTCTGATTCTTACCCCACTTGATGGGGATCACAGGGCTTTCCCGAATGCGACGACGCATCTTACCAATAGGGATCGCTCGGCTCGATGCCGTGTTTCTTGCGAACATCCTATGGGTCATGAACTCTGCATGTACCTTACGAGGGTACGTGAGTTCTACTGTGGTTACTCGGCGATTAATCCGATTGGTTGAATCTGCCAAGATTCGAACTTTGAAGTCGATGGCTATCCTTCTTTATACAATTCGTTGAGGTCGAACCAAGAGTTACCCGGTATCAACTCAATACCGATCTCTCCGGGTTTCAGTGTTCCATATTACCCAAGACGGGAGTCGAACCCGTCAGACGCAGCCGACCTGCTCTTGGGCACCGTTCTATGCAGTAACCTGCTTCTTGATGTCGGACACTTCGTCCTCGATACCTTGAAGACCCTTCTTGAATGAAGGGATGGCTGAACCGAGGTTCTTAGCCATTGCAGGGAGTTTGTTACCAAACAGAAGCACACCGATGATGCCTATGATGGCCATCTCGGCAGGTCCGAGTCCAAACATTATCGTGGGTCTCCACAAGGAATCCATTCGTCGTCCTGGAACGTCGTGAAGTACAACGCCCCTTCATCCGTGTCGTGTAGAACAATGCGACGCTTCGGAAATCGACGTCGTACTTGTTCCAGATCTGTACCCTCCCAGAGAACTGACATACTTCCGAATTGCAATTGACCCGCCGGGCCTTTGCGTTCTACCAGTTGGTATTTCGGACGATCGCAGATCTCATCAAGGACGGCTTGCAGAATTGCATCTGACCACTTCACCCAACGTACGGCTCGTAACCCGCCTCGGTTATCGGACTCGGCTACGAACAATACACTGTTCTTACGTTTCGGTGGATCGAGCAAAGATCCTTCTGCTATTCTCTCTGGCTCACCAAGTCGTGGGAGATCCTTCCCCACATCGGCCAGTCTATAACACCGGCTACCGTGGATATAGATATCTCCATGTTCCGATGAGATAAATCCGAACTGCTTGTTCGGTTCATTTGCGTAGAATTTGACCGTCCCGAAACCTACGCATTGTTCGGCATTAGGTTTGCCGATGATTTCAAGGACATTCTCATCTACTTGCTCCAAGACTACCTCCTATTTTAGTCTCTTGGCCCTCCACTAGAGTGCTTCGTGCCTTCTCCAGTATCGGGCTTCTTTAGGAACTCCGTCGTCGGTCAATTCCCGATAACGGAACGTCACTGAATCACCACGTTTGAAGTGCCGTGCAGAGATGTCATCTGGCACTCGCTGCCCCGGTCCGCTTTCTGGTGAAGGGTGATTTTGTGCCCACTCGAAAGCTCTCGGCTCAACAAGCATGTCCTTCAGATCATCACCACGTAACGTGCTGATATGAACGGACGCCTCGCCCTCATCGTGGACGAGAACTCGCTCTTCATCAGTGAAGCCTGACAGTTCGAATCTCTTACCGTTCCAGTCAACGACCAAGGCACCCATCAATCCGAGTAGCTTGCTACCCTTATCAGTACGGCGGCCTGTAACGAAGTCTACAACAGTAGCTTCCGAATCATCAAGCTTCTTCAGCTTGGCGAGGTTGTCTGTACGATACGGCATCCATATTGACTGTGGACGTCGCAGCATAAGACCTTCGCCACCTTCAGATGTCACGTTGTCAAGCTGTTCATAGAGTATGTTGAGAGCCGACTCGGTGCCAAATGGTAACTGTTCGTGTGGGTGTCGTTTGAGTGTGTTGCATTCTTTGAGATGCTTCTTTAGGAAAGCTAACACACTCTGAAACACCTTGGTTCTGGGGACCATCAAGGCTGACTGCTGATTACGGCACCAGTCAGCCATTGAAGTGTCCATCTCCTTCTTGAAGTTGGTTCCATTGATTCTGCCGGGGGTGAACACGTTGTCCACGTTTGGCATGTCGAAGACGCAGTATTGGATTGACTCCCAATCATTGTCTACCCGCTTGGCAGGTAGTTTGGATGCCTTACTACGTAAGGTCTGGAATGTGCCTCGACCCATCCACAGTTCACCGTCCAACATGAAGTTGGGCAGACGATCGAGCCAGAAGTCTGGTGCGTGAATCACGTTACCGTATCGAGTCCAGAGACCGGTTGCTATCTGGGCTTCCGTGAATCGGGCGTCCTTGTCGAGGTTGGCCCACGGTATTGAGTTCTTGTTCTGACCTCGGCTGACACCGCCATCCCAGAATGCCCGGAACCCGTCCAGCTTCTCACTGAAGTAGGCTCCGGATGCCAAGTGCTTGGCTTCCTTGAATGGCTGTGCCAGTTGTACGAATTCACGCTTCGGCATTATGTGATCCCATGATGTGTTGTTGTCTCAGGGCCGTTGTACGGTACGAAGTCATGCCACATTCTCAACATGATCTCAAGCGGCACGCCGTGGATATTGCGAGAAGTACATTTCCGTATCTGTTCAGGATTGTCGATGATCATCTCATGAACTTCGACAGTGTATCCTGCCAACTTCGCGACCTTGATGTAGTTCTCGAATTCCCACAGAGCGGTGAAAGTGTTATGAACCGAGATGTCCAATCCCAAACTAAGATAGTCTATGAAATGACCGAAGCACCACTGATGTGCTTCGCCGATCTTACTAGGATCGAATTTATAGGTACCATCTTCATCGGTGAAGAAGTCGTCGGCTGACACTTCATTACAATTAAGAGATTTGGCCAACGCGGTCTTCCCGCTACCCGGCATCCCTCTGATTATGTGTGCTACTGGCATGGACGTCTTTCAGCATCTTGGTTAATGTGGATGTGAAGTATTCGGGCTTACCGTGAAGGATGTCGTCTGCGTGCTTCATGTAAGATGAGGTCAAGTCATGCAATGCTTCCGTACCTCTAGTAGTCATGATCACTAGCCAACGTCGGCGATCTTTCGTATCGCCTTTACGTTGAACCAAGCCGTCAGATGCCATCCGCCCTATGAGAGTGCTTACACTACTCTCATTTTGGTCTAGATGAGCCGCCAGTCGGCGTTGTGTCACATCTGTGTAATGTTGTAGGAACTTCAACGCTTGATAACGTGTGTAGTCCCTACCCATTCGTTTTCGGATCAGATGTGCTAGCTTCAAGACTGCGTCGATACACTCAATCGATTTCTGCATATCTTCTCACTATCTCTTCGACGGCTGGGTGTCGCTGGATGTCAGCAATTCTGAGTTGAGTTGTTTGAATGTGCTTGGCTTCCTCGAAGCGATTGATCGCATCAGTTAAGCCGTTACTGCCATCGATATCCACTTGAGATGGGTCACCTACGACAACGTTCTTCGAACCATTACCCATACGGGTCAGGTACATCTGCATTTGTACAGGAGTAGTGTTCTGTGCTTCATCCAACACCATGAAGGTGTCGTTGAATGTCCTACCCCTCATGTACGCCAGTGGCGATACTTCAATGACTCCGGCTTCCCGCATCCCACTAGCGTCCGGATGTAGGTGGTGAAGTGCATCGAGTAGAGGTTGCAGGTATGGTTGTACCTTTGTCTCAAAGTCACCGGGGAGATATCCCAGCTTCTCACCTGCTTCGACTGCGGGTCGAGTCAGGACTATTCTGCTTACTTGCTGCTTGAGCAATGCTTCCAAAGCACACGCTACTGCAAGGAAGGTCTTACCAGAACCCGCAGGTCCATAGGCAATGGTCACATCTGTGTTACGAACACATCGTACGAATTGGATTTGACCATCACCTCGGAGGCCCACTTTGTGATGCTTACGAGGAGTTACTGTTCTGTCGGTATGACTCATCGGGTGACCGGCTCGTACAAAGTCTCTCCTACAGCTACGCAGACGGGTCCGATGACTTGTGCTGCGGGTGGTAGTTCTCCTGTTTCGTTCATCGCATCCCACGCCTCGATGGCGTCGGCTTTGTGTTCAAACAGGCCCAAGTATGGCATACTCCACCATACGACGTAATCATTGATGGCTTCCGTCTTGCCAGCTATTGTGATAGTCTCATCGACTAGGTTATACAATCTGTCAGACTCTCCACGGTGAATGGTTTGCGAATGATTCGCGTAATGGCCCCTGTACTGGTTTCTGGACTTGCCAGCGCTACCAGTTCGATGTCTTCGGTTTCGACTTGGGTGACAATGTCCGAGGCGTCGGCCTCGTCCATGTCAATGATGAGCGTCTTGATTGTGTTGATTAGTGCACCGACTTCGAATGAACTCGAAGTCACTACGACATCAGGGTTGATGTGTTGTGCTGCCTGCTTGAGTGAGGCGTCAGATGTGAAGATTACCACTTCGGCTGCGAGTTCGCCGAGAGGCATTCCATGTGAGTTGAGGAACTTAATGAGATGTTCGCGGGGTATGCGTCTGTCTTGCGATCCGGGGATTCGATAACCCTTGAGACGTCCTGAGTCGAACCACTTGCTGACGGTTCGAGGTGCGACTTTACAGATCTTTGCCACTTGTCCGGTTGTGAAGATGGTTTTCATGAGTCCGTTCTTGAATTTGGATGATGTTTGTCCCTTCCGCGTTCGCGGTTCATGACTACCTGTGAAGTAGATTCTCTTTACGCTTGATTACTTTGATTAGCTCCATGTACTTGCGGCGATTACCTCGCCACTCCTCCATGTTAGCTTCTCTCCATAATCGTCGTATCTCTTGCACTTTCAGTTGATGCTTTTGCTCTTCTGTAAGTTTTGACTTAGGAGGGAAGTATCGACGACGTTTCTTCTTAACCTTGAAGCATCGGGGACACCCTCGAGGTCTCCCTTCATCATTGCAGGTTCGGCACACGTCGTCCATAGCTCACTCCTAAAGATCGGCCCTGCCGTTTGACCGACAGGGCCGCCTGTACCAGTGGGTTATTTCTCGGCTTCCATTGTCACCATCGGTGGCTGGGTGAGTTTCAACGGCTTGTCACTCAAGTGATATCTGCCGTTCCACTCCAGGTATGTACCGTCGGTTGCGAAGAAGAAGATCGCATCCCCGTTCGACCCGTAACTGCCGTCTTCGGCGGGGCCGGAAGTTCTGCCTGCGAGATCGTCCCGTTGCATCTGCAATCCGCTTGCGATTGATTTCAGTCGGGAGTGTTCGATCTTGTCTTCACGACCCCACTCTTTGCGAGGCCCCATTGACTCTTCGAACGAGTTCACATCAGCTGTGGCTGTGGTGATCTTATTGTCGATGGCCAAGATGCCTTCGTGGCGGAGTTTGAACCATTCGTAGTTGTAGATCACGTTGTCTGCGTCGATCGTCTTGTTGACGATTCTTGCGGCTTGTGTGAACGGGTTCGCTACGAAGGCGATCACTCCGGCGAACACTGCCAATCCAAACACGATCAATATGATTCGAGCACCGAAGCTAAACGGCCCCTTGTCGGCTGCGTCATCCAGCTTGTCCCAACCATCCTTAACGCGACGAGTCATCATTGTTCCTCTGAAATTGCGATGTCGAAAGAGAGCCTACCATTGTGAGTAGGCTCCCAACAAATGTGCATCTGACGGACCTTACCGGTCTCAGTATTCCGAACTTCCCAAAGTTCATCACCTTCGATCTCACCCTCGTATTCGAAATCGAATTCGCAGTTGATTCCAAAGTGATCGATCAGGTATTCGATCATGTCGGAGAAGACATCGACTGTCCTAGTGATCTCCTGCATCATGCGTCGGTTGTACCGTTTCGCGAGACGTTCATATTTATCCTGTGCGACCTTTAACTCGGCCACTAAGTTCGAGTTTCGTTCAAACTCAAGCTCGTACATAGATTTGTACTTGCTTCTGAACATTACCTCACCAAGTTTGGAGAAACGCTGTGGGAGTCTCATCCATGAGAGATTGCCGTCGCATGTCCGTGCTGTCGGCCTCCCACAGCTATGAAAGAAGGAGAGGCAGGTGTGGGCCTGCCTCTCCGAGGTCAGGATGGATGGTCGTCAGTTCCAACCTGACCGGACGCGACACTCATCTAGTCGATGTCAAGGTCATCGTCAGTAGCATCGGCAGTCACAAGTTCCGGTACTTCATCGGCACGATCCAACACTTTGGCATGGTGTGCCATCATACCGGCAGCGGTACTGATGTCTGCCGGAGTGATTGCACCGTCCTCATTGGTGACTGATCCCAACTTGGCACGTTCAACCAACTCACGGACGAAGGAAGCAGACTGGCCAATGATTGGCTCGACTGCTTTCTTGATGCTGGCGTCGTCGAACTTCGTATCGATGAACTGACCAGCGTACTGACGTACGAGTCGGACGACAGTATCCTGGTCCGGGTTTCCGATGTTGATAATGGCGTCCATACGACCCGGACGCTTCAGGATCTTCGGAATGGCATCGACGTTGTTCGTGGTCATGACGAGCATGACTTCCGAATCCTTGTTATCGACACCATCGAATGCGGTTGACAGGTTCTGCACATTGAGTTGTGCTTCGTTGTCATTCTCCGCATGGAGAATCACGTGATCCACATCTTCGACGAAGACGACAGCCGGACCATAGTTGACCGCGATCTTCATCGTCTGGTCGATATCGCGGACATCGGTGCAGTAGAAGAACGTCCAATTGTTCTTCACACATTCCCGAGCAAGGTGAGCCGCCGTTAGAGTCTTACCGTTACCGTATTCGCCCTCGAGGAGAACCCGACGACCGACTGGGATATCCCGCTTACGCAGAACATCGGTGTGTCGAATTGGGTTCAGCAGAGCCACTTCGATCTCGTTCGCAGCACGCTCGTTGAAGATGGGCTTCGGTGAGGTCGTCAGATCGACGAACTCGGGAGCCCAGTCTGGACCCATCACGACACGCTCACCGTCATAGTTCCGGAACTCCAACTTGACAGCCTGACCCTTGAAGATGGACAGGTCAGCCGCCTTGGCCCGGACCTTGGTGAGCAGTTCCGTGAGATTATCGCGGTGCTTACCGAGGACTGTAGCCTCCAGACTGAGGACTGTTCGATCGTTCAAGGCTGCGAAGCCCATCGTGATACGACCGACGCCGGGGATGTTGATCGTACCCCACGGGATCATCTCGTATTTACCCTTCGACACTTCCAGTCGAATCATCTGGCAGTTCAGTTTGAACGGCCCAAACACTGTTTGGATCTCCTTGCCCTCCGACAGAGGTTCACCGTACATATCTTCGAGGACCAGCTTCAATGCACGAGCGGCATCGAACGGGAACGCCTCGATCGTTTCCTGAATGTCGAACGAGGTGTCTTCTTCGACAATCTTGCGATTGAGGTAGGACACCGCATCAGTCTTCGACATACCTACCGGCAAGATCAGCTTCTTACCTTGGACGACGACATCAGTACCGTCAGTTGAGGCACGGAATCGCAGTTCTTCCAATTGGGTGGCAATATCAGGCGGGATGTTTCCCGTCATGAGATTCAACACATTTGTGAGATGTGTCGGCTCAGCAGCACCAGCTCCTTTGGAACCATCTTTAAGTTTGGCAATCGTACTCATTGTCGCGTCCTTTCTTAGATTTGCGACCATCGGAAATAAGTGGGTTTGCCTGCCATTGGCTCACCCAACATTCGCCGTGCAGGAATCGAACCTGCGTTAACCATCCGGCGAAACGCCCGCCCCGTACGGCGGGCTGTACCTAAGTGAATCCACTTGTGTACTTTGGTAAGTCGTTGCTCAAGACTTGAGGCGTACGGGCCTTGTGTCAGTCGCGAGGTTTACGCCACTGCACTTTCTGCGAGAAGGTCGATTCTGGCGGTGGACTTTGACGTGCTGGTTCCCGTTGCCGCACAACAGGCGGCTGACGTTGTACAACAGGCTGCATTAACATCGGCGGCTGCCGGTAAGTGACCGGCCGCACTCGTGTCTCGTAACCCCAATGAGTGTACCACGGGAACAGCATACTTCGCCGACCAACCAGTTCAACTGTGCGTTGCATCTCGACTGGCGGGCCTATCGGAACCCGCTGCCATTGTGTCGGCTGGTACACCCACTGTTGAGGTGGCGGTACGTAAGGTCGGCAGTTTGGACACCATTGGGCATCTGCGGTCGAAGCCGTACAGGCTACAATCGCAAGGAAGAGAAATCGTCGCATCACTTTGTCATCTCCATAAATAACTTGTCCATTGGGTCATCAGAATTACTCATCTGAGTCAGGGACTTACACTGAGCGTCGAGTGTTTCACACTTACGCCGTGATTCGTCCTCAGACATATCTCGGAAGATGTGGTCCGAATGGACAACGTCCCACACTTCCTGTGCTTTGAGGAATGTTTCCCATTGGAACTGGCGACCGACTCGCAGTCGGTGTTCAGCAATCCGGACATCGGGAAACTGCCCGCCTAGTTCATTTGGCTTACACGCGAGTTGATCCAGACCCGTAATGAAGTCGGAACCAATGTCGCAGCCACAAAGCCATGCGTAGATCGCAAGCTGCGTGGCCCAGTCTTTGTCGACCATGTCGAGTGTAATCCCGGCGTTGATCATCATGCCTTGGTGCATCATCGGCTGGCAGTCTCGGTGATGAGGCTTGTCAAGACTCCGCACGTTACTACCATGACGCAACTTGAGATAGCCCTTCTTAGGAGATGCTCCACGTTTGGAACACCAACCATTCACTTTCCAGTCGAGAATGACTGGGTTGCCGAGCTTGTTGATGAAGTAGATGTCAGGCTTACCGAGGAAGTTCACAGGTGTCGGATCAACACCTGCCCGATTCACACTCAGCTTACCTTCCAAGCTAACCTCGAATACCGGATCGCCAACTGCTTTGTTCAACTCAATGAGCAAGTCAGCCAACGCCCCGGACTGGCGATAGATCTCCATCGCATGGGCACCATGTACTCGTGCCCAATCCCAATTGTGTTCTTCCACCTGCTCTTCGAAGAGCGTGTCTCGTTCGTACATCGGGTCTGCACCCTTGCCGAACAGCTTCTCGTGCAGGTAACTCTTGACATACGCGTCGAATGCAGAACCGATCGACATTGGCCGTGTCTGCTTCATACGCGGCGGTCGATGTTCCGTCAGATACCGACAATAGAACTCTTCGATATCACGGTAATACAGGTTGATTGAGGTTGGACTCAAGTACCTCGGTCGTCTCATCAGATTCCCACGGATACAGTGGGATCAAGCCTAATTCATTCAAGGTCAGCAGCCCTGCTGCGATTATCAGGCAACCGATCACCATCTGTGTACGTTCTGACAGCCGTGTCATGCTTTCACTCCTTCATGCTGGCCAGTAGTAACCATACTCTGGTTTTTCAGTCCAACCATACTTCCCGTAGAAGTCTGGGGCTTTGGACAGTAATGTTGCTCGATGCTTTGAATGGAATAATTCAAGACCCAGCCAACGTGGGAACGACTCTTGTTCGTAGTACATGTTGGGTGCGGATCTAGCTAGTTCGTTCTGAACATCATCCATTTCCTTTAGACGCTCTTGCGTCAATTCTAAGCCAAACTTACCGATGTTTGATCTAAGCACTGTTGCGTCATACCCACGCCGTTCGTATTCACGAATCATGGTGTAGGTGTAACAGATCAGGCCCCATCGGTGATTGACCCACATCCTCGTGGCCGGGTGATTGGACCACGCTATGTCTTTCACGACGACTCGCTCTTCAACCCAATGACCAATACCAACCACACGACCAGTCAGCCATTTAGGCATATTGATGTTGATTGGTTGGAAGTGCTTCTCAACCACAGTCATAGACTTCATCGTGCTCGCCACGACAATGCTTGTTATCTGCGTTGCTTCAACAATCTGCTTGAGCAGTCGTTGAGTGTCAAGGGCTTGGGCTGACTTGTCAAAGTCAGCGTAAGGTAGGAAAGTCTGCATGTATCATGTTTCCTAGTGCATCTCGAAATCGGTTAAGCGAACGGGATACCGTTGCTGGATCGATTTCGAGTTCATTTGCAATCTCACGCGCCGTGTACCCATTCAACTTTCGTTGAATGATAACACGTTGCCGAGCACAGTCGGTGCATGCGTCGATGCATTCTTGTAAATCAAACTCAGGTGGTATGTTACCAACAGTGATTTGCTCGACTGTTTCATCGTCGATGGTTGTCACTACTGGCTCATGGATTCCACGTTCTTTGTTGCTTTGCCGTGTTGACCATGAAGGCCCGAACAATCGATCGTTCCTGACGAAGTAACTACAACGGCTGTGAACGAAACCGATAATGTACGGGCTGATGTTTTCGTATTCGACCTCCCTGTCACGAATGCGTTGAACTGCGACGGTCACGGCCAGCAGTGCTTCACTGCACAAATCAGCTTCTAACTCCGGTCGGAAGCCGACATACTTCGCGGCAATGCTAATTGCCATTCGGGTGAAACCCGTAATGATCTTATCAGCGGCTGTCGGATCTCCGTCCAACATCTGATTCTTTAGTGCATCCGTGGCGTCGTCATCCAGTGCAGTCGTAGTACCTAGTGGATGATCGATTGATGCGGCCTTGGCCCGATGACCAAGTAGAAACATGCTTATTTTGGCTCCAGCCCAAACATCGAGATTTGCGGCAAAACAACATCGACATCGGGATTCGCGACCCGGAACGGTCACAATAGGGTAACCCCGAAACCCCGGTTTATCTCATATATCGTCAAACTTGTCAAGTTAACTTGAACGGAATTTCCGGATTATTCAGGCCGGACTTTCGATGCTGATGTTAATTACATCGACATCGGGATTAGCTTCCAGAAGCACTCTATTTGCCACTCTGGATGTATGGTCTGCCGTGCTAAACCATCACTCGGGTCAATGATTTCAGACCTATTCCAAGTAAGGGCATGACGGCTGTTATTCTCAGTAATTCCAGTCAGCACGCCCACTGCACCTTGCATATGGTACGTCATCCGTGATGCTGGATCATTCACCGGTACCGCGTACACACCCTGCTTAGTTAGCGGATGTGTAAGAGATGGCCGTGGTTCAATAGGAACCACGGCCACCTTTCGGAACAGGCAGCACTCAATAATCTCTTGAATATGAAAACCTCGACAGTCGTTAGGGTGAGGGGCACTCCAGATCCTTTCAGACCCGTCGTGCCCAATCTCCTCTACCAACTTATCGACATTCTCGTCAAGTGCGATAGCGAAAGCCGTGAGCAAACACGACCATCTATTCGGTTGGATTTGAGCTTTCAAGATAAGACTCCGTGATTTCGATATGATCGTTCGCGGCTTCTCGGATTGTCTTAGGGATTCCGCAAGATGCGACTATGCATCGGACTCCTCGTTCTTTGACCCAGTTAACCAGGTCTACGAACTCGGGTTCCGATGAACCCAAGACAACTGTGTCGAGTTTGTTACTGCTTACGATCCGGACGATGTCCATCGAAATGCCGACCGACCAAGGGATACGTCGTACTTGATCGCGACCTTGGCTCTGAAAGATGCGAGGTCGTCGATACTTGGGTTCGTATCCAAAGTGTCGGAGACATGCGATGAACTTGGCAGCCTCGTCTTTGACTTGGACGCCGTATGCCGTTGCGTTATAGATAATGTCTCCATCGGAGACTACGTTGTCGAGATACATCTTGTAATTCAGTTTCGCTCCGTCAAACTTCTTACTGACGCAGTGATACAGATTACCGACGTCTACGAAAACGCCAACCGTTTTGGAACTCATGGTTCTAACCTCATTGGTTGCAGAATATGGAGCAGCAGCCGGAGGTTACACGGGGAGCGTACAATTGCCTCCCGAGCAATACTTGTCGTCTGATATATCAGGAGTGCTGAAAGATAGACGTTGCCAGTCGATTGGTTTCATGTCTTTGAGTCGTTGGTTGTATTCTTCCTCGGTAATGCCTGATTGTGGTGATTGTGGGTATACGCCTGCTGGTGTATGTGGTAGGAGGCTGACACTCTTGGTCAGCGGAGCTATCATCGAGAGGACACGTTCAACGACGTCTTCCTCGTGATTTGGGTCTCGTCTGTAGAGATTCGTCTGACCCCATTGGTCAGTCTCTACTTTATGATCGTCAGCAGGTTTGAAGTTCTTGCCGTTGAAGTTAGTCTCAATAAGCTGCCACTGCGGTCGGAAGTACAACGTATTGCTGACCGCATTGTCGGACCACTCACGTTGAACCATGACGAGATTCATCGCCTGCTCAAACAATGTTGCTTCCGTTGCCGGTTTCGATGGTCCTTGTAGGACTGGCCATTCAAAGACCAGAGTTCCGTCGGGATCATTGATGTCCGGTTCGTTCGGAATGTTTGCATCTTCAAGAATCCCACGGATGGGGCTATTGGCTGCGACTCGTACTCTCATCAGAGTGTGTCGGAAGGTTGGATATCCGACTCCCGATGTTCTGCCTGCAACCTTTGGTATCGTTCCGCCCGGCTTAACTGTCGTGACTCGGATTGCTTCAGGAATCCCTGCTTCCGAGTTCACCCATTGGTTCGCCTTTCGGACGATCTGATAACCTTCTCGCATATAGTTGATAACGCTACTGGCTCCTTCTTCGTGGAGCCAGCCTGTAATGTCCACAATGCTAACACCAATACGTCGATTGCGGAGCATGACGGCGTTCGTCTCTGAACGGTGCGTCGGCAGTAGCGTGACTGTCGAAGCATAGACCGTAGCGTACTCACATGCTTTGAGCCAAGTTTGATGATCCGGGCATCGGGTTGGTAAGGTCTCGACGAGCGTACAGAGTTCCTTGTCTTCAAGAGGCTGCTCGCCGCAGGGATTGAAGCCGATGGCTTTGTCTCGTCTGAGACCATCGTCGCGTCCCAGTCTTCCTTTGTGAAGGTTCCGAAGATTGATGTATCCGGGTTCACCATTCTTGACGACTCTTGCTGCAATCTCTCCCAATCGCTGGAAGTCCTCGTCGGTCTCAAGAAGAACTGAGTTATTGGACATCCATCCGAGAGCGGCTCGTTCTGGGTGTTTGTCATAATCCTTCAGATCCTTGAACGTGTCGTCGCTCAGCGGGGCTGCGGCAAGTTCAGCCGATCGTCTTACGTTACCAGCTACGACACAACATCCGATTGCGTTCGCCACATCCATCTTGAGTCTGACACTGTCGTAGTCTTCATCGGTGACGTCAGCGGCACGCTTCATGAACTCTTCGATGCGTCCGTGGAGTTGCTTAAGCGGATCAGGACCACTTGCAATACCACCAAAGCCACGAATAGGCTGACCGGCTCGGCGTATCTCATGATACTCAAATACCGGTTTGGGTCCACCCGTAAAATAGCAGTCAATGAGGTCGTGAAGTGAGTCACACCAACCTTCACGTGTGTCAGGTATGACATACTTCTCAGTACCCTTTGGTTCTTTGATTTCGAGTAGAATGTTGTCGTCGCGGGTTGGTAGGAATCCTACGCCCACGCCGTTCATCAGTGCATCCATGATCCAGTGTGCGTCGTCGGCGATGTTCTTGATTTCGCAAACGGCACAGTTGTTGAGGCTCATACTGCCACGTTCGTAAACGTAGTCAGTCCCCATTGCCCACAAGCCTCGACCGGGTGGTAGCCATTCCATCTTGAACATGGAGATAGCGAAGTTGCGAGCGTATGTCTGCCAGAAGTCCTCATCCCAAGGAATCTGGTTTCTCTTGTAGTGATCCTTTCGGATGCTGAATGTACCCTCGGTGACACGGATCACGACATCATGCCATGTCTCCATGTTGCCTTCTTCATCGGGCCTTGAGTAAGTTCGATAGAAGACGAACTCGCCGAATCCATTGTAGCCGAATTCAGGCGTCATCTCTCGAAGTTCGTCGACCGTCGCTTCGGCCAGGTTGAATCTGTGTTTCATCTTTCTCCCAGGGAGGCTTGCTTTCGTTGGTTCCCAGTTCTGTGTGGAACTGAGGCTCCACAATACCTACAGAAATCGCTCACCGTGCACCACTCCAGATGCTCAGGTAGATATGCCAATTAGCAGGCTTGAACAGTTTCTGATACTCCTCATGCGTCGCTGCGGTTAGAATCCAGATGCCGCATGCGGCTGCGGAGAACTTAGGGAAGTCCTCTAACTGAGCCGGTGTAAACGAGTAGGACTCTGCATTCTTGACTTCGATCCATCGTTGCCCGTAACTACGGTGATAAGTATACAGGTCAGGGAATCCTGACTGGTACATGTTACCGTGCGTTTCCTTAACGAACCATTCACGACCTCGAAGGTAGACGATTAGGTTGTCTTGGATTATACGTTCTGGCCCTCTCTTCTTACGGGCCTTCTTGGCGGGCTTCATTAGCTCAGATCACATCCTTGTGCTTGCAGCCAACTCACCACTTCATAATGAAAGATTCTGTGAAGCTTACCGAAGTCGTCGTTGACTACATCAGCTTCTGAATCCTGCACTCTCTTTCTCAGTTTCACGAGTTCGAGCTTGTCTACAAGGGCTTTCGCATCCTTGTCTTCGATGATCACTGCTTTCATACACCATCCCAGATCTCTTCACCCTTAACCGAGGGTGGTTCGAATTTGTAGCCGTACTCTTCAATCTCGGGAAACATCTTGTGCATCAGACGTACGTCGTCAGGTGTGTAGTACGTTGAGTAGTGTTGTTTGCCCGGTGTTGGATTCAGACGTGACAGTGTCGGTAGTGGAAGATTCAACTCTTCCATCAGGTCGTACACGCCTTGCTCCAAGGCTTCGTAACGAATCAGACGGTCGACTTTGAAGAAGTCGAATAGTCTACCGTTACGATCTCGAAACCACGGGTGCCTGAATCTCTTCAGGAAATATTCCATCGACTCTTGAGGTGCGAAGCAGAACCATGAAGCGACCAAGTCGAATGGGTTTCGAATGACGGCGAACTTAACTTCACCGCCAATGCATAGCTTCTCTTGTTCAACTTGAGTCGCGTAATGATTCTTCGTTCTCTCGACAATCGGATGTGCTTTGGCAAGTGCCTCAGTCAGACTTATCGATGCCGTTCTTGCGTTATTGAACAGACAATACTGTCCGGGGAATACGATTGCCATCAGACCTGCTCAAACATTAGGATTGTGACATCATTGGACAACGGTGTCATGTACCGTTCTATCATCTCAGTCCGCAGACTTTCGACAGTCTTGCACTTCGGATCGTGTTCCCATTCGAGATACTTTTCAGGAAACTCATCCCATGTCGCTGTTCGGATCTCAAGGATCTTCGCTTCGAACATCTCAAAGTCAGGGTCATCGGTCTTGGCTACCGAGACGATATCACCTACTTCGACTTGATCGGCCCACTTGGTCCCATTTCGAACTGTGACGTTTGGCCCGTCATTGAACACTGGGTTTCCGAACAACAGTGTTCTCTGCTGAACTTCAGGGACTATGAAGATGATGATCCGTACCGGCATCGGAGTCTTGAGGAACATGTTCCAATTGATGATGTTAAGACCACCCATGTACTTCCACCATGAAGGTGGAATCTGTTCAGTTTCCATCTCAGCTTGGAAGAGAATCTCTCCCCACTTGTCACCGGCTTGGATTTCGTAACCGGGAAAGATGCCGTCCCACTTAGCGGTACTAGCATCTATTGCTATGTTCAATCCGACTTGGACTTGGTAGCCCGGCGGAAGCTTAATCGACGTCTTCATCAGAGAGTACCTTTGCCAGTGCGAACAAGGTTATGATCAGATCATGATCAGGTTGAGGGTGGGCTGCCTCTTCGATTGCTCGAAGTCGGCAGTAGTTCGGATCATCCATCTCAACAATCACTTTGAGGTGGAGTTCGTTCTTTGGATTTTGGATTGAGTCCCGGACGGCCTTGCGGAGTTGGCTGATTGTGACCTTCTTCGAGGTAGACATTTCACTAGGTCTCGGAAGTTGGTTTTGATTGGTGGTAATGTCTCCGCAAGTAAACCATGCTCACGGGTGGCGTTGATGCCCATTGCGTCGTATCGTTCCCAAACCTCATCGGCTTTCGATGGGTCGGACTGTGATACTAATCTCCAGACTTCCCATGCTGGTTTCCAGTGGAACAGTCTGAAGTCATCAACTTGCTCAGTGTATTCCTGAAGCTCGTTGTCGGTTTTGAATGCACTCGCACGCCCAATGACACTGTCGTATACCGCCTCAGAGATCCCGGACCGGAGGACTATCGTCCTCATCACATCCAGTTGATCCTTTAGCGTTGTTAGAAGCATCTCTCGCATTTTGTATCTCCAGAATCAAACTCTCCATCGGTAGCTCATGCCAATACCGGATGTTCAAGTCACGGGCGACCTCTCGTAATTCCTTGTAAGGTAATACTTCGATCTCGTCCGCATCTCGACGTATCTTCTTGATGAACTTCTTCAAGGGAGCCAAGTCTAAGTTGTCAACGTATTCACGGATCTTCTCAAGCTGGTGTTCTGTTGCCAGTTCACATCCGCGTTCGAACTCTTCGCCATTGACGTAACGCTTGAGACGCTGTGCCATGAGGAGTTTGTTATGTGCATGTGATCTGATTCTGTCTAACACCTACTTATCAGCCCATGTGTTCAGGTCATTGCTCCAATCGATTGCGACAAGAGGTACAAGTTCCTTGTACTCTTCAACCGCACCGTTGACAATCATCGTGACTTGTGGTACATATTCAGGCAGGCAAGGTAGCATGATCTCGTCGTGAATGTTCAAAGGCATCAGGATGAATTGGTGACATCCACTTGGCTGCACGTCCCAGAGCCTACGTTGGAGATTCTTACAGAGTTCCGCCCCAGTAGATTGGATAACGTGGTTCGTAGCTGCTCGGACATTGGCACCCTGAATTGCGAATGCCGCACCGAATAAGGCGGATCGAGTAGCCCCTTGGGCTGATTGGATTCTGTCTCGTCGCATGACTTTGACATTGGCATCCTCCCAATCGTCAGGTGGTTCTTCTGCTAGATCGAACAGGACTTTGCAGATTGAGTTCTCAAGTGAGAAGTATCTTCGGAATCCCAGCTTGGACTCGATGTACTCCGCTGGATCTTTCCAGACTACACGGGTTCCGATTCCGCCGGGTTGTCGCATTGAACAGAAGGCGTCGTGGATCTTCTGTTGTGCTTTCTTAATGCCGGGATACTGTAACTCCCAACGCTTCTCGGCTGCTTCCGCGACATCGGCAGAGATACCGAGACGGGTCTGTAGGGTGTAAGACGTACCGCCGTAAATCTTAGCGAACACGCCTTGCTTACCCTTGGTATACAGGTCATCATCCGTACCTTTGGTGGCAAGGATGCTATCATAGTTCTCCTCAGGGAAGAGAGCTTCCGCGAAAAGTCCGTGAATCTTCTTACCGCCAAGAAGGGCTTCTCGCAGTTTCGGATCTTCATAGACAGAGTCCGCAATGGCAACCTCGAAGCTTTCGAAGTCTCCACCTGTTAGTTGATATCCATCCCAAGTGAGGGGAAAGCAACTGCGAACTTCCTTAGTTCCCTTGATGCCTTGAGGATTGAGTCGGTCAGAACCGGCCATACGTCCCGATAGCGTTCCAATGACTTTGAAAGACGCGTGGAATCTACCGGCTTGGATGAGCTTGTCATAGATCTCGATTTCCTTCATCGCTGTTCGAGCGACTAATACTTCCTTAGCTCGGCGTGCTGCTTCGGTCGGCACTTCACCTGATCCGTCGCAACCTGTGCATCCCTTCTTACCGTAGCCGTCACAGACTTCACAATCATCGACTGATTCGTCAACGAGTGCTTCCAGCACAACCTTCTTAGTTGAGCCTTTCAGGATCAGCTTCTCTTCGTCAGAGAGATGAGGGAAGATGTACTTCTTCACATAGCTCACAGCAGTCGGAGCCGACCGTGCTAACTTACGAGATTCGAATTGAAGCTGTCGTAGCTTCGGTACATCGATCTTGAATCCTCTCCATCGCACTGCGGCTACCATGCACGCTAGTGTCGAGTCGTCATCTCCAAGTTCAGGTGCATCAAAGTGATAGTACAACCTACGAGTGAGGTCAACATCCTTCTCAGCATACTTCCTCGCCAGTTCATTGTACTGCCAGTGACTGATATGTCGGTGGATAACTTCGGGCCATGTGCCTTTCCAGGCATGACGACTACCGATCGCTTTCGCAAACGGTGCCCAACCGACTTCCTCTGGCCAATACTTCCGATCGATCTCGATGTCAGCAAACAGTAGGATACTGTCGGCTGTTTCGCCCAGAGCATCTGCCGCTAAGGCTTTGAGTGCGGATGACGGGCAGAACTTCAAGACTACATCTTTGAAGTCCTTGTCAACCTTACCCTCTTCGTCTTCGATGTTCAGGACACTCCACTTGTCTGCTGTTCCGTCCTTCCGACGTGCGAAGTAGATGTCCTTCAGTTCAACCCGTTTCTCAAGTTCACGTGCAAGTTGCCATGCAATCTGCACTGGCACCCTGCGGATACGAATCTCATGACGGTCCATCGTCGATTGGTATGGTCCACGCCGAGCGTGAAGGAACAAGTCCATCGCCTTGACAGGCTTACAGCAGACACCCTCTCGACCTCGCGGTTCAAGTTCCGCTAATTGATCAATGATGTCTTCTGGATACTCATCCCAATCTGGACACAGTGTCCACACTGTGTAGAGTTTGCATAAGTGGAAGTGGTCGAATGTCAGATTGAAACCAACCATACCTCCGGGGTGACTCATCATCCATTCGATCAACTCGATGGTTGTTCGAATGGTATGCTTCCACGGATTGTAGAGGATGATCTCACCCTCTTTACCGACGGCGAATTGGATCAGTACGGCAAAGCCGTAGAGTCCGCATGTCTCGGTATCGTAGAAGATTGGATCGTTCGGATCATAGTCCGAGGGTATGACTTCATGCACTTAGAACAAGCTGTCCTGTTCCGGTGTCGCGTTCGCTGAGACTTTGGCGGGCACTGTTTCTGCATCGGTGTCGCCACCTCGACTCTCCCACCATTCGTAGGCTGCCATGCACAGTGTCGCGGCTTTGACCATGCAAGTACCGAAGTTGTACTTTGACTTGTCGAATGACATCGGCATTGCAAACCGTGTCATGTAATTGGCAATGTACATACACCACATACCTGCGGTGTTATGTTCGTCGCCCCAGTTGCGAGACTTCTGGTATTCCCGCTCTGTTTGCATCTTCTGCATGAACGCGTTCATCGTATCCTCAAACCGTGTATTATCAAGATTGGTATTTCCACATCGTAAATCGTGGCGTTGCGGGCCATTTCAATGACCTTGACACGTCGATGGGTTATTGCGTATTGATCCGCGAGATCCATAGCTTCTTCAGGGCAGCAGCAGTAGGCTAGTGTTGTGCTAAGGGTTGTGAGTTTGTACAAGTGCAACTATCGCAACCGGTGAACATCGTTGTGGTCATGACAAATACGATCGACAGAATTACTCTTCGCATGGCGGTTCCCATCGGATTACGGTGAACGTGTCTGTTCTGTGCACGTCACCATAGACTCGTTTGTAGTGTGCTTGCATTGACTTCGCATCGACGAAGCCCTGCTCATTAGCATCCGCTTTCTTGAACTGATTCAGTTGTACGTGGCTGACACTCGTCACAATGACGTTGAGTACTCTTTCGAGATCAGCAGCAACTAGATTCCACGGCCCCGGAGCAATGGGCCGGTGTCCCCGGATAGCGATCAAGCCTCGCTTTTCGAGATTGTCTGTAATCTCGTTGACGGGTATTTCTCGCTCGACGAATTCTTCAATGGTCATTCTGTTTGAGCCGATCAGGTAAGAACAGTGGGTCGATGAGTGTTGCAGGAATGACGAATGGTTTGCAGTTGTCATCAGCGAACTGTTTGACATCCGATAGGAAATCAACACTGCTGATATGACCACAGGCCCATGCCAATGCTCTCGTGAACTCACAAGGTCCGAGTGCATCGTAGATCATGTTTTTGACATGTTCGACTGAGTCGGCGGATCGGACTTGCTTCTTGTGAGGGTCCAGTTTCTTGGTCTGCTTCTTCTTGATCTTGAAGCCTTGACCTTTCGCTTTCGCGTCCTTGATTTGCTTCACCAGTTCGAACTGGTCATCACGAGACAGACTCGCCAGATGTTTGACCTGTTCGGTCGTTAGCAATCCTGCGGCTGCTTCCTGTTGGATTTGCAACGGTAGGTCAAGGAGTGCGAATCGAGTCTGCACCCAGCCTTTCGACTTGCCCACCTCTTTCGAGGTTTGAGCTTGTGTGAATCCCCATAGTCGGAATCTCTGGAGGGCTTGGGCTTCTTCGAGTATGTTCAGGTCTTTACGCTGAATGTTCTCGACGAAGTTCAATGTGAATGCTGTCTGATCATCCAACCCGTCACGGACGATTGCTTTGATGGTCTTCGCTTGCAACATGACGTGGGCCATGAAGCGACGGTGCCCCATCACAATACGATACTTCTGACCGAGCTTCGGACAGTTATCGTGAGGTTGAATAACGATTGGTTGTTGAAGACCGTTCTCACTGATGTTCTTCGCTAACTCACCCACGTCGAATGGGGTCAAGTCTTGACGACAGTTGAATTCACTGTCGCTGAAGATTTCAGCGAGTGGTACATTCAACACCTGTTCGGCTACATCATGTGTCATCTGACATACCTTGGGAGTTGTGTATAGTTTCCAGCCCGGATGGGATAGTTCAAGAGAACCTTACCATCACGAGTCTTGGGCATTGGTACCCACTTTTGGAGATGACCGCCCAGAACCATTCCGACAACCTCATGGTTCTCGTTTAGGATCGGACCGCCACTTTGACCTGATACGACTGCACCTCGGAGGTATAGTGGATCTGTCTTACGATACAGAGTCACACCAATTACCGGGGACTTCCAGTGCATCAGTCTCATAGGGTCGAAGTACGGATACCCGCAGACTTCGAGAGGGGTGCCGATCCTTGGCATACGCTTTGCGACTTTCAAAGATGCGGGTGCTACATTCCTGAGTCTTAGCACCGCTAAATCTGCTGTGGCGTCGTTGTGAACGACAACCGCACTGATGACTTGCTTTGTCAGGAATCGGCACTTCGCTGTTCGATGTTTCGCAACCACATGGGAACATGTGATCACATAGGTGTTGTTGACGACATAACCTGTTGCACCGGTTAAGTCAGACAACTCTACCTTGCAGATCGCATTGTGGTAATCTTGACGCTTTGTCTCATTCCCCAACCAAGGCTCGTACTTACCTTTGACTACTGGCACGACATCCATCATGTTCCAGTCTTGGGCAAGCAACGTACTTGGGATCAGGAATAGTAGCAGTAACGCTCTCATGTCACACCTCAGTGGATTCGGATTACATCAATCACTTGATGTAGATCGATGAAGTATTGTTTAGCTTGTTCTAACTCGTTCGGTATTCCTTCTTGCCAACCTCGATTCTCAGTGGAATCGACTTTCGAGTGTTGCAGTAATGCTTCCCGCCAAGTCTCGGCGTAGTGGGCTTCAGTCTTCAGTTCACCATCGGACTGGCAATACAGTGATACGGCCCAACGTTTGTCTGTTTGAGTGCTCACAACAGTCATCCCTAATGCTTTGGCGAATTCTTCAAGTCATGAACTCATGTAGTCACAGACCATGTCCCATGATACTTCACCCGGTGTTAGGTCGGTATGCTTCTCAGTTGTGGTGTAGGCCCAGGCTTGGATCACACACCAGTACAACCACGATCTTGGGACCAGTCGCACTAGCCACAGTTTCAAGTTAGTCTTCCACATCAGCTAACCTCCATTCATCAAACTTGGTGACATCGATATCAAATGTCCTATTCATGAATTCGGCTGCTCTTCTATTAGAGGTTTTGATATCAACCCCTGAGTCGTGAATCAGCATCGTAAGATTACAATGCCAAGACCACGCCCAACTATCATCTTTACTGAGAGCAGTCTTGAATATCGAGAAGGAGTCTTCTGATATCATCCCTTTCAGTCGGGCGTTCTCACGTCGGAGTTGTTCGGTTTCTTCATCGGTCATACCGCCAGTACCCATAGTAGTTCCTGACATCAGATCCAACAGAGCTTGTCTTCTTTCAGGGTCTTCATCGGTGATGACATCACTCGAACTAATCCTCATCAGGATATTCCTCGAAGGCATCCTTCAGATCACCCATCGACATGCTCTGAAGTTCCCGCTTCGCTTGCAGGTTGTTCAGCACATACTCGTCAGATGGCAAGTGGATCAAGTCGATGATCGTCGCTCCAAGGTTCAAGTCCATACCGGGACGGTGGATACGATCCTCAGACTGGATTCGGGATTCCGCATTGAAGTCGTTCGAGTAGTAGACAATGGTCGGTGCTGCTGTCAGGGTTAGACCCATACCTGCCGCACCCGGCTGACCAATGAATGCTATTCGCTTGTGCTTGATCTTCTCGTTCTGGAATGCTTCCAGCATTCCGACACGATCAAGACCTTCAATACTACTGGCCCATCCTCGACCGTCAACACGAATCCAATCCCAACCGACCTTGGTCACGGTATCGACGCAGATGTCGACTGATCCCGTGAATCCTCCGAACAGTACGATACGTCCGACATCGTCATGCTCATCGAGTAGTTCTTCGAGGGCATCGATCTTCGGACATCTCACAGTGTCGGTTGATCTCTGATACACGACCTGCTCACCAGTACCTTTACAGTTAGGGCAGGCGACATCCAACCACTGGAAGTAGTCTGGATGGTCTGACGGGTCAATGATCACTTCTTGCAGGACTGCCTCGTCCGTCATCTCGTGACCGTCGTACCAGCTTGGTAGTGAGTTAATTTCCCTTAGGAACTTGACAGTTTTCTCAGGACCAACATAGTTGGGCTGATTGATTGTACGCTTCCCATGACACACGCCGCATGTTTCCCGTCCGACTTCCTCTTCTGAGTATTGGAACCCATCGGACAACTGGCGTAGCATCGTGAGTGCTTTGATTGTACTTGGTGCCGTACGACTGATGATCTTTGCCGCCGCCATTGTCTTCTTGCGAGGTTTGCAATGGATGATTCGGTACTGCTTCGCAGGCAGGTCCAAGCAATCTTTCTTGAACTTGACGATGACGAGTCCCTTCATCCTCTTGTACATGTTCTCGACTTCATTGATGCCTGCTGGCTTGTATACGTGGTACGGTGATCCTTCCTGATCACGTTCCATCGCATATACTGCATCATGATATTCATGATCCTCGTATTCACCACAGACGGTGCATTTATTGGCGTCATCCAGCCACGTGACCAAGTGAGGATATGCTCCGCCTGTCACCGACTCTCGTTGGTGAATGACTGCGAGTCGATCCTTCAGCTTGGAAACGTGACCTTCCTTGAGGAAGCCTGGCATCGCAATTTCACACTGGCTATACCAGTCTGTAGGGGCCTTCGGAGCAGGCGAGCCAGACATCTCAATGACATACCCGTCGTCACCGTGTTCTTCACGGACTGCATCCGCAAGATACTGGGCGGCGATACTTCGCTTTGTGACGGGGTTCTTTACTCGTGAAGACTCGTCAAAGACGATGCCTTCGTAGACTGGGCGACCATCCCATTCTTCATTGTGTTTCTGAAGTGATGAGTACGTGCAGAATGTTGGCATGATGGGTGAGTCCCATTTCCGGAACTCCATCTCAACACTCGTCAACGCTGATCTCGGACCGACGAACAACCAGTCACGTTTGCCTGACGCTTCCATCGCTTCGATAGCTGCGAGCGTCTTACCTGTCCCCATCTCTTCCGCCAGTAGGCAGTATTTCCGGGTCAGGATGTGACTGACTGTCTCGGCTTGGTGCCGATACAGGTGTCGTGTTTGGTGGTCACCGATCTTGTATCGGTATCGACCGCCATCATCAGCTTCACCGAATGCTTCCCAAGGGATCAGAGGCTCATCGTACGGGGCGTATGGATTGAACCCTGCGAGGTACAAGATTTGGAACCAATTGTGTGGGCAGTGCTTCACACTCCACTGCTTGATGGCCGGTGTCTCATAACCGTGCCACTTGTAACCGACGAATGAAGTCTTGATTTCCGCCATGATTGGGCGGGAGAATGGGAACTTCAACCACAGGCGTTGACCTTTACGTGTGATTGTTATCGGTTTCTTGAATTTGCCTACAATCCATTTGAAGGCAAGTTCTTGGCCTTCCTGCCAAGAAGCGAGCTGCCACGGTTTCATGTTACCTCTCGATGAGTCTGATTGTTTGATCGGGCATTGTCTTCTTCTGATACCTCGACCATAGTTTCGCTAAGCCTTCGCCTTCGAACTTGACAAGGATTACATCAAACATTAGACGTGTTTGATACGGTGATTGATCAGAGCAGCAATTGATCACAGAGGTTCGCCACTCTTCAAGGTTTCCTGATAAGACTGCCATGTCCATTCCACGCCCGGTTGAGGTGTACTCGATGGCTAGTGGTGTTCTCTGAATTAGGTCGACACGAGTGGATGGATCGCAAGCAATGAGGAATGTGTAGTGTAGGTGCCGGAGTAGATGCCCCGGATCTTCAAGGGTGTTAGCTATCGTTGCGTTTCCATTCTGTAGCTGAGCTAGCATCGTTAAGACCGATGATGGCTCGTGCTTGCCTCGACCTTGAGGTAATGTCAAGCTGTACCCGAGTGCTTGCTTTGCAGCTACAAGGTAGTTATCGACGTCGAAATCAGGACGTCCGATCAGGAATGCTTGAGGTGTCATTTCATCCTTATGTACCCTGTACGTGCATCGATCCACATAGCGAAGGCTTCCGCTTTGTCTTCGGAGTATCGATGACGTATCATGAATGACATGTTGTCTTCTGCGATAGTCAAGAACCAATTATTCGATGATGCTAATGACCAATGGCAGTCATCATTGTTGATCGTATAAGGGCGGAAGTTCGTGGTGAATGATCCTTCGATCATCGGGGATAGGAATAGTGCGAGTCTTTCCCGATTGATCGGGCTATTGGCTTTGGGTGTTTTGAATTCAACCATAGATGCAGAAAGGCCGCTGCCCCATTACAGGGCAGCGGCCTATGAATTAGCTTCGCGAGAAGTCGGAAATGATGTTTGGAGCGGCCGTGTCAAACCCCACTACATCAAGCATTCCGGCATCGTTCGGATCAGCAATGCTGAATCCGGTCGCTGTCATACCGACGACAACGAGCTTCGCAGGGATGCCCGTCTTCTGACGATATTGTTGGATTGCTTGGTGAGGTTTGATACTTCCGGCATACGTCTCACTGTCGGTGAGCACCATGAACGTGTCAACATCAATGTTGTTCTCCGACGCATAGATCATTGGAAGTGAACAGTCAGTACAACCGAAGGTCATATTTCGTGTTCGTGAAAGTACATCATCCAGTCTTGACTTGGCCCCGAACGTAACGTCACGGAACGTATCGGAGAAAGCCATCAACTGGAAGAACGGCTCGGTTCTTGCAGAAACCATTGCCATTGCGGCTGAGGCTTCTGCTGCACAGAGTGGGCTTCCTTGGATATCACCACCCCAACCTCCGTACATTGATCCAGACACATCGAGACCAATCAGCGTCCGCTTATTGGCTGGCTCGATCACTCCGAACGAAGCATAGAAGGCGTCGTCCAAGGCATCGGAAATCTGACTGACAGGTGTCCAAGACAGGCTGCCACGGATTCCCTTACCTTGAGAGTAAACCTTCATTGCGGTAAGAACAGCGAGCGGGTGTACCCGTCCCTGCCGCAGTTTCTCGACGTCGCGAAGATTGGCGATGACCTTCATCGCTGCGTTGCTCATCGGAGTGAGGAGACCATTGCTGGTCATCTTACCCAAGTTCCGGATCATCGCAGTGATTGGCATCTTCTCGACGAGAGCTTCCCACACCTGCACGTCACCCAACCATTCGGTTGGTACATGCTCTCGGACGAGGCCATATTCGGTAATGAGCCGAACCACTTCGCTGGCACTACCCGCTCGCTTTACTTCTTCGACGCCTTCAATCAGGCGGTTAGTCCCATCATGGGACTTCCCGGCTGCATACTTGATGACATCGGTTAGTTCGGCGTTCTCAGTGACTGGGTGTGCCAACCGGAGTACATCCCGGTGTGACCAGCCACCTCGTTGTTGGTACTTCGTAACTTGGTATGCCAGTCGATTGGCATCCTTGTCCGTGTACCACGCTCCGACTGCTCTACGCAGTCCACGTCCCCATCCTCGGAAGTTCTCGACAGCATCGACGAACTGGAAGAGGTGTGTACCGATACGACACACTCGGTTCAGATTCGCAAGTGCATACTTGCGAGTATTGTCATCGGCATAACCTGCGAGCATTGCCATCGCGAAGATGGCTGGGTCGTTCTTCGGTGCTCGTCCGGCCTGCGAAATCTCGCAGATGACATCAACTGTCTTACGTCCATCTTCGGAAGCACAGTCGTTGATGACTTGTGCATTGTCGATGGTTAGATCTCGCTCATTGGCGTAATAAGTCCCGCCGTCTGAGCCGAGGATCAGGAAGCGTTCCAGACGCTTCCACTTGTCGAGTTGGAAGACGAATCCACCTGCGTTGTTCACAACCTCATCAGGTTGTGACCGTTGGGTTTGAGGTGTTCGGCGGGTTGATACGTGCTTCGCGAGGTTTCCTGCTGGCATGGATATTCTCCTTATTCGGCCAGAGTGATAGTGACTTCTTTGATGGACCAGCCTTCCGCGACTAGGTCATCCCACCTCTCATCTCGAACTGCGAGATATGCTAGCAGTGCGGTTCTTGAAGATTGCTCTTGACATCTTAAAGTGCTGTCAATCAGTTGCCCGTTAGGGTTGACGGCTATGAATCGAATCATTGAAGACTCTCAAGAGATATTCGATGCAATATAGATCAGGGGCTGCCACTGCGAGCAGTGCTGCCTCCTGATCTTCTTCATCTGTTGCTCAGCGTACCGCTGAACTCATCTGGGATTTCATTCATAGAAAGTAAGGCATGTTAGAGAATGACGGGATTAACGTGGGAATCGAACCCATTACGTGGCCTCTCCACCGTCGCTAAGGTTTGGCAGCGATAACCATCAATCATCCGGCCCTACAAAGTGTCACCTTCATTCCCTGCACACATTCAGGTTTACGGTGACAGGCTTTCCGAGATGTGTGAAATCACGGTCGCCTTACGCACATGACCGCTCGGAGCGTTCAAGGATGTTCATCAGTGTTTCGATCTTGGCTTTCGCCTGACCCGGTTCACCATCGACAGTATCCTTGATCTCTCGAAGTTCTGCGATGATGGCTTCAACAGTAATACACTGCATCTCATGGTTCCTTTTGGAAATGGGGACCGATGCTTTCAAAGGGTTTCGCAGATATTGCTAACCTTAGCAAAGGCCAAGCGATCCTACGGGGAGTCGAACCCCGGCCAACTGGTAGACAACCAGTCATGCTACCATAACACCTTAGGACCGTGGCGGTAGTCGCACTATGTTTCAGATTGCGTGGCCATGCTTCGGAAATGGCACGACTACCTACTTCGATGTTGGTGCAGGAATCGAACCTGCTTCTTTGCTCCACGAATGATCATCCAGATCGTACGCTGCCCGCTCCCAGCGAGTTACCACCATCGAATTGTATTGGACGGCTTCTGTGGACTATTTGCTCAGGTATGGTGAGTCATAAGTCAGACAGAAGCCGTCAGTGGAACCGATTGGAATCGAACCAACGATAACTAATGCTCTCCGGCCTATTTGGCATGTTATGAGAATCAGGTGCCTACCAACAGGCAACGGTTCCAGAAGTAGCTGTACGAGTAGGACTCGAACCTACAGTCACCCGGTTAACAGCCGGACGCTTTACCATTAAGCTATCGTACAGTGTTGGGCCTTGCGACCCGTGGGCTTTTCGTAGGGTAACGATTATCGTCCGACCCGACAGGCGGGTATGTCATCGACAATCGAATTGGTGGTTGCCCACACCACGTTTAACCATAGTCATTCTTCAATCTACTTACCTCAGTTTGAATTTCGTAGATAACCGATCGCCTCCGGCTCGATGAATTTACGAGCATAACAGTTACGCACTGAATGGGATCGAATGGACCGAGGCGGGACTTGAACCCGCAACCTTCCGGTTGCAAACCGGATGCTCTCCCAGTTGAGCTACTCGCCCTTAATAGCAGGTGTGGGATTCGAACCCACGATCTCTTGGTTATGAGCCAAGTGAGATGACCCGACTTCTCCAACCTGCGATATAGAAGCGGGTGTAGGATTCGAACCTACGATCTTCAGAATCAAAACCTGACGAGATAAGCCAGACTACTCCAACCCGCCTTCAAGACCCGAGACCTCGGGATGCCAACGCTAGGATTCGAACCTAGACTACTCGATTTTAATTCGATAACGATCTTCCATCCGGCCCAGAAGGCATATGTCGGAGACCATGATTTAGCGTGCTTCCATTACACTACGTTGACAGGATGCGGATATAGTTGTGTTGACGGGACTAGCTTCCCAAAAGATAACCGTCATACATCGACCCGCAAGTGAAGAGAGTTGGATTCGAACCAACATACACGAGTTCCTTATTGATAATCCATAGACGCCGTCCCGCATGGCGGGAATGTTGATGTCATGGTCTACACTACTCGCGGCTAACCGTGTTGCCTACCTCTTCAAAGTTAGGGCATGTTGTTGTCGGTGGGATTCAGTAGCATCGATAACCCATCGACTCCGGCCCTGTATACGCTAGCGGCGACTTCCGTCGACCGCTTTCTCTTCCTCATCCGTCGTGCCTTCAGTCTTCGATGACGAAGGATTCTTGAACTTCTCCAGTTCAGCACGAACGCTTTCCCCATCAGGGATGTTCGTGAATGGTGTCGCACTTGACGATACCTTTGGAGCGTGCCACGCATACTTCTTCGTCTTGACCAAGTTAGCCTCGATGGAGGCTGCCTTTCCAAGCAGTGCTCGAAGCGGCTTCGCCTCACGGCGACTTGACTTCGATGACAGGAAGTAAGTGGCGTAGCCACTGATGTCCGGAATCCACAGGAGGAACTCGATGCCATACATGGCTCCCGAATCGGTTTCCTCAGACTCCGCTTGGATACGCTTGAACTCGTCGGATTCGTGATCGTAGTTACTGACTACTTCACCATCGGCGATCTGCATCGCCTTGAAACGCCAAGCAATTGGCAGACATTCGAGTGTCTTACCAAGGTCTTCGATGTCGTCCTTCGACTTCACGAGTCCGAATCGACCGAGGCCGATCTTCTCTTCGGTGACAGCATTGCTGTTTGCACCAAACAGTTGGACGCGAGGTAGGAAGGAAGACGAGGTAATCAGACTGTCGAAGTCCTCATCGGAAGTGGTCAATTCACCGCCCACCTGCAAGTCAGCAAGTGAGATCAGGGAGCCGCCATCGTCACCGAATACGGATGCGAACGGAGCTGCTGGAATAGTCTTCATGTTGTTACTCGATTCTCTGAGATGTGAATGTGGTCGGGTGGACCGGGCTACTTAGCATCGCCTTCGGTCTTCTCGGGCTTGACGAACTTGCCGTCCTTCATGCCGTTCGCAGCATCGAACTCGTCGAGTGCTTTCTTGATGGTAGCTTCGTCCGCTCCCTTTTCGAGCAGTTCTGATTCGACCTGAAGACGTGCTGCACGTGTCGCAGCTTGTGACGCCTTGTTCGATGCTCGCTGGGCTTTCGCCTTGTCCCGCTTCTCCTGAAGCTCTCGCTTCCGTGCGTCGTCCTTCTGCTTCGCGACGGCGACTGATGTCGGGTCTTGGTGCAGAACCCAGGCGACGCCCAGTGCGAATGCATCCATCGGGGTCTTGACGCCGTGCTCTTTGAGCAGGTGTGGTCCGACTTCCGGCTTCTCGAACTCTGTTCGAACTTCCTTCAACTTTCGCATATGGACCGGGGGAACGAATTCGCCCTTGGTCGCAGCCTTGCCCTCACGGCGGGCTTTGTCCAACGCCTTCTTACGCTCAGAGACAGTTGCGGTGAATTCCGCAGGTGTCATCGTGATCGCACGGTCAGCGAAGTCTGCCTGCTCTTCCGATGGCAGCTTCGAAAGTGCGAATGCGTTCGACAAGTTGATCTTGCCTTCATCGACCAACTTGGCGATGTTGTCGTCAATCTTTCGCAAATTCAAACGGTCGGTGATCCACGTCGTGGACTTGCCGAGTTGTTTCGCGAGTTGTGCCGACGTCAGCATTGGGTCTTGAGCGAGGATTCGCTGAAGCTGCTTCGAGTATTCGACAGGTCGCGTCTCGATGCGGTGAATGTTACCAATGATCTGTGCAACAAGGACATCAGCATCTTCCATGCTCGTAATGTGAGCAGGGATAGTTTCCTTACCAGCATCTTGAGATGCGGTGTAGCGGTGCAGCCCGTCAATCAGGCTGTAGAACTCTTCGTCAGTCTCCGGATCTTTCATCGCCCGGACGACGATTGGATTGAGAACGCCACGGGTCTTGATCGAGTCGACGATCTCCATGTAGTTCTCAGTGTTACGATTCACGTCTCGAAGGGCCACAGGATTCTCTCGAATCATCGACAGTGGGATTTCCTTCAGTTCAGACTTCGTAGTAGTAGCAGCAGCGTCACTCATGGTGAACAATACCTCAAACAGAATGTTGCAGTTGAGTCCGTTTTCGATGTGCAATCCGTTTGGGTAGGATGTTAATGCTTAATGTGTTGCCTCCTCATTTCGGTCCGATGTGTCATCGACTTTGAACAGTTGCATCGACATCGGGAGTCCCGATGTCGATGTACCTCACGCAACTCAACTATGGCATTTCGGGGTTGATTCACGATCGCCGGAAACATTCCGGCCTGTATTCTATACTAGAGTAAGTTGGCGGAATAATTGCATGAATTCCGGGAAAATGTCAGGGATTAAATAGATCGCGTGCGTGCGTGCGTAGCAAATGCCGTGCCAAACGCCGAACTTGACGTAAGTTGTTTGCAGTGAACGGCTTACGTCATTTACGTTACAAGTTTCCCCCTATACTCTCACTATGTTTCTATTCTCTCTGTACTTGCTTTTGTTCTGGGCTTTGGGTGAAAGTGGTAAACGTAAGTTGTAAGTCGTTGATATGATTGGACTTAGAGCAAGTGCAATTATTTCCTGTTGTTGCTCTAGTATAAAGTGTAAGGTCTAAGTTTACACTAAACCGACCGTTGAAATGGTCGGACCACATCCACATCGGGAAACCGGATGTCGATGTTACTACTTCTCGATGGGAGGGCTAATGGCAAAGGTGACCCGCACTGAGGCGGTCAAGAATCTGCTACTGGCGAAGACACATCCAGACTTGTCATCCATGTACTCACATGATATGGAATGTCAGGTAAATGTCGCACAGGATGGCGGCGAGCGTGTGGATGGTGAATTCAAAGGTAGACGCTGGCAGGCGTGGACGGATGGAATGCAAACATGGAAGTCCTTCCGAATCCCCTATAATGCAAACTCAGAACCGACATATGAAGACCGAGTCATTTCCTTTGATCTTGAGATGCATGCTTTAGCAATCGGGATGACAGGGTGGGATTGGGTCAACAGACAATCGCGTTGGGTCGGGTACGACTTCGACGCAATCATCGGGCACAGCGAGAAACACGAGAAGAAGCTCACAGACATCGAGCTTGGAGAAGTGCAACAGGCTGTTACCGATCTTAACTGGGTGACTGTGCGTAAGAGCACCGGCGGACGTGGCTTACATCTGTATGTCATGTTGCCCAATGTACCTACGCAGAATCACACAGAGCACGCGGCTCTCGCCCGTGCGATCCTGGGTAAGATGGCAGGACTCACAGGCTTCGACTTCACGTCCAAAGTGGATGTATGTGGTGGTAACATGTGGGTATGGCATCGGAAGATGGCTGACAATCCTGAGGGATTGAAACTCGTCAAAGCAGGCGGTGTGTTGGAGGATGTTCCCACGAACTGGGAAGATCACGTGACCGTTGTCAAAGGGAAGAGATCCCGACCTCAGCCAAAGTTCATAGCACTGTCTGGTGACACGAGTATCGAGGCTGCATTCGAGGATATCACATCTCGTAGATCGTCCATTAGTTTGGATGCTGGCCACGAGAAGTTGATACGCTGGCTTGAGAGTAGCAAGGCTATGTGGGCATGGGATCAGGATTCCAAGATGCTTACATGTCACACTCACGACCTATTAGTAGCTCACGAGGAACTTGGTTTCAAGGGAATCTACCAGACTGCATCGAAAGGCCGTGAGAAGGGCTTAGAGTGGAATGCCTTCGCGTTTCCTACTCGACACGGTGGGTGGGTCGTACGTCGATTCACACCCGGTGTCGCAGAGGCGGACACGTGGGAGCAGGATGGTCAAGGCTGGACTCGATGTTTCTACAATATCGATCCCGATCTCAAGACTGTATCTCGTGCAGGTGAGGGGGTTGAAGACGATAAGGGCGGATTCAACTTCATGGATGCCCAGACTGCGAACAAGGCGGCTGGGCAGTTGGGTGCGGACTTCGGACTCAAACCTAAGTATCACGGTCGTAAGACTCGGATGTCACTCCACAAGGATGGACGTCTGAAGGTCGAAATCGACAAAGACGATCGTGACGACGGCGGCGAGATGAAGGGTTGGCTCCCGAACAAGAAGACTTGGATGAAGTTCTTCACAATTAAGTCTACCAAGGCGGTGGAAACGGAAGTCGCGAATTACGACGACCAAATCCGTCACCTTGTAACAGGTGCCAATGGCGAAGACTATATGACAGGTTGGTCGCTGCAAGGCGATTCGGTCTGGCGTATGAAGAAGAAGGACGACGTGAAGGTGTACCTGCGAGGGTCACATGATCGTAAGGGTAGGGAAGTTGACCAGATTCTAGGTGCGGCCATCGCAAAGCCGTGGACAGTAGTCTGCCGACCTTTTCAACCTGAGTTCATCGGGGATCGGATGTGGAATCGGAATGCCGCACAGTTGCGGTTCCGACCCTCGGACATTTCCTCCAATCTTCAATATCCCACATGGATGAAGATACTTGAGCATATCGGCTCAGGGCTCGATGAGGCGGTGAGCAAGCACAAGTGGTGTCAGAGTAATGGCATTCTCACTGGTGCGGATTACTTGAAGTGCTGGCTGGCGTCCTTGTTACAGGAACCGGAGCAGCCGTTGCCTTATCTGTTTCTGTATTCACAGGAGCAGGGCACGGGTAAGTCGATCCTACACGAAGCGGTGTCATTGTTGATGACTCGAGGTGTGGCTAGGGCTGATGCTGCTCTGATCAACCAACAGGGCTTCAACGGTGAACTAGAAGGCTCAGTGTTGTGTGTCATCGAGGAAACGGACCTGCGTACTAACCGTCAGGCTCAGCAGCGTATTAAGGACTGGGTTACATCTCCGACGATGCAAGTGCATCAGAAGGGTATGACACCATACACGGTCACGAATACGTGTCACTTCATCCAATGTGCCAATCAGGTTGAGTTCTGCCCGATCATCAGCGAGGACACTCGTATTACGATGGTTGAGGTACCGACTCTCAATCCCGGACAGATGATTCCAAAGAAAGACATGCTGCCTCAACTCGAACGAGAGGCTCCTGACTTCCTATGTGAATTGTTGAATCTTGAGATTCCGCCTCCTGCGGATCGATTGAATGTTCCTGTTATCGAGACCGAGATCAAGACTGCTGCGGCGATTGCCAACGAGTCCTTCTTGGAGGTCTTCATCCGGGAACACTGTTTCCACGTCACTGGTCAAATGATCAAGTGGAGTGAGTTCTATGAGAGGTTTGCTGCTTGGCTCGATCCTGCCTATCAGACTGATTGGGGTAAGATCAAGACAGGCCGTCGGCTTCCGAAACAACATCCCAAAGGTAGAGTAGCGGCTCGTTCATCTCAATGGTATGTCGGCAACATTAGCTGGGAGCCACTGAGTCCGGATGCAGACGTGTCTGTACCTCTTATCAAAGTAGAGGACAATCTTGTCCCGAAGGTGGGTTAATGTCTGCTGCATTTCTGGATATGGATGGCACCCTAGTTGACTTCTGTGGTGCTGTCATGCGTCATTTCGAGTACGAAGGGGAATGGACTCCCGGTGAGACTGATATCTGTGAGGTTGTCGGTGTCACACAGGAAGATATGGAACAGGAGTTGTTCCGAGATGCTTCGTTCTGGTACAATCTTGAGCTATTGCCTTGGGCAAATCAGCTTATCGAGTACGTGGACGATCACTTCGACGACTGGTACATTCTAACGAAACCATCTACATACGAAGAATCATTCGCAGGTAAAGTGGCTTGGCTTCATCACCACCAAATCGACATCAGGAAGCGTTCGATTATGACGGCTCAGAAACATCTGATAGCCGCAGCCGGTCGAGTGTTGATTGATGACACTGACAAGATGGTTGATAACTTCCGCTCAGCGGGAGGTAAGGCCGTACTAGTACCTCAACCTTGGAATACTGATGCTGGCTTCTCGGGCGATAAGTTCGAGTACATTATCGCTCAGTTGGGACAACTTGCATGAGAGTAATTGCCTTCGGGCATCGCAAACGTACGGGCAAAGACACTGCCTGTAAGTTTCTGACCAGCTTTTTAAGAACAAAGGGATCTAAGTATCAGATCAACAAGGGTTCCTTTGCTTACGAATTGAAGCTCATCTGCCACCAGCTTTATGGATGGGATGGCCTTCGCGAACCGGAGTTCTACGAACTACCTGGCAATGAGGATCGACGGGAGGATATGCTTCCGACCATCGGTAAGACAGTTCGAGAGGTTTGGATCGAGATGGGTACGTCTGTTGGACGTCACATCTACGAGAGCACCTGGGTCGATATCCTGTTCAGCAAGATGAAGGCTGCGGGTGCTGAGCTTCTACTGATCTCAGACCTGCGTTTTCCGAACGAGGCTCAACGAGTCACAGAGCTTGGCGGTATGCTTGTCAAGATCGAACGTCCGGAAATTCCCGATACTGATGATGTCGCAGACAATGCTCTCGTCGGTTTCGACGGGTGGGATGCGGTCATCACTAACACCGACATGGATGGCTTCTATGCGGATGTCACCAGTCTCATTGAACGGTTCAACATATGAAATACAACATCTTCATGAACATCAAAGGTCCAGGTGGTGAATCTCAGGACATCCCTAACAACACAAACCCGGTCGAAGCCGATGACCTGGCCGCGTGCTTGCACAACTTGGCAGACAATCTGCCTAAGCAAGCAGTTGGTATCGACGTCGAAGTAACCGGGGTTAGGGTAGTCAAGGTTGATTAGATACTGTCTCGGCTTCGCCTTTACGCCTAACTTCCAGAATGTCGTTCTACTTACTAAAGCTCGTCCAGATTGGCAGGCTGGTAAGTTGAACGGCGTCGGAGGTAAGGTGGAAGACGATGAGACTCACGGCTCAGCAATGAACCGTGAGTGGTTTGAAGAGACTGGCGTACCGTTGACATCCCCTTGGACACGTGTCGTGAAGATGCACGACTCTGAATGGGTAGTTGATGTGTTCACCACTCATATATTGAACGAAGCTGCTTTGCAAGCCGTTCACAATACTAAGGAGCGGGACGAGCCGGTATCTATTCATCGGGTCAATAACCTCCCGTCTCATTCTCTGGATAATCTGCACTGGTTAATATCCATGTGCATTCATCCGCCTCAAGGATACAACATACAGAACTATGACACATAAGATTGGCTGCGTGGCTTTATGCCCTTACACGCCTGCGGGCATGTATTCATCGGAAGGCTTCATCTCAATCGAATGTGCTAAAGGGCGAGGAATCATCCTACCCGGCGGCAAATGGGAGGAAGGTGAGACTTTCAAAGAGACAGCTCTTCGAGAGCTTAAGGAAGAGACAGGGATCATCGGTAGTCATGCTGAATTCCTCTGTTCAGGGATGTACCATGACGGGGCCTTCGTCAACACCTTCATTGTCACTGGTTTGAGTGATGTTAAGATCGGACGGAAGACTCCTGAAGGTCGAACTCATATAGCATACTGGCATGATCTGTTTACCAGTGACTTTGGCGGTTCCTACGAAATCATGAAGGACTGCTACGAACGCTGGTGTGACTTATCAGAAGTAATGGAGGGTCTCGATGAGTAAGAAGGAAGATGCTCAGCATCTCGAAGCAATGTTCGCATTTCTTGATTCCGATCACGGTTCCCGTGCTGCTGGTGAGTATATCCATCCTCCTTTGAATTACATGGGTAACAAGTGTGGTCAACTGGATTGGATACTACCACTACTACCTTGGCATGAGACGTATGTCGAAGTGTTCGGTGGTAGCGGTGCGGTCTTGCTTTCCAAAGCAGCATCGAAATTGGAAGTATTTAACGATCGGTTCTCAGGGACTGTTGCGTTGTACCAATGCATCCAAGACGATGAACTGTTGAGGCAGTTGACCGAAAAGGTCCAACTGTTACCACACTCACGTGAATACTTTGCGTGGTGTCGGGACACTTGGGAAACTGAAGATGATGTAGTGATGAGGGCACTCAAGTATTACTACTTGGTGCAGGCGTCATTCGCTGGCCGTGCTGAAATGTTCGGGCGAGTTGTGAACAATCACAACAACATCCCTAACAAGCTCCGAGTCGGCCTGCCATTATTCCCTGCGGTCCATCGCAGACTGCAAGGCGTTCAGATCGAGAACCTCGACTGGCAGCAATGTGTTGAAGATTTCGACGGTCCGGATGTTCTGTTCTATCTCGATCCACCCTACTACGGGCGGGACGTGTATGGGACAGGCTTCACCAAGAAGGATCACATTGAAATGTGTGAGAGGATCTTCTCAACCGAAGGGGCAGTAGTCCTATCAGGTTACGAGAATCCTATCTACGATCAGTTCCCTTGGGATGGCGTTCACATGAATGATCAAGTCGACAATCGAGTCACGGCTCGTGCGTTCGACAAGAACAACAACATGGAAGACCGTCAAGGTACAATGGAGCGTGGTGTTCGGAAAGAGTTCCTTTGGATCAAGGAGGCTTACGAGTGAGTACGGCGAGACCAGCTAAGGAATTGCATGATCTTCGACGGTCAGGAGATAACACTGCAACATGGCAGGTATGAAGCTGCTAACTGAGAAGTGGGATCGACGATTCCTAAAGATGGCTAAGTTGGTTTCGACTTGGTCTAAAGACCCTAGCACTCAAACGGGTGCTGTATTTGTGCGACCTGATCGTTCAGTGATCTCTGTTGGATACAACGGCTTTGCGGCGGGAGTGGAAGACACGGATGAGCGTTATCAAGACCGGTCAATCAAGTATGAGATGGTCATTCACTGCGAAGAGAATGCACTGATCTCGGCTCAAGGGAGTGTGGCAGGTTCCTGCCTATACACTCATCCGTTTATGTCGTGTTCACGATGTGCGGCCAAGATGATTCAGGCTGGTGTGGAGAGGTGCGTGGCACCTGAGCCTTCGAAAGATGCGATGAGCCGTTGGGCTGATGCATTCAAGATGGCCACCGACCAGTTTGATGAGGCGGGTGTTGAACTTGTCTTGTACAAACCTCAGATGTGGATAGATCCACCCGACGGCTGGAAGTATGGATTCCCTAAGCTGATGATTTCAGGCTTGACGGTTCGTGAGTTCCTGATGACGACGGACTATCCAGAGGAGGATATCGAACTGGCAGAGCAGTACTCACAGTTCTGGGAGGATTAACCTATCAAACATCTGAATGGAAATGTCATTGGGGTCATCGATACTGAGACCACTGGTTTCACTCCTGGCTTCAATGACGTTATCGAAGTATGCGTGCTTATTCTGGGTCCGGATTTGAAACCGGCTCAGAACATCATGCCATTTTCGATGGAACTTCAACCTCGTAGGCTGGATAACATCGATTTAGAAGCCTTGAGGATTCAAGGCAAGACTCTGGACAAGGTAGTTCGGGAGAAGCTATGCGAGGATCGTAAACGTGTGGTTCGGATCGCGACAAATGGTTGCGATGCAGACCGTGCGGCAGACTTGTTCAGTGATTGGTTTGATCAACTCAAACTGGCACCGTTCAAGAAGATCATGCCCGTCGCTTGTAATTGGGCGTATGACAGACCCTTCATGATTGATTGGCTCGGTGCCGAAGGTTTCCACCATTACTTCCATCCTCAGTATCGCGATGTAATGTCGATGGCACTGTATGAGAATGATGTGGCAGATTGGCGATCCGAACCTTTCGAGTACCCGAAGTGTAACCTGCAATACCTATGCACCACACTTGGGATTGAACGTACAAGGGCTCACACGGCGTTGGATGATGTCGTGGCAACAGCAGAAGTCTACAGGAGGTTGATCAAGCGTTCCCGAATACGCGATACTCCAATTTAAGGTGATTAGATGGCTAAGCTCACACCTGAGCAAGTTCAAGAAGCAGTAGATGCCTACGAGCAGTACGGGTCTTACGCAAAAGCAGGACAAGCATTAGGCTTATCCGCTAGTACCGTAAGAGGTCGAGTTCAACGTGCATCTGACTTTGACGTAAGTCCTGAAGAGGGTCTTGTCAAGGAGGAAGGCAGCGGTGAGGACGAGAAGACTCTCACTGTCAACTCACGAGTCAAGACTCTTGAAGTCGCACTCAAGATCGCTGAAGTCGATCTGGAAGTGTGGGAAGTCGAACGCTACATCATCAACAAATGGGACATGGGTTATGTCCCTAAAGGTGCAGAGTCGGCAGAGGTTCAGGATCTATGGCAAGTCAAGATCTGGCTCAAGAAGCGTGAAGTTGATCACGTCGAGCACGCAGTCGAGTCATTATTCGATCGCATCGGAACTTGGACACCCATACCTGAACCGACATTCATGCCAATCACAAGTGAACGTCACTTGTTAGAGGTGTCACTGTTTGATGCCCACTTCGGTAAGTTGGCATGGGGTCCGGAGACCGGCACTGACTATGACATGGAACTCGCGTCCTTGTTGTATGCCAACGCCATACGCGATCTGTTGGATCTGACATCAGGATACAGTATCGAACAGATACTATTCCCAATCGGCAACGACTTCTTCCACGTGAACAGTTGGAAGAACACGACGGTCAACGACACTCCGCAGGATGTGGACAGTCGTATGGCGAAGATATTCGATGCAGGTTGTCAAGCTGTGATTCGAGCGATCGAAGCGTGCATTGCTGTGGCACCTGTCAACGTCCTCTGGGTTCCGGGTAACCACGACCCTGAGACGTCATACTACATGGCGAAGATCGTAGATGCTTGGTATCGAAATGTGAATGCTGTCCGTGTCAACTCCACACCGATGATGCGTAAGTATGTCGCATACGGAGCATCGCTGATCGGGTTCACACACGGCAACGAAGAGAAGCATGCCGACTTGCCACTGATCATGGCTCGCGAGAGACCTGAGCAGTTCGCTAAGGCGTCATCGTTGTACTGGCATCTCGGGCACTTCCACAAGAAGAAGGAGACTCGGCACAACGCCGGTGATACCTTCAACGGGGTCAGGGTGCAGATCCTACCATCGTTGAGTGGTACAGATGCGTGGCACTACAAGAAAGGCTACGTGAAAGGTAATCGCTGTGCGGAAGCATGGCTGTGGAACTTTGACAGAGGGTATGTCGGCACGTTCAATGCCGATGCCCGTAAATGACAAATGCCCCGTACCGGCAAGTGCCAGTACGGGGCTTTCTTTATGCTTCGAGTTCGACCGGGGAGGTCAGGCAACTGAATTCAGAAACCATCTGCGGAGTCGTCGCAGCAGGGGGCATGTTCCACTTGAATCCTGCATGGATGAGTGAACGGCTCGCTAGTTCCGAGCAGTGGTACTTGTCACCATTGGTGTCGGCTCCTTTCCGGAACACCCTCTTACGAATCCAACGGGCCACACTCGACCCGGCGATTAGGAATTGGAATAGGCTCGGGTAAGCCTTGGTCCAGTTCTTCAACGCTTCTTGAGCGACGACTGTACCGTCGATCCCGTGCACAGCCTGCCAGTACACCCTACCGCCCGGCTTCCAGTATTCCTTCAGCACTTCGCTGAGCGGGTTAAGCCGGATGCCCTTGAAGATGTGAGCTTCAAGGATGCAGAGTCGATCATCCCCATTTAGTTGAATCCAGATTGCGATTCCTGTGTGCGTGAATTGATCCTCCTTCCAATCCCCACGCCAGAACCAGTTCTTCAAACCTCCCCACTTCCGTATGATGTTGGAGTAGATGGCTGTCCCTTGACAAGAGAGGATGTCCCCTGTCTGTATTTGTAGCCTTACGTCTTCATACCTCATACATTGTACCTCGTCTTGAGATCTGATGCCAAGTCACTTACATCGAGTGAACTTGCAGAGGATATTTCCCCTTTATACAAGATATTCTTACTGGCTGCAGCCAATCGTTCACATGAAGCCCGAACTGCTGCCAGATCGGTTGAGAAGACGTTAACAGGCCTGACAGTTTCCAGTGAGCCTATTAGTAGTTGGCTACCATGATGTTCCCAGTATTTCAGATCAAGCGCATCTGAATTCGAGTACACAGTAGGAAATGTATCTGGAATAGACAGACCTCCAACCTGACCGGCAAATCCTTTAGGGTCTGTGTCGAAACCTAGATAGGCTGAGTATGTTCGCTCACCTAGCTTAGGCGGACCAACGTCTAGATACATGAAGATCCGAAGATCGGAGTACTTTGACATCTCATTGATGATTGAAAGTATGAGAGCCTCATAAGCAATCATCTCAGCGTCACGATCAGGATGATTTGGGATTAGTGTGAACAACCCTGTGCGAACCCACACGATTGTAACCGGCATTGTTGACGCTATCGATGTATCGTAATCACCGGTAGTCATCGAATCTGCGATAATCTCGAATGATCCTGAGTCATATTCTAGAGGACCGTAACTCCCACTAAAGGCGTAGTCAATCCCTCCGAACATTAGATAGCTAGGAAACTCCGCATAGTACAGGTTAACAATTGCTTGTGAGCCTATTTGATCTTCAAGATCACTAGCGACATCGACATAATCAAGATATCTCTCCCATCGATCTTCTTCACTCTCATTAAGGGCTCGTTGGTTGTAAGGCCCGCCTACTTGAGGGTCATCAGTCACAATTCCACTGTGATAGTAGTCGTAGCCTAGACCGACGTTCCTGAAGTATTTAGAGAACACAGGACCGTTCTCAACCTGATCTAGAGCAGACAATATGAACAAGACTCTTGGCTGTTCATTCATCGGATTGAAAGCGTAACACCTGTCCAAGTAAGATATGGTCGACAGTGTTATTCTATAACGAGTACCTTCGATGCCAATGAGTTCACTTTCCGTTACAGGTGAAAGCCTATCGACATGCCATGAATTAGAATCCAGTAATTCCACTGTCAACCATTCACCTAAGATAAAGTGATTGTTTATGGCATCGACAACAGTGGACATCGGGGTTGATGGGGCATAGCTAACATCTATGGTTGGAGTCCACGCATCCCCTATAAGCAAGCCTGAATTCAATACGTCGATATTTACACCTACGTAGGAGTTTGAGACGTTGAAATGAATGGTGCGTTTAACATCGTGATTCGTTCGAAATGATAGTATGTTCCCATACAAATCGGCTCGACTATACGTCCCTCTAGACACTTCACCTAAGATTGTGACAGTCTTTGCCGGATCATTAGCCGGATCGTCTGACAGATTCTTAGGAGGTAATCCATATACCTCTTCATGGAACAGTGGCCTGTTGAAGGCATACTTCTTGTGCGGCCCTTCAACCAATGTCGGTAAACTTAAAGCCATACTGGCACCTGCATTTCATAATCACCCGTGCTTGTGTTGTAATTGACGTTCACTTTAGTTCCGTTTGGAATGATACAATCTTGGCGAATCTGCATCTGACGGACTAACACTGAAGTACCATCTTCCCGCCTTACGCGGTAGTATTTGGGATCAGCCACTTTCGCGTCAATCACAGAATCTACCGAAGACACCCCATCGCTGACATTGTTGTCGGCGTCTTTATCCCCAGAGATATTACCTTGTAATCGGGACTTGACTTCGTCCGCACCTTCAGTTTGTGCGTGACCTTCAACAGTCCCGATGAAGGAAGGATATTTCTCAGGAGTCTCCCTAGGGGTTGTTGAACCTCGGCCTTGGGGTTTAGGAGGTGAACCTAGGTATTCAGCAGGCTCCGTAGTCTCCACCTCCCGGAAGATATCGTTACCGCCCGTGTTCGACGTTGTCAAACCTTGGAAGGTCACATTAGTTGGGAGAGCCAATGCCGAATCAAAGATCGAACCTGTATCAAGGTTCGCAGAATCGTCGATCCGTACAGCACCATAATCACGAGGACGATTGCTATCCGTAAAAGGCTCAATAGGCAGCCCTGGAGTAATGTTGAACTGTGAGTCTTGTCGGATGTAGAAGTGGAACGGATCTCCCGCATATCCTGCCGCCTGATCATTGATGATCGGATAGATGGTTTCGATGTCGGCTGGCCAGTAATGCTCGAACGTCGTTGTCTCACCTAAACGAACGGGCAAGTCAACGCGAAGAGTAATGGACTGGTCAGAGGAATCGTACGTGATCTTGTCAACGAGTGCAATGACAGGTTCAGTAGCGAAGTAGTCACTTGTCAGGTTTATTGTGATGGCATCGCCGGTTTGAAGGTCAAGGTTAGTGAGGAATGTCTTGAATGTCAGACGCTTCCACACATTAGCCTTTCTCATGGACCAGAAGGTTGCGGCGTGCTGTACTAAGTCCTGATTATTGTAGATGTTGAAAGGATACGACTCTTCCTGAACGCCGTACTTCCGAATGTTGAAGCGGACGATCTCTTGATTGTCTACTTGCTGCTCATAGTGTGGTTTCCACTGAGCTATGAACTTCGTGACAATATCCTCGGTTTCCACTGTCTCGACGACGAGCGTTTGGAACTCGATGTCTGTCTCATTGAAAGTCCGAATTGGAACCGGTAGCTTCGGCAGATATACCATCGTTGCTACCTTGTTGACTATCCGGACTTCGCAGCGAGCCTGAAAGGCTATGGATCTTACGAGGTCCAGTACATCCGGACGATCCAATACTGCGAAGTTGACAGGGAAGGCTGCCACTTGACCGTGAACAGTATCGAAGGATGTTTCGTCAATGGTGACATCGCTGTAGGTCGTTAATAGGTGTCGAATAACATCGACAACGTTCTGACCAACACTAGATGATAGTGTAACGAATATGTCATCGCCCTCCCAACCTTCATCGACGTACTCAGATAGAGGACGCTTAAATGAGATGGTAGTGGCATTGAGAGGGGTAGTAGTTTCATCAGCCAGTAGTATTTCACCGAAGCTCTCAGGTGATGTTACATCGTAGTAACTTGAAGGTACAGGGAACAGTTGTCTGACACCTTCAACGCCTCGGTAGGCGTATACGGTCTTGACTTCTGACTCAAGGATGTTAGCGACGAACTTCTCTTGGAAGTTGGAATTGTCCTTAATCGATGATCCCGGTTGAGCGATCCAATGTCCGGTGTTTGGTAAGTAGTAGATCGGATTGTAGAATCCACCAGTTGAGCCGTCGTAACCGAAGTACGGGTTCGCAGCATAACCAGTGTATGCTGTCATCCAATCAGGAAGAATGATCGGAGCTACTTCTACGATATTCTCAATTTGATCAGCGGTCAAGTAGTAGAGTTCAAGATCGATCTCGGCTTCCAGAGGAGTACCACGGCGTTCCGTTTCTACTGCATCTAGATTCACCAATCGTAAGAGTGTCTCAAACTCCTGCTGTGAAATCAAAGCGTTAGCTTCTTGAAGTACATTCTCTGGGATGCGGCTATTACTCACAAGTGAGTTGTAGTGTCGCATATTTCGGAAGATAGCATCTCGAAGAGTTCTGAATACTTCTTCGTCTTCAGATTGCTCTGCTAGTTCTGACAATCCCTCGATCTTCTTCTTAAGTTCACGGATGCCTTCCCCATCATCACCTTGCAATACTGAAGATTCAAGGATTTGCTGACGTTCTCCTGAAGTCTTCTCACTTGCATCGTTAAGCAATCCCCAAGTAAACGGGTCGAGATCTTTCAACCTATTCAAGTCCGGGAGATTACTGTTAGAGCGACGATTATCAATTCGTTTCAATGACACAGGGTCGACGTAGCACGTCTGACCAATCTGCTCACGTACTTGAAAGATTCGACTATCATCTGTCAGGCAATACATACCTTCCAGATTGATGGTTGTGTCAGAGATTATGAAAGAGTCACGATTCGGGCGGTCAGCGATCTCGACGTTTGTGTAGTTTGGTAGGATCTTAGAGACTGTGAACTCATTACCAGATAACACACCTGACATCCGCACACCATTGACAATCAAATCAAGAGTGCCTTGTTCGAATCTTTCAGAATTGACCATTGTGAAACTGCCCACAGTAGATGAATTCGCAGAATCGATGATGGTGGTTATGATGTTGTATTCTTCAATCAGGGTACGATATTCACCTATCAACCGTTCAAGGTATTGACGCATCCGACCTACAAGGTTATACTCGTATTCTGCAACATCCACATCAACTTCAATGAAAGCCTTACTGATAATAACATCAGTAAGGCTTTCAAGGATAGCTGCTAGTTGTGCTTTCAGAGCATCACGTCGATTTTCCTCAGATGCGATCTGATCTCCAATAGCGTCCGAGACTTCCTGAGTCAACGCTTCTTGTTGAAGTTGCTTGAGGTCATCGATTACGGATTCAATGTCCCTGATCTCGGTCAGTAAGTCTTCACGCTGCTGTTTCAATGTATCTTCATTGACAATAACTGAAGTGTAATTGGCGATGACTTCTTGAGGTTGAATCCCAAACAGGTCTTCAGATTGTATCAGACTTAGAATATATACCCAGTTGTTGGCGATGTCGTTGAGCCTGCCCAGGATGACGATCTGCTTCACTGAAAGTGCAGGATCGGGGATCATGAAGTAAGTGGCATTCGAACCGACTGCCACTTCCTCGATCTTAGTACCCGGCACGTGTACTGGCTTGCCAAAGCACAAAGGCCACGGCTTACCAATTGCAAATGGGTCTACGGTATCAGGCAATTGACCTGACTCTGGAGAGAACCCGACTTCGTTACTGATCAACTGGTTCGCGATTTCAAAACCGAAGGTTCGGTCTGCCTCGTTCCATCGGATAGGTGTAAGGACTTCACCTTCCAACAATAGGAACATGTCTTCCTTAGCTAATCCCTCGTACGCTTGATAGACGCGGCAAGGTCGCTTGTGCAGGTCGATACTGTTGAAGAGTTCCAAGAAGCTACCATCAGTATCGACGATCTCAACAGCGATCTGACTAGATGTACCTCCTGTTTCCAAACGGATGACTTCGTCCAATGAACTGATGGTCTTGATTCGACCGTCGGCCCAGTCAAGATCCTTATCAGCGTAGAATGTCGATGTGTCATTCCAGACTACTTCGATCACACTGACTGGTTCCGTGCCGAGCTTCTTGAGAATCTCAGCCTGTGCTGTGCTGTTCAATTCTCTCATTGCTTGGTCCCTTCGAATACGATCTGAAACTGACAATGCTCACCACGCCCGACAGGCGTGATCTCAATACCTTCAATGAACTTACCGACATAGACGTCACCGTTGTGAGTCGTCAGCCTAATTTCCTCGGCAGCGTATAGTCGGTAGAAGTCTTCGATTTCCAGTGCCTTCTGTCTTGTGACATTCTCGAATGACAACTCTAACCGCTCATCACCTGTTGTCTTAACAGTAGTGTAGACCGTGCCGTTCATAGCACGCTTCAAGCTGACAGATGCAGACAAACCACGAGCGTCCCCGAACTCTGGGTTCTTTAGGAACGTCGTGGTTTCTGGTAGTCTGGCAGGTGCTTGCAATATCACCATGCAATGAGTTCTCCCTCAACATCCAGCCCAAACACCACCAGATTAGTGTGTTGTTGAGAGACTGGAGTATTCGGATTTGTGATAACACTCTTCCATAGACGACCTTCGTAATCTGTGATCTGGATTTCTTGACCAAGACTTTCTTTAAGGAAGTCTAGGATCGATTGAATCGAAGGATCACGACATCCAAGATTGAATTGATACGAGTGTTTGAAGTACGACGGCCACTGCGGATCACGGAATACTGTCACCTTCCCGTTTCGTAGACGGACTATTGACGTTGATTCTTCAAGAACCGTAGCGTTACCGAATTCAGGATTCGACAGAGTCAGAGTTGTGGTTGGGCTTCCGTAAGGATATCCGAACACAGTGTTCTGAATAGGTACAACATCCGGACACGCAATGCCTGAGCTAGTGACACGGAATCGAGAACCTTTCAGAGTTGCATCTGACAGAGTCGTTGAAATTGGTGAGTAATACTTGGTCGGACAAGCACCATCCGGAACCGGACGTGTGGCTTGTACTGACTGTTCAAACACCACTGTCGAGGTTAGAGCATCGCTAGTCTCAGTGCTGAATTCCACAAGTTGTGTGAACTCAAGATCACTGACAAATCCTCGCCCATGTTCAAACTGAGCATTCTGCGTGAACTCGAACTCATTACCCGCGACTGCTAAGGCATCAATCCCTGCTGTTAAAGATTGACTAACCATTGGCGTAGTCTGAGTGACTACGGCTTGAGAGTATGATGCCCCTATAAGAGATTGAGTATATCCACCCGATGTGGTCTGGCCAATGTCACCAACTACATCATCTTCACTAATTAAGGCTTGTGTAATAGGTGGTGTTGTTTGGACAATATCACCTAACCTATCAGAGCCTCCAGTCAAAGATTGGACTACTGATGGGGTGATGATATCAATAACATTAGCACCAGCATTTGCTTGCTGAGTTGCTGGCGGAGTTGTCTGAGATATATCACCTTCGACAATTACTTCACCTGTTAAGGTTTGAACTGTCGATGGTGTTGTTTGGGAAATATCACCAGTAGGTTCAACTACCCCACCGGCGATAGCTATTGTGAACGCTTTGTAGTTGAATTCGCCTGTCGAACCTGAGCTAAAAGGTGTAAATGTTCTCTCACTAGCAATACCAGTATCCGGCCCTGGTGCAGCGTACAAGAACATATTACCTACATTACCATTCCCTGAGTTAGTCTTATCTCGAAACAGTTGGACACCTGAATCATTGACATTACCCACTCCATCAGGGCCTAGGTCATCAACCAGCAAACCTCTCATTATGAGGGCACGACCTGTTGTAGTGATTGCTGGTGAAGGAATGTCAGTTCGAGTCAATACCGTTGGGTTGAACACAGACGCATCGATAGGATCTGTCGTATTAATCCCTGATATCCTGAACAATGATCCTACACTGAAACTACCTACACTATTAGCAGTAACAGTGTAGCTTGCAGGCTCTGAAGCCCCAGCAACCTTGTACGCGAGGTAATAACTGAAACCATCAACATCACCTGATCCGATTGTTGTGAATCCTGAAACAGACAACGCCGTCTCTGAATCAACATCAATACCTGCGATCAGTAGCAGATCATTCTCGACTGTACCCGTAGGTTTATCGACAGTGAAGCTTGATGCTGCTAATTCCTCGAAATCCGTCTGAGATTCGACAACAGGGACAGGAACTGTGACACGCGACTGATTTGGCCCATATATTGCTAACGTAGCAGTGTCAGTACCATCCGCAATACTAGCAGTCCAGCCTTGAGCCGGGACTGCTGTCCCTGAAACATAAGCAACATCATCGTAACCAGCGATCATAGATACACTGATTCCTGATGTATTGAGGTTGGCAATCTCTGTGACGCCTGAGTCTGCCACTATAGAATCATCAAAGGCTTCGATCAATCCTCTACGGAAGATTAGACAATCACCATCAGCAGTCAATGCTGGCGTATCGAGGTCCGATGTGTTGTTAGCAGTAACATCAGTATACCTTCGAACTTCTCCAATAGGTGCGTTTTGATCGACATTCGAAAATCGACTCAGACTTACCATCCCTACTTTAGAAACTGTCCCAGTTATGGTATAATCAGTGGGCTCAGAAGCTGTTGCTAACTTCCACGCAGTAAACCGGTTCCTTTCAGAATCGTACCTGTCATCAATTGCAACATTGAAGCCAGATGGTATTGTGACATCACTAGAAAGGTTCTGTAGGAGATCGTTATCAGTAAATGTCAAGATGAGTAGATCACCTTCAACAGTACCTGATGGTTTTGTAATTACGTAAGATGTGCCTGATGTTGGCCCTGATGTTGTTGCTGATTCGAATACTGGGAAGTAACCGACTTGCCCTGATGCTGCTGATGTTACACTCGGGGTAGTTTGAGAAGCATCGGATTCACGAGATGTTTCAAACACCTCCTGAGTGACACTCGGAGTGGTTTGAATTATATCACCAGCTACTACCGGTGCTAATGGACGGAGTGAGAGCGTGAACGGGAGTACTTCTTGAACACCGCCGTCGCTGGTGTATAAGTAACGCTCAGGCTCGGTACCAGAGTCAACACCCGGACCTTGAGTGACGACGATTCCATAATCATCCCCAAAGTTATCATCATCGAAATGCACAGTTGTTGATGATTGAGGTCTGATATAAGTCGCCAATGCACTGGTGTCATTATCGTGAAACTCACCACGAATGATCAAGCTACCAGATGACGAAGTGACTGAAGGGTACGTATCCTCTACGGCAGATACAGCAGGGTCTAACACGTGATCTTCAATTGGAGAGACGATGTCGACTCCTGAGATCCTGAGCATAGTTCCTACATACTCAGACTGAGAACCGGGAACATTAGTCAGTGTGTAAGTTGCAGGCTCACTATCGGTTGCTATTTTGTACATGATCTGGTAGCGATCAGTACTAGTACCGAAGGAACTTTCTGCAAGAGTCGTGAATCCGGTAATGCTGAAGTCGACATCATCCGCGATCGTCAGAAGGAATAGGATGAGATCATTCTGTTCTATCCCCGTCGGAGGAGTGACCTGAACTGTGGTGGTTACTACTTGATTAAGATCAGATTGCGATTCAATGACCGGGACAGGTGTGACTGCTCCGGATTCACCGGTGCCGTAGATTGCAGCACTGACTAAGAATCCATTGCCATTGCCATTTTCATTTCCAAATGAAGTCCAACCGTGACTCGGAGTCGTATCACCATCAAAGTAGGTATCGTTATCAATACCTACGCCAATCGTACCATCACTCCCGAGAGAAGTGACACCTGTCGCTAGTTCAGTGACTTCTGCATCTTCGGTAATCGTCGTGTTATCGTTAACCAGTATGGCTCGGTAAACGATACACTCACCATCGATATCCAGTGCGGGCGTATTCCAGTCGGTAGTCTGTGCGGATGACGCTCTCACAGGCCCGATAGGGCAGATTTGATCGACGTTAGAGAATCGAGAGATTGACACAAACGCAGCAGCACTAGTGCTGGTTGTGACGGTGTAATCAGTAGGTTCAGAATCGGTAGCAAGCTTCCAATAGATACCTGAAGATCTGTAGTTCGCAGTACCATGACCGTTGAACAGCGGGACAAAGCCAGTAGGTACGGTGTTAGTTGAGGAACTGTTGTTTGTCACGTGGAATGTGAGGATAAGTAGATCACCCTCAACAGTTCCAGTAGGTTTCGTTACCGTATGGCTAGTACCTGTTGCATAATCCGTGCTTTGAGTATCTTCATGAACTGGTGCGTTCGGGACGTTGGTAGCTGATTGTGTTATTGATGGGGTTGTCTGAGCAATGTTCCCAATTGCTCCTTCTGAACCCGATGCCTTCTGAGTTGCTGATGGTGTTGTCTGGGTGATATCACCTTGGACTTCGACGCTGCCAGTCAAAGCTTGAACAACAGAGGGCGTCGTAGCTGCAATGTCTCCCGACACTTCGACCGAAGTACTTGATGCCAGAACTTCAACACCGAGTTGCGTGATTCGGGCAGCCGTCGCTGGTTGATTTGCAAGGACTTCTGCACCGAGTTGCGTGACGCGGGCAGCCGTCGCTGGTTGATTTGCAAGGACTTCTGCACCGAGTTGCGTGACGCGGGCAGCACCCGCAGTAGCGGTGGCTAGAACTTCCGCACCAAGTTGTGTTACTCTAGCCATGATTCACCCCTAAACGGTTTCAACACCAAATTCAGCCGCATTCACGGCAGTGTCTGTCCAAGCGGACCCGGTATCCGGATCTGTTTCAAATACGTCCGCCTTGCAAGAGTAAGTTGTACTGTTCAGAGTATGAGTGTTGCCTGTTGATTCAATGCCGTTGCTTCGAGCGACGGTCCGGAAGTCCGGTGCTACATCAGTATCCGACAAGCGAGCTATTGCTGAAACTTGCACTCCCAAGATGTTCGAATTAATATCAGTGAGGTTGTCAAATGTGTATGTGTCTTTCTCGGACACAGTCTGAGACTCAACATATGAAGTATCTGCATCGGCAGTGGCTTCATTCACACGGTCGTAATTGCTACCTGAGTCCGGAGTCCATTGGGCTGAATTACCAGCACCGGCAGGTAGGAGTCCTTCAATTCGGACGTTACCCAAACGACTGTTGTTAGTTGATCCTGTGTTGTCACACATGTACCAATCGTCAAGGTAAAGATCAGAATTAGTATCACCCCAGCCTAACCACATTTGACCCTTGTCGGCCGTTGCGATTGCTGACTGTTGAGTATCTAGGCCCGTCAGATTGAGATCTTGAACCCCATTCAACCAACTACGGACAATACCCGTTGAATTGTCAATGACAATCTCAAATTCAGCATAATGCCATTCACTGAGCGCGAAGACTTGAGTCGTACCGAGTAATGAGGTATTGTCACCTCTGTAGACGTTGAATGCTGGGGTTAATCCAGTACCACAATTGATACGGACTTGGACATCACCATTCTCGTCTACTAACTTGAACACCGGTTTAAAGCTACTTTCAGTGTCGGACACATTGAATGCAAATCCAATAAACCAGTGAGACTGGGCACTTAGTGTGGGGGTCTCAAGGTAGAAATCAGATATCGATTCGACCAGAAGTGACTGGCCCGACCCTGATGCATATCTTACGACTGACGATATGTCATAGTCGGTAATTGTGCTAATAAAGGAAGGGTACTTATAACCCAGAGTAGTGTCAATGTCAGTTGAGGTTCCGAACAGTTCGAAACCCTCTATCCATCTTAATGCCATGATTGCACCTCAACAAGTGTATTCTGAGTAGCCAATCGCGACCTGTTGGAAGTCGATCATCGATGTGACTGAGAGATTCTGATTAATGTTGAGTCCTATTCCGGACGTGAAGGTGAGTGTGCTGGAAGGTGCTATGCGTCTTTCGATATAGACAGAGTCGTCCAGGCTTAGTGATTGATTTACATCTATCACGTGTTGAACAACATTATCAGATAAACCTAACTGCTGGTTGACATGAACAAGCCTTGGGACCAAGCCAGAGTCGATGATTACAAGCTGTGACAAAACACTAATGTTGGAGATTCTGTTGACTTCCGCAGTTTGTTGGAAGTCTAATTGTGAAATGAGTGTTCCAGAACCAAACCCTTCACCTAATTGACTCAACGAGAGTTCTTGGGAAACGTCAACAGTAACAGTAGCCATTAAGCATTCAGAGTGTAATTGACACGGAACTCATCAGTAGCGGTCAAGGATTCGGCTGGAAAGGAAGCAGTTGACCATAACCTACCGGCAGTACCGTTTTTCGAGCTGTCACTCGCAAGAAACATACCACGAACATCCACTGTGGCATTTATGTCAAAGCTAACAGTACTGATACCTGTGATAGTTCCCGCTAATGCAAAAACCGGGGTCCATAATTGGCGACTACCTTCGTTATAATCAATCAACTCAGACCAACCGGCATGACTACTCATCGTGTCAGATGGAGCTAAGGTTGAGAATCCCGCATTGTTGATCAAGCCAATGTACCAGGTTGATGCTGGGGTAACTAGCCCAAAACATGCGTTCAGCAGATAGTCCTTACCGGCAGTAGCAATGCCGTTATTGATTGTACGTGAGAAAACCAGCTCATCCTTACGGATAAGCTGGATCTCAAACTGACCAATTAAATCAAGCATCAAGCAGCCACCGTGTAGGTGATCTTCAAGATGTCAGTGTTGACAACTCCAATATCGCTTGAGAACAATGCTGTCGCCCACAGGGTGCCAGTTGTGCCACCCTTAGTGTTATCACTTGCGATGAAGATACCCTTCAGAGTACCTGTGGCATTGTACGTGAAGTCTGCTGTTGATGCACTTGTCTTTGATCCACTGGAAGTAGGGGAATCAGTCCATGCTAGCCTTGTCGCGTTACTGTAAGACGTGAACTCGGTCCAGCCCGCATGACTCGACATCGTATCTGTCGCAGACACTGAGGTGAACCCTGAGCCATTGATCATTCCAATGTACCATTCAGAAACCTGAGTGGTTCCACCGAATACGACATCGAGAGCATGATTCTTCCCGACAGTTGTTACACCGTTTGGGAATTCATATCGAGCAAGCAATTCGCCCGCACGCATGTGATCTACGCTGAATAGACCTTTCGGTTGAAAGACATCCACCAACGGCCGACGCCGTAGGACTTGGACGCCTACTTTCTGTTGAACATTCAGTTCGTTCATCCTAACCTCACATTTCCGCGAAGAACATCGCGTCGTAATCTACGGGTAATTCGTTCGTACATTTCACCTTCACTAGCGTCAGCCCCGTCAATGTTCAGAACAATATCACCGACAGTGATTGCACCGGCATTACTTTGAGGCCCAATACCACTAGAACCTGATCGGATCTGAGGTGTGAAAGTTCCACGATTTCGAATGACATCCAATGACTGGTTTGCCTTCTTCAGTTCATCTCGAACTGCACGTTCCAACGCAGCAGGCCCATCGGGACGCACACCGCCTCGGCTACTTGAGAAGTTCGCTCGGAAGTTCTTGTCGAACTCTCGAATCGAATCTCGGAAGTCCTTAATGAACAACGACGCTGATTGAGGTTGCCCTCCAACGCTAATCGATGGGATCTGCTTTAGCAGTTCCGCCCGATTACCATCAGGGTTAAGACCTTCCTCAATCAGAAGAGACTTCTCAATCTCTGACACAAGCCTGTTAAGAGACTGAGTGTAGCGGTTCAAAGCAGGAACGCTTTGATCACTAAACAATGCACCTGCCGCACTTGCGGCTTGTTGAGATGCAGCTTCAATACCTGTCAGGTCTGTCGATCCGAAGCCGAAGAATCCCTTACCGAATTGAAGACGACCACCGTCGGTTACCAACTTGTTAAGGTTGGTTCGAGCTAGTTCGTAATTCTCGGCAGTCTGTTGGATTCTCTTGTTGTAAGCCGCCTGCGCTTCGTTGGCTTCCTTAGTCTTACGTACAATCTCGTCTTGACTATTCGCAATTGCTTGGAATGATCGAGACAGTTCAGCTTGACGTTCTTGCTGTTTCTTCTGATTATCGACTTCCGACTGTAGTAAACGGATACGAGCTTGATCGACACGATCCCTTGCATCTGATGATGCCGCATTCGGGTTCGCTGCAATCTGACGGGCTAGGTCAGTGGCTCGCGTTCGATTCGATTCTAGGTTAGATCGGTTACGATCAACCAAGCCTCGGAAGGCACCTGTTGTCTGACCCCGTATACCCTGTAGACGACCTTGACCCTGATTCAGAGTGTTAAGTCGATCTGAGAATACGTTACGGAATCTATTCAGGATACCTGAACGGAATCGGACACCAAGGGCTTCCGCTGAACGGATGACCTTACGTTCATTCTTAACGATACCATTGATGAGCTTGTCAACTTGTTGAAACAGTGTCTTGGCTTGATCGATGTTACCAAGATTGAATAGCTCGATAGCATCCTGCTCAAGCTTAAACGGGTCTTCCGCATCACCTAGTCGATCGAACTCGATGACTTGCTGACGTGTACTCTTAATGAGATCGTCAACAGTCTTCATTGCTTTCTCGACCTGATCGGTGAACTTCCCGAACAGATTGATTGCTTCCTTCAGATCATCAGTACCACGAATCTTAACTGATAGCTCAGGGATCGTGAACTTCTGCTCAACATTGAGGAGCTTGTCAGCATCTTCAATCAGCTTAGCAGTGACCTTGATGGCTTCATTCAGACTCTTGAGGTCGCTTTCAAGACCTTCAGTCCCGATCGTCGCATCGACCTTATCGATTCGATCTGCCAAACGAGCAGCCCTGTCAAGGGTTCGCTCTGCAGAGTCAAGGTCGCCTGATGCGAAGAAGGTATCTGAACGAGTCAGTAGCTTCTCAAGCTCGCCTTGCAAGAAGGCGACTTCTTCAAGATTACCAGATGCTGCTTTGATACTATCAGCGGTCGTCGTCAACGCACGATCTGCAATTCCTTCTTGCAGCTCGGTGATAGACGACAATAGCTTCTCGACTTTCGAGCGGCTATCTTCGATCGACTTAACAGCTTCCTTAGCCGCATCCTTGGCTGTCTTGTTGTCGAATCCTAGTTCTTGAGCAAGATCATCAGGATTGATAGAACCCAGAGAACCATCAAAGGCTCCGTTAAGTTCTTCACCTGACAGCTTCAATGCTTCTCGACGGACCTCAGCGATGGCCTTCAGATACTTACCAGATATTGCATCTGCCACATCCGTGAAGGCTACTTTGTTCTCATCGAGACTCTTGTTCAGTTCCTTTAAGGATTCCTGACCTAACCTTCGAGACTCTTCGACTGCGACATCGAGCTTATTAGCAAACTCCATTTCCGCCGCTTGACCGGCTTCAATGAAGAATCCAATCAGTAATGGTAGGAAGAAGAATGCCGAATTGACTGCGATAGCCAACGCTCGTGTAGCAACTGTCAGAGCTAACACCCCACCGGCTGCGATCGCTGAACTCGAACCAAACAACCTCGTACCAATTGCTGCGATGTTCAAGGATACGTTTACCAGCTTCGTGCCGATGTTTGTTTGAAGTAACGCTGCTCGGAAAATGCCTAATTGAAATGTCGTCGCAAGAAGGGCAGTTCTGAACAAACTCTGAGTTGTGGTTGCAATCTTAGTAGTGAAATTCGAGACGCCTTGAGCTATCCGGTTCTGGATTAAGAAGGCTGTCACCCTCTGATAGGCAGATCCGAGTAGTCTAGTTGTGACACTCAAAGCTCTACTACCAGCATTCAGAAGAGTTGCCGCTTGAGCGTTGGCTCTTATAGATGCTGTTAGATTCTTGAACCGGATTCGATTCAATCGGATTATTGCACCGAGTCTACGGGCAGATACTCCGAGCTTACCTTTAGCTGCCGCTGCTAACAATGTCGCAGCAGACGATGCCACGACTTGGGCACGCATTGTAACCCATCGAACAGTCAGTGCCGCTAAGATTGGTCCGAGTAGGCTTCCACCGGCTGAGACTAATCCTAAACTACTTGCCATATCCGCGATGGGAGTTATGACTGCTGTGATCACTTCGGTGAATGATGACATGATATTGAAGAATGATTGGAATGGTCCGATCAGATTCTTCAAGATTGTATCAACACCTCCGAACCTATCAACAAGGTCTGCGATACTTCTCGAAAGTGCAGGGCCTAGTTCTGTCCGGAAGAAGTTCTGGAATTCCCGGAACTGTACCGACAGTCGATTGCCCAGTGAGTTCGATGCTATGCGATCTGCAATGTCGAATGACGAGGCTGCATTTTCTTGAATTTCACGAAGGTTGTCGTTGAATTTACCAAAGGCGTTACCGGTAGTACCGATGACACCTTGAATGTTTCGCAGACGGCCCGCTAGTTCACCGATACGAGTAATCCCACCGCTAAGGGCTTCTTGGTTCAATCGCTCAAGAACTCCGGACAATCCGAATGTAGCGATCGCCGCTTCACCAGTGCTAACACCCCATTCTTCCATCAACTGCTTCATGCTGTCGGTTGGCTTAATAAGGCCAAGCATGACATTACGCATGAGTGTCAACGCTGTGTCAGATCTGATACCTTGAATGGTCAGAGTCGCAACACTTGCTGCGGCTTCTTCAACCGACACACCTAACTGTGAAGTAAGCGGCAGTAATGTACCTAACGTGTTGGCTAGTTCAGATGCACGAACACGGCCAAGTTCAATAGTCTTGAAGAAGACTTCTGATGCTCGGGCGGCTGACAATCCTTGTGACGAATAAGCATTGACTGCTGACGACAGAAGGTTTACAGAGTCTGTCAAACTAGAGTTTGTAATTCGACCGAATGACGCGGCTTCGTTTAAGAAGCCTTGAACAGTTGCGGCATTCGCTACTTGGTTTGACAGTGCTTGATATGCACCCTCGGCCACATCTAGAAGATCCAATCCAAAGTTATTGGATACTTCCTTCAACACACTTGACCATTCCCCGAATCCTGCGTTTGCGTTACGCGAGATCGTCCCTATCTCCGCAATCCGTTTCGAAAGGTCAACGGTTGTTGTGACCATTTCCCGGAAGCTGCTTATTATCCGTCCGATAACCAAGTGCAAGGCTTGAACTGCAAACAGCCTAATTACACCAGTCCATGTCAAGATCACCTTCTTCGCGGCCTCTTGAGCCGTGGTCCCAGTGTTCCGCATCGCTGCGTCAATTCGACGGAAGGCTGCTGCCGCCTTAGCCTCCGGACCTGTGAACGCTGCGTTCAAGTTATTCCGGATGTCGTTGCCGACCCGTGCGAACTGCTGCCGAGTGAACTCGCCACGTTCGATAAGTCGACCAGTGGCTGCAATCGCAGCTTGGACATTAGCCCTTTGAGCATCGGTAGTACCTGAGCCAAAACCATCAGGGAACAATTGCCTGTTACCTGTGATGTTACTTCTCAGGAATCTTGATGCTTCCTTCCTGTTATTGATCTTTGCTTGCTGGGCACTGACTTTAGCTGCCTCAGCCGATGTTCGTTTCAATTCCTTTTGAAGACGCTTCTGACCTTCAGCGGCGGAGTCGGTGGCGACTCTCATCACCTTCCAATCCTTCGTCAGCTTCCCGGTTTTGGTCTTGACACGGTCAAGTGTCGCAGTGAATCGTTGACCATCGACTGTCAATCCACTGATTGTTGTTCGGAGTTCGCCGCCACGCTTGTTAAGTGATACCGATGCTCGACTAACAGATTTGATCTTGTTGTTAGTCGCATCGAAGAACTTATTCACCCGCTTCAATGCGGATTCCAAGCCTGCGGTGTTACCTCCAAATTGCACATTCTGTGTCATGGGTCACCTCAGATTTGATCAACTGGAAGATCACCGAGACCTTCACCGCTTGTCAGTCCCAACTCGAAAGCAGAGCGTTCTCTGTCTCTCAAGTTAGGTATGCGTCGTCGTAGGAATTGTTCCTTCGATTTTGTAATAGTTTGACCGTTCACTTTCAACGTACTCTTGACAAGGTACTTGTCAATTGTAGGAAGTCGGGTCGATGCAACTGTCAACATATGCTGAGTGAAGGCGGCACGGCCTGCTTCTAATGCCCTCCAAGTACCAGCATCATGTATGTCATATTGCAAGATGTTCACATTCAATCTAAAGGTGAACTTGCTACCACGTGTAAGTATCACACCGCCTTGTGATATTCCCTTACTCGGAACACTGTTCACATCAGTTAGTCTCGTACCTAAATCGGGAGACTTGATTTGCCCGTTCTTATACCGTTGCTTGGTATTATCGAGCTTGTAGTTCTTACCGTCAATCGTTACTGTTCGGAATCTTCTCGGGGCGATCGGCACCTTGACTCTCAAGGCTTTAGCTACCCCAAGGAAAGCACCCCGAGACATACCGGTATCAACCGGCACTCTAGGAAATGCTGCTCTGATAAAAGCACGGGCGGCAACACGCATTTGCTGCCGCACCGCTGCTCTTATCAACTTGATGGCCACGTCTTCCTTAATCTTCAACAGGTCAGCTTGCATACTGACGAAACTCATTTCAACTTACCTCCGGCTGATGCTTTGACCATAGCCTCAAACTCATCCGCTTCTTCCAATTCACGGATTTGATGAAAGGCTATGATATTTGTCAAAGTCTCGAAGCTACAATCATCGAGATTGGGCTTAACACCGGGCGGTCGGATGTTCAGTCGTTCACAGGCTCGCCAAAGAGTGTAGAGCTGTGTCCGGCCTTTCGGAGTTATTCGCTTTCTGGGTCTGCCTGTTGTCCAGCTAAAAAACGAGCCCTTGCCTCCTCGACTCGCTCTTCATTTAGGCAGTTTACATCCATCACTCCATTGACCACTCTGTTGACTTCCACCTCAGTGAAGCCAGCTTCCTTCATCTCATCGATCCAATTGGACCATGTTTCAGGATTCAGATGGTCGACAGTATCCCACTCCAAGGCTTCTGTTGCCTTGAGGGATTCGATGGCCATGTAATGGAATCGGTATTCTGCGTGTTCTTCGAGCTTCTTGGTGAACTCTGGATCTTCACGATCCACTGCCGTCCGGCCACCTGGGAAGGTCTTCTTCGGTGGCTTTGGTTCAGGGCACAGTTCGATGAACTTCTCAAGGTCAGGAACTGCTTTCAACTGGAAGATGAAATCGTCGTCGTTGTCGCGTGGAATAGGAACGAGTACGATATTGGGTTTGACTTCGCGTCCGCCGAATTTCATGATAAGTCTCCGATGGGAAATATGCACGACACCTCAAGTGAGGTGCCGTGCGTTCAGATTACGTTGAGCGGCCCAGCAGGGCGACATCACAGTCGATGTCATTTCCGCCTGGATTCGCGATTTCAATGATGTCGCCTGTTGTGGCAGTGACAGCCCAGCCATCCGTTGGGTTCACGAGGAGAAGAACTCCACCCGGCCCGACGATCTGGTAGTCTGCCACCGCACCGAACAGGGGTACAGCATTGGCGTCTCCGCCGACGTGAAGAACGTCAGGCGCAGTTGTCGATCGATTGTACACATAGATCCCGAACAATGTGACGAAGGTTTGAACTTCGCCAAGCTGATTCTCAAGCGTGCCTGAGAGGTCGAGGTCGGTTGCACCACCGTTCGTAATTGTCAGACGATCATTGTAGAAGAGATCAGCATCGTCAGGGCACCTTTGTAGATGCCCTGCGTGTATCCCAGTACTACAGATGATCCGTCTGCGACAGGTTTCGTTGTGGTAGCCGTGAGGCGTGCGACAACATTAACTGAAGAGATTGCTGCCATCGCGAATTACGCCCGGCTGACAGTTGCTTCTTTGGCGTTACACTTACCGGAGACAGAGACCGAACCGGCATCGAAGTCATGCTCCAACTCTTCGTATCGGAATTCCGGCAAGACAATTGTCTCATTCTCGACGCCGGGACAGTCTGGAGTGTAAACCACTTCAATGTCCACGGCGAACGGCTCACACGGGTCGTCCCCGCTCGTCACCCAAGCGCTTGCTTCGCCTCGATTCTTAAAGGCGTCTTCAATCGTTGGAGTTTCACCCGTGGAAGCAGTCAGGAATTCCCAGAGGAATTCGAGAGAGACATCCATCGGCTCTTCATCACCGTCACGGACACCGTAGATGACACCTCGGTCGAGAGTGTATTCACGATTGACTCGCTCAGTGTAAGTCAGGTTTCCTTCACCAATGACTACTGTAAGTTCATTCGGCGTCGGAGTAGTACCGTCTTTGATTTTGACGGTAGCTTTCTTGAAATCAATTTGTGCCATTGTCGATCACCCTTTTAGACACATGCGGTAGTGACCCTCGGCTGTTGAAGCTGTGATTCTTGTGGCACCGATGACGCCATAGTTTGTCACTACAATCTTCTCACCGAACTTGCTCGTTGTCATCTCCCGGAAACATCCAAGGAGAGGATTATCTGTCTCACCGAATTGGTATACGAGTATGTCATCAGTAAAGCACGTAGTGGCTTTACCAACTAATCTCTGATGTTGGTACATATCCTTGTCATCACGCACCGTCAAAATGGCGATGTTGATTTCAACGTCTATGTACCAATACGCATTTGATATTTCATTGAAGTGAGGTCCATCAATACGGAGTTCATAGCGAGGGTATGTTTCATTCTCCGGACGCATCCGGCCTTCAACATACCATTCACCTTCATCTTTGAGAATGTCGTAGAAGTGCTTCACTATAGAGTGGTGACACCATCTGACCCAATTCTCGTTAATCGAACTCATTAGTCACCCCCTGCGTCAGACTAACCTGATTTGAGAGAGACTCTTCCAATATACGTTCAAGTGGGGCTCCTTCGGTATACTTACCGACGAACATGTACCCTGCATTGAAGTCCAACTCTTCCACAGCCTTGATGTTGTACCGCTGTCCATTGCATATCAGATACGTTGCGGTGTTCGGCTCAAAGCCGGAGAGATCTCTACCGTCAACTATGAATGACCGAACGGAACCATCAAAGGTGGTTCCGTTCGGACTCGTGAATTGCAAGTACCTTGGATCAAATCTCTCTTGATCTTCAGGTAATCGAATGACTTTACGTATCTTGTATTTCGCCCTCGCCTTGGTAGCAGTCCCTGCTTCCTCATCGACGACTAGCTCACCTTCAACGTAGAATTCCGCCTCGGCACCATACCGATGCTTCAGCCGGTATAGCGTCCGTCTTATAAACTGAAGCTGGTTGGATGGCATCGGGTTACTCTTCCAACAGATCCAATCGACGTTTGTTATCTTCTGACAACGATGTCAGCTTGGATATGATAAGTTGGACTTCCTTACGCCACTCACGTGACTCACGCGTCTCTGACTCTATCGAAACTGAATTCTGAGACACACCGGCTTTCAATGTGGCAGATTCTTGTCCGATCCAGAAGCATAAGGCGGCGATAGCAATCGCCAGTGCTGTTGTAATAGGAGTACTGTGAGTCATGACCCGAGTGACGGGGTTTGGATGGTTATCTCCCATTGTGTCCTCCGACTAAGGGTTAAAGTGAGGCCCACCGAAATGGGCCTCACCCAGCCGCGAATCTTAGCCGTAAAGAACTGCACCCAAGTCGGTATCCAGTACCTTCACACCGCACAACATGTCGAGCGTCACCAAGTGACCCTGCTTGTTACCGTCGTACGTGATGACGGCACGCATTGACAGACCGTTGTAGTTCACAACGGCAGACAACGCACCAGCACCGGTTCGAGGCTGAGCAAGTGGTCGAGTGACCAGAGCAACTGCATTGCGATGGAACGCGAAGTTGTAATTTCCACCCGGACCCAAGTTGACGACATCGTCGTCAGCAAGACCCGCTTCGAGCGGACGGTCCAGCAGGAGAGTTGCACCTTCGACATCGACGATCGTGTAGACCGCAGACGACGCAGAAGTGCCGAATGTGACAAACTGGCCAACCTGAGGGGTCACGGTGAAGCCATCGAAAGCAATGTACTTGTCGTAACCAACAGAGTAACCGCCAGCGAGGTTCACAGCACCAGAGCCGTAGTGAGTGACGACAGCGTCATCGCTCACAGCTTTGCCGAGGCCCGGAGAAGCGACTGTCACGCTTGTTGGCGTTGAACCGCCGACTGTGGTGACAACTCGCAGAGGGGTGTCATCGCCTTCAACCTTGATCCAAGAGTTCGCACCGATTGCGGTTGAGAAACCGTCGATTGCGAAGCTCGTAGTGCCTTTGGCATAGCCATTAGCGCTGTTGACCGCACCGGAAGCAGCGACGTCACCGTCAGCGTACGCTGACATGTTCTGAGCCATCCAGTGGTCCATACCTAACAGGCGGCCGAGACTGGCTTCTCGGAGTGCAGTACCTTCGTCACCACGCTTCTCAGCACTGATGAACAGTTCCGCACCCAAAGCTGCCGTTTCGCCGTCTGGCGACCAGATCAAGTTGCGACCACTGGTGTGGGCCTTGGTCTGGTTCATGACGTTGCGAATACCCAAGATGCGATCCTTGGCATTATCTTCGCTGATTGTTCCGAGACCACCGTAGCTGTTCGCGAAGAACTGCGGGAACTGGCCGAGAACGACTTGATCGACGAATCGAGCCTGTGCGATCATCGCAGGGCCGAGGTACTCTTCGATCAGGCTCTTGAAGGACTTCGACTCTTCACCGTCACGGATCAGGAAGGACGTGTGAACGTGCTGATCCAGTTTGACAGGAATGTTCGTGCTGGTAGCGTCCTGTACGGTGACATCGTCATTGACGCCTTTTCGCTTACCCTTGAACTCACCCGGTTTGCGAGTGTTAACTGTATCACCGAAAGAGGCGATCTCATTTTCGAAGTCGCGGTGTACGAGCATACCCACGACCATGTTCTCTTCAAGAATTGCGAGCGATTCCTGTGCCCAGTGTTCTGGGACCAGTGCATCGAGATCGTTGTCGAAGGACGTTGCAAACGGAGTACCGAGTGCGTACTGATTGATCATCTTCATCGTAGTTGTACCTTTTCAGGAATTGAGTTTCAGATGGGCTTAATAGTGGTTACCGAACGGTACCAATGCCCTGCTTCTTTCGATATTCTCGGTATTCCGCGGGTGACATCTTGGAGACGTCTTTGGCCGACCCGCGTCCGGCACCGCCGCTTGACCCCATCCCTGATTGGGCCGTCGACTGGAATAAGTGACCATAATCATCCACTCGGTCTTTCATACGTTTGACAGCATCCGCTACCGTCAAGTCAAGAGTGATCTGCTTCCCGTCCTTGTCCGTGTCAGCGAACTTGACGCGGGGAGTGAACGTTCCGGTGGCTTCACCGTCATCGTCCAGATCCTCTTGCAGTGTTGTGTTTGGTTGCAGCAATGCTTGAATATCTCGAGTAGAGAATGCACCCGCGTCGGATGCTGCGTCTGCGATAGATCGACGAATCTCAGCTTGCTGGAAGCGGCGTTGCCACGTATCCCGCTCACTGGTCACCTTTTCGAGTTGCTCACCGTGCTGCTTCTTGAGCTTCTCCCTGTCCTTGGCCGCCAACTGTTCCTTCGTTAGCAACTCATCCTGAAGTGTTTCGATTCGAGTCGAGAGCTTCGCTCGGTCCTGCTCTGTCAGAGACTTGGACTTCCTAAGCTCTTCCAACTCGGTAATGGTTGCCTTCGTCTTGTCTTGCTGAGCCTTACGCTCGCGGGAGAGGATCTTGTTCAACTCTGTTTGGGTGAAGGTCTTCTCACCGCCACCTTCACCGCCACCTTCTCCAGTACCGCCACCCTCACCGGTGCCACCACCTTCGCCAGTACCGCCACCTTCACTGGTGCCGCCACCTTCTCCAGTACCTCCACCTTCTCCAGTACCTCCATCACCTTCACCTTCGAAGAAAGTGCTGAATGGAAGTGCCAATTGCCACTGAGGCATAAGAGTAATCTTCATCGTGTTCTCCCTTGCTGTTTTGATAAATCATGACGCTTGCAAGATGGCGTCTGATTACGTCACATAGTGACTAGGTTGAAGTTGTTTACGCTTCAGGGACTGTGATTGTCCATGAATTGATTTTAACAGTCTGACCTGATGTAATTGACGCAGAGTCGAGAATCAAGTCAGTTCCAGAAGTTCCAGCAGTACCATCGATGATGGCAGTGCCATCACTGTCGTACGCTCGGAACCACCCTGCAGTACCCGTGGCATCTGCTGATGAGTCATCGGTGATTGAGCCAGCGGTCGCCGTCCCACCTGGATCATCGTCGGCGGCAGATCCAAAAGCAGGATCACTAAGTGGTAGTGTCGCCAAAAGAGTGCCTGATGCTGCAGTTTCAACAGTGGCCGGTTGAGATCCTGTTCGAATCTCGATATAGCCTGCGGCAGAACCTGCATCAAGCAAGTCTACTAAGGCATCACACATCGCCAAAGCAGCTGCGTTTGAAATTCGCATTGTTATCCTCTCAGAATTGTGAGTCGCCTACCGTCTCTCAGAAACGGTTTAAGTAAGTGCCAAGCCTGCACACTTGGTATGCCTGCTAACGTGTGTTCTTGTGCAAAAGTAGTATCCGTCTTGGTTCTTACTTTTGCATACCATTCCTCAGTTGTTCTAATGTCTGCATATTCAAGTTCGACATCGATGTCGTCAAGTATTTGCACAGCAATGTGGTATGTCGCTTGTTTGATTTGACTCGGTACTGCGGTGTCTTTTGATCTTGGGAATTGCAGAGCTTGAGTGCTAACACTCTTTGACCCCTTAAAGTTCAAACGGTCGATCATCTGAGTGGCTTGCTGCAAAGCTGATCTTTGAACATTATTGTCGGCAGTATCCCATGAACTTGTGTTTGCCACATTTCTAAGATACTCGCTTGCTTCCCAGACTGATCCGTAGTAATGAGTGTCATCGATTATCAAGGAATCAGAAACAACAAGAAGTGAGATAACTTCGTAGTCTATGGAATTTGATCCAGTAATTGTTAAGAGCAATCGATACTCATAACCATCGGTACCTCCACTCGCTTCGAAAGATACACCCCTCAAAGATTCCACCCCTTCAGTCTCAGTGCTCAAGACAGCCTCATTGGCTACCGTTAATCCTGAAGGGTTAACAGTTGCGGTTGAGACGCTTGTAGCAGTAACACCTGAAGGTAAGATACCTGCCAGATCTAAGATATAAGATCGGGTTTCATCTGACTGCTTTTGCAGCATTTCAACGCTCCCTGACTATTATGGGCTTTGAAACTCTAGTTGTAGATTTACTCAAAATTGATGCGAAGACTGTTAACACAGGGATCTTAACATTACCCAACACTAATGCTAATTGTTGAGTTCGAGGTACACTTGAGGTAATACTACCTTGAACTACAGATTCGCGAAGGTCTTGAGTTGTGGCGGCTACGGTCGATGTTATTGTGCCGGTGGCCACGCGGCCTTGAACTAATTCTTGACTAATATCACCGACTGTACCAGTGATATTACCTTGAACAACTACTTGACCATTACCACTTTGAGTAACACTTAGAGTGGATTGGATTATCGCCCCAGACTCGACAGGCCCACCTGATAACTGCTGAGTCGTAGAAGAAGTTGTTTGAGTGATGACACCGCTAGATATGAAAGTGGCTTTGCCTGAGGCTGATTGAGTCGCAGATGATAATGTTTGAGCGATGTCGCCATTACTCTCAGTCGAACTAGATGCTGACTGAGTTGTCGAGGCTAATGTCTGACTAATGTCACCTTGGACATCGACTTCACCAGCTAACGATTGATTCGTGGCTGGTAATGTCTGACTAATGTCACCTTGGACATCGACTTTACCGGAAGCCGACTGAGTTATTGATGCTGTTGTTTGGGTTATATTCCCGCCCGGGTCGCCTGATGTTGGACCTATCCCGGAATACGGGACACTTCCCTCAGGTCCAATACCAAGATAACCTACAGTCATTACAGCACCTCACGCTCTCCAGTTGCTGGTGTAACTCGAACTGTTAGTAATGTGGCGTCGTCAGCAGCATTACGAAATGCCAAGTCAAAAGTACCATCGCTATTGTCAGTGGCACTGACTTCGTTCTGAAGAACTGCGAGACCCAAACCTGCCGCATCTCGAAAATCTACAGGGATAACTTCTTCAAGCCACAAGGCATCTTTGGCCCCTGACGCTACAAAGGTCCAAGCATTGTAACCTTCAGTATCCCGGTGGGATGTTGCAGGGGTTACTTCATACCATCCTCGACCTCGCTCAGCGATAGTCGGTGATACGGTCGCTTCGGCAGTACCGTCTTTGGCGAGATAAACTGTGAATGTTGTTAGGCCGGTCTTACCCGCTGTAGGATCAGAATCATCGGCCATGTAGATCTTGAACTTCCGGGCAGTGCCTTTCAATACTTGTCTCATATTTAATTCTCCAAGCCTAAGTGACTAGTCTTGACGCAGAGTATCCGTTTGCTGGGGCGGACGGAGCGCTGGGGATCGTGTTCATTTCAGTTAGCTCAGAACCGGTTAATACCCTGTCCCATATAACCGGACCTATGAGCCGTGAGTCATTATTAGGCTGTGTACCTCCATTATATCCAGATGCGTTCATCCCATCACACCCGACATACCATCGATGTCGCTCCCAGTCATCCGTTAACACCCTCACATCCGCGTCTGGGCCGATATTTGTGGCAACATCAGAAGGCCCTTGCCCTGAAAAGTATCCACTTTCGGTACCGTTTACATATATGGCAGCGGTAGATGTTAATTTTGTATATGTAAGGCCTACTGCTGCCCATGTGTTACTAGTAATTGGTGTTGAAGCGAATAGTAAATCTGAACCCACACTACTTTGAAAATAAGCCCGAGGTCGACTTACCGTATCTATTTCAAAATTCACACCATTAGAACTGTAACCTGCAGCATATTGCATTGAGAATAAAGTGAGATTCCCACTTTGTAATGCAGATCGTTTGATCCAAATCACAACAGTGAAGTCCGAATGGCCAAAGGGCGGCGGTCCAAGAATCTCAACACCGGGGACAATATCATTGCCCGCCCTACTGCTCGTATCAGAGAAATTCAGTACATCCCGGTTTATATCAGTATCTGATACCCAAGATGGTGCAGGGTAGGTTGAGAGTAAACCTTGAAAAGACCCATCTTGACCTCCAATACTATCTGGATAATTAACCGGGGTAGGCGTTGCTCCAATATAAGCTGCAATTGCGTCGTCAATAGCTGCCATGATTTACCCTCTCACTTTAATCCACGCATCATTCCATACTGATGTCGCATCCTCATCGGATAATTCTGATGACATTGTGCTGCGGGCCAATGCTATGGCGTTGGTCAATTTCTGCTGGAAGCGGTAGTCCTCCCAACCTTCTTTGACGGTGATCTCTGTTGCCTCGATGCCGGCTTGTGTTGCCGGACTTATTGTTGAGACTCCCAGTGATTTCACAACGTCAAGGATAGCTTCAGGCCAAGTCTCACCAAGTTGATCGAGTGTCGTTTGAACATCGGGAGGGCTGAGATCAAGACCTTTTGTAGCAAGGGCATGCTGAGCCATGATCAACTCAGAATAACCTGTTACTTTAGCTTCGATCGCACCTTGCAACGAATCAGAGACTAGTCGACGTGCCAAGTAACCTTGCATGACGCTACCTAGTCGGACCCCGCATTCTGAGCCGAGTTCAGACAACGTCCAACTCTTGTTGTCACGCACATCGATAGTCTTCGCATTTAATGCTTCGGCAACTTCATCATACTTACCGGCGTCTGCAAGATCTTGTAGATCTAGTTGCAGAATTAGATCAGAGATCATTTACCTTCTCCCCTTGTTTTGTCAGAAACAACATCGTCTTGGTCAGTGTCTCGACTCTCTTCTTTCTCAACTTTACCTGTTTTCTTTGGATCGCCGTCTGCATCGGGAACGCCCCGTGCACCGTCTACGGCATCGGTCGGTACGTTACTCTGAGCGGCCGCGATACGAGCCAGTCGTTTCGCATGTGCTTCCTCAGCCTTCTTAGCCTCGTCCTCTGGATAGCCTCGTAACATCGAAGCTGTCTCGGGGCAGACTAATCCGTTCTCAACATCTTGAGCGACGATTGCAGGATCAGCAACCATGTTAGGTGCTGCCATGATCTCGTCATCGATCTTGGCCAGTGTTTCTGGACTGACGTAGTGTCCGAGCATGACTCGTGTGATCTGCTTACCGATCTCTTCCTGGTATGTACCTGAAGGAATCGATGACATCAGAGATTCGAGATCCTTGGCTTCTGCTCGCCGATCATCCTCACTACGTAGTGAGTAGTTGACCGGATACTTCACAGTGCCAGGTGTCTTGTTACCTTCGTACATCGACCAGATGTGGGCGATTTCACGTTCGCCTTTCTCCAATGTCATTCCGATGTTCGATAGGCCAGCCTCAAGACCTCGATTGTCTTCCTTCTTGGACTCTGCTGACTGCATACCTACAGTCTTCACATTTGATAGTCCAAGATTCAGGAGTAGACGGATCTCACGCTTGAGTTGCTCTTGCTTCTCCATTGATGCCTTCATCGGTTCCGATGAAGGGTGAATGAATGCCGGTGCATCGAGATCCTTAGGATAACGACGTCCGGTTGAAGCACCTACCTTGATTGACTTCTCTTGAGCCTCATCGGCACGTTCACCTTCACCAGCACTGACTTCATTGCCATCGTCATCATACTCAGGCTCGCCTTCGAACCCTCGGATGTATGGTGACCCTTCCGCACGTGCGTCGTATTGTTCGACGTAGAATGGGAAGTTAGCTTTCAGTGTGAAAGCGATATCTGATGATGCCAGATTCATCAGAGCAATCTGATAATCGGCAATATCTGTCAGCAACGAGTCGCTGAGTTCGAAGAGTACGAATGGTATCTTCGGGATGTTCAGTATGACTGGGTCTTCCATCTTATTGCCGACTGAGTTATACATCTGAACCCAGACTACACCGTCCTGCTTCCACAGGTGCCGGTACCGGTCTTCAATTGATATTGGAAACCCAGTCTCTTCATCGAAGACGAAAGAGTGATCTCGGAGCAGTATGGATTGGAACTGATCTTCTGACTTGTCGTCCAGAACCCAGTTTCGGATGTCTTCGATCTTGTACAGGTAAATGTATGGACGCTTACCCTTAGTGTGTGCAAGACTCTGACCTTGTAGTACAGGCATGTCAACGTAGACGCCGACCTTACCCATCATCAGCATTTCAGGCAAGACTTCCTGACCGATGAAGCTGTTCATCGAGTTGCCTTGTAGATCGACCCCGTTCTCAAGACCGAGCATGGCGTTGTTGTAAGCCTGACTTCCACCTACTCGGGTGATGTCCACCATTCGCTGGTAGATTGAGTCATTGACTTCATTGATCCCTGCCTTCGCGAATGCGGGGCAGTATGTGATAGACTTGCGATCGAGCCAATCCTGATAATCTTCTCGATTTGAGAATCGCTTCAGGTACTTGTCGATGAAAGGGCGACCACCCTCGTAGGTGTATCGCCATTTCTGCCAGTCGTTCAATCGGGCAAGATAATCTGGATGCGTCAGAGAATCGACTGTTAATGTTGTCTTTGGCATTACAATACTCCAGTCATGCTCTGAGAGCGACCACGATTACAAACAAAGGCCATCGCGATCTCTGCGTAGTTACGGGAATGAGCATAGTGGTCCGGTTTCGAACCACTCTCGTAAGTACCTACAGGATTACCGTTCTTGTCTTTCGAGTAGACACGTTGCGGTGCCTTAATCTGCTCACGATATTCGAAATCGACATCGATAGGTATCTTGATGGTCCCGTCACGGAACCGTCCAAGTGACACATCGAGCCAGCTTGTTCTATCGACTGTGATCAGATAGTCGGCATGATCTTTCGGGACGTTGATCGACTTGCCACTAATGCCTTTGGCATAGAAGCACAAGTTCACACGGCCATGCCATCTCGATGCAAAGGCGATCGCGGCACGGCGTTCAGGTTGAGAGTCAATGATACAATGCGCAATGTTGTATTGGGCCATGAACTTATTCAACATGCCCATTTCTTCAATTGTTCCGAATCGGAGAACCTTACACCTCGCGGTCGAGGGGCGTTCAGGTCGAAAGTCCTTCGGAAAGAACCATTGGCAGATCTCATAGTTGCACTTGTTACCTACATCAACGCCCATCGTTGTTATGGCGTTGCGGGGTATCTTGTCCTTGCGAGAGTGGCTACCTTTGGCATCCGCTATTTCCTTGTCTGTTACTCGTGACCCTTCAACGGCATGTGTTACGCCTAACTTCGAATTGAAGAATTCCTGTTCGTCGGCCGGATCTGTCAGGCCTTTGAGGTAAGAAAGTGCGATATCACCCGGTTTAACGGTCACTGAATAAAGTTGCGGGATTAGGAATCCACGCATGTCACGGTCAGGGTGAGAGGGAGTCCAGATGGCACCGCTCAACCACTCAGCCTTTGCGTCGGCATTCTTTCTTGGATCGTCGGATACGATGTGAGGGAGTTCTAATCCAGTATTCTTACAGATCAGATGTGATTCACCTAGTCGGGGATCAGTCGGGTCTTCACCGATGATCTTGATCGAGTCAGGAAAAGTCAGTTCCTCGTATTGACTGCATCTCGGACATTTGAAGAAGAAATGCTCTTGAGTTGATTTGTTGAATTCCTTGTTGATGTTCTCGTCGTCGATGGTTGGAGTGGATATCATCCACACCTGCTTCTCCAACTGACCACTAACACGTTCGAGTGCCAGTGCCACATTGTCTTGATTCATAATGGACATCTCGTCGATGACCATGAATCCAACAGGGATTGATCTCAAACCTGCCTTTGAGTTAGCACCACGAATGTACAAGTTAGCGGCTCCCGCTCTCTTGTGGCCAACGTTCTTAACATCGGAGAACATTCTCTCCAGATGTAGACTGAGGTCCAACGCTGCATCGAATCGAGAGGCAGAGAAGTCAGTCGCGTCGGGAGTCTTCGACGGTAGAACATACAAGCAGTCTGTCGAGTTGATGTCCATATGGAAGAACACCAGATTCAACATACATTCTGTATAACCCATCTGTGCGGCTTTCTGGCCGCAATTCAATTGGGCTGTGGAGTCATGCATATCCCGTAACCACGGGTGGTATTTGAATCCCCACTTTCCGGGGAATGACTTACCACCCATGACACGGTACATCTCTGCCCACAACGACGGCGACGTAATCGACGCTCGTTGTAGTCCGTTTGCTATACGCTCAGCGAAGAGCTTCTTCAGATCCATTACTGAGTAACGACGTTCAACTTCGCGACGACGCCGGAAGAGTTCAGAACCTCGATCGTCACATCTTCCTGAGTCGAATACTTCGTCAGGTCAATCGGGATGATGCCGACCTGTCTTACATCAACACTGAACACGATATCATCACCCTCACTGATTCGAATCTCAGCATTGCTTGGTGCGGAGTCAAAGCTGACATAGATGAAGTCGACATCATTCATTCGGCCATTATTGAGAATGACCTTAATGTCCTCGCCTGCTGCGCTTGTACGATGAATCATACTTATTCCTCCGAGTTATCGGCACCGACTATTTCAGCCATGATTGCCATTGCGACGTCTCGGGCCACGTCTTCGTCGACGCGTTCAGAAACGATCTCGATGATTGAGTCAGCAAGGCGTGTGATTGATGCCTTGTCCAAAAGGAAGCCCGTTGATTGTTCCAATTTGTGACAGCTTGCAACAAGCTTCTCGATCTTCATTACGAGATCGCTAATCTTGTTAGATGCAAGTACGAAGTCAGTATTTGATTGACACTGATTCACTGTCTCTTCGAGCATCATTCGCGTGATGCCTACTTCCTCGCGGAGTGACTTCACCTGATCATTATCGGCGAATTCCTCGACGCGGGCTTGGAATTTGCCAAGGCGGTAGTTTCTCATGCTTGCCCTCTCAAATTCCTTGACTCTGGATGCATTGTGTCTTGGGCAGTGGTTGAAGTAGCCCGAACCATCGGGCTTCTCCATTGCCTTGTAGGGGCATTGCCCATGCTTGCCGGATGCTTGACACCGATGTGGATCATCTGGTTCGCATCTCTCGAACTTATTATCTGACATGGTGTCAAGCTCCTGCGTTATTGATTAGCTGATGGTAGTGCCGTTACCTTCGACTTCATCGTCGCTTTCGACTTCATCGTCGCCTCCGTCGGCTACGACTGTGTCGTCGCCTTCATCAGCTACGACTGTGTCGTCGCCTTCATCAGCTACGACTGTGTCGTCGCCTTCGACTGTGTCGTCGCCTTCGTCAACTACGACTTCATCGTCGTCGTCGCCTTCGACTGTGTCGTCGCCTTCCGATGTTCCATCACCGTCACCAACTGGATCATCCGCTCCAGTATCAGATTCCTGATCACCCCCTTCGTTGTCACCATCGGAAAATACTTCGTCCACGAGTGTAACTCGCATGTCGCCCGGTTGGGCGGGTGGGATAGTATCCTGCGAGGTAAAGACTGACACGGCTGGTGTCGAGAGGTTACCCGCGTTGTCCACGTTGCGAAGTTCGAGTGTTACCTCGACTTGCTCAGGGACATCGAAATGGAGATCAGGTTGATCTTTCGGAATGTCGACGGTTTCTGATACCGTCTCATCTTCGTCACTCACGTAAGAGTACGTGAATTTACGGCTGACTGTGTCTCGATCCACAACTGGTGGGAAGAGGACTGAATATCGTAGCATGGTACCGTTTGCTCCTCTGTTCATTACATATATTGGGCCGGGTTGACCCGGAGTTCGGAGAAAGTCCAACAACAACTGTCGGATTAGATGTTTCATGGGCCACCCTCCAATCGTAGTGTACGGTGGTTCTTGATCTTGTTCGCGATCTCTTTTAGCGAAGCTTGGATCTCGGCTTTCAAGTCGGGATCGGAATCTAACTCTTCGCAGATTAAGGATTGGAGTCCAGTATTAGGCATTGCAGCTTGGACCTGCGTGGGTACTGCTGGCTGAATGTCCTGTTGTACCGGTGTTGTATCGCGACCATTTATCGCATTAACTCCGAAATACAGGGCGGCAGCAGATGCTAGCCCCACGAGTGATGATTTCCAATAAGGAATACCCGGACGAGCTGGTTCTTCAAGAACTGGCTTGTTAGCTTCGACTTGAACATCAGACGGTGATGACACCACGCCATCTGACGAATCAGATGGCGTAGGTCGTTCCGGCTGCTGCTCCGAAGCCGTGGGTTGTGGCGGGGTCGGATTATTGATGACTTGAGTGACCGACTGGCGTGGCCGTTCGGACATGTTCCACCCGAAGGTGGGTGCATCTCTAGGATCTAACCCCATAGCCTTATAGGAAGCCTTCAACGCGACCTCTTTATCAGAGACGCTGTGGAAGGTTCCTATGGCTTGGTCCATCGCTGACTTTGCCTGAAGCATCTCTTTGGTCCAACTCAAGACGTCTTGGCCGTCGCCTGAGTTGGTTGTCATCAGAGATTGCAAGTCTTGCAAAGACAGTTCAGTCATTCAACTATGCCGTAGGAGTACGGTTAGCTGTGTTCATCATCATAGCTGAAAGTGCAGCTGTGAGTGCTGAAGCCTGACCGTCACCGGCTGACGCAGAGCGGTTCAAAGTGCCGATGGAGTGTGCTTCAATTGGATTCGTTTGTGCCGCTCGGACACCCATCATTGCTGACAGACGGCCAGCGTTCTCAGTCGCGTTCTGGATCGACAGGTTGCCGATTTCTTCCAGGCGGGTCGCGGCATCGAAGCTGGACGCAAACGAGGTAGCGATTGCAAACTTCATAGTATCACTCCTTCAGGGTGATACGAGCCTCGTCATCGAGACTCTAGGACGTTGGCGTGCGAGTGGCAATATTCATCATCATCGCAGCGAGAGCGGTAGCAAGGCTACCAGCCTGACCGTCGCCAGGAGCGGCGGATCGATTCAGAGCCCCGATGGCGTGAGCCTCAATCGGGTTCGTTTGGGCGGCACGTACGCCGAACATGGCGGACAGACGGCCAGCGTTCTCAACAGCCTGTTGGACCGACAAGTTGCCGATTTCTTCCAGACGGGCCGCAGAATCATAGCTTGTAGCTACAGGGGTTGCAACAGCAAAACGCATTGTGTCATTCCTCTATCAAATTGAAGAGAGTGGATAAGTCAGAAGCCATTTGGTGACTCTCTTCGGAACACCGGTGGCTTCCCAGTTGGGATAGTCGGCCAAGAAGCTTCGTGTTGTTCGTCTCAATTGATTTCAATGTGAGACGATTCTGTGCTTCGATACGGGCAATGACATCGGAATTGTCCCGCTGACTCAGTGCATCGAGTGAGCGGGTGATCTGTGTGAGTAACTGAGTGTGTTGACTTAGGTACTCTTTGAGATCCGAGTTATCATTGGCCGGTGGCTGACTTGCGATGGAGCGTTGAATCTCCACCAACAAGCCAGCGTTATGTTTCAATGCCTCAGTCAAAGGGGTTAGGTCAAGCTGAGTCTTGCGGCCTTCCAGTGCTGCAAGGATCGTGGTGGCTTGATTCAGTTTCCGAAGAACTGCGGTGTTGTCTTGTTTCGATTCAAGGAGCTTCCGGAGTTCCCGGATCTCCTTGATGAGTGCTTCCATGTTGCAGTTGCATCCGGATGGTTGCTGCACCGGAGGCTGTTGTGCCGGTGCTGGCCAGTCTTCCATCTGAATCGGCGGTTGCTGAGTCGAAGGTGTCCACTGCTGTTGTGTCGGAGGTGGTTGTAGTGATTGCACATCCAGTGGACGCCATCGACGACCGTCCCAGATGTATGAGCGGCCGTCGCAAGGTAGTCCTCGTGGAATTCGACATCCAGTCCCAGTGCAGTCCCATTGCTGAGGCTTACCAGATTCACGTGGGATAGGTTCACCTGCCCGATACCACGACGACCATCGGTTTTGAAACTGCTGGACTGACTCGTAGCCATAGTGCTGTCGTAAAGCCAATGGCCATCCGTCTTCCAGTCCGGTGTCGATGAAATCGACTACAACCCGATGACACTTGTGATGGATCAAAAACTGGACCATTCCACGCCCTTGAGCATACGTCGGTCCGGCGTCTTTGCGGTATTCAAGTTCACCGATGATGTTCTTGAACAGAATCAGTTGCCTGTTGTTGGCGTAACTTAAAAGATTACGCTTCAACTTGGCGATCTCTTCTGGATGCTCCTCAGTGCTGGCTGCACCTTCATCGAACCAGCGTGGTAGCTTCTCCGCGAAATGAGATGCCAAAACTGTGTGTAACACTTCGTGAGGGAGTACCGAGTCCAACATCCGCTTCCGACTGCCTCGGATTGTCATATCCCATCCGTAAACGACGTTACCAGTGGGACGCTTTCCGATGGTGTATCTTGTAGATCCTTCAGATTTCTGGGCGGGGATCACCCGGATGGGGCACGGTCTCGACCATTGAGGGAGTTCCTTACCTAGCCACTTTACGGCTAGTGTTTTCCGGTACTGCTCTGCGGCTTGTCTTACTTCTGCATCTGGGCAGATGAAATTCTGTGCTAATACTGCGTTGGGAAATCCTATCAGGAATGCCGCAACAAAGACGATGTTTCTCATATTGACCTCTCGATGGCTGTACGGAATCCACATCGGGTTCGCCCAGGTGGGTGACTCCACTACTCCCTCTATAGTATACTAGACTAAGTCTCAGAAATAATTGCACAGATTCTTGCCACATCGGAATACGCCCAGCCACCGTTTCCGCGGATTGGGTATGGATGGTGTAGTATGGCTTTCCGCGGATTGGGTGCCTACGATGTGCTACAGGCTTCCGCGGATTGGGTGTATTTGACCCACCCACAGGCTTCCGCGGATTGGGTGTATTTGATGTACTACAGGCTTCCGCGGATTGGGTGTATTTGATGTGCTACAGGCTCTCGGCTCTTGATTCTTAGAGATATTCGCTCTGCGGACTTCGCTTACTTGCTTCTACGCTTCGATGCTTCCTCGCTCCATTTGACCCACCCTCCCTGAGATGGGAGCCGAGAGTCGCAGGTTAAGAGTCACGGCCCTTGAGATGGGAGCCGAGAGCCTCACCGCTCCGCGAAACGGCCTGCGGAAATTCCGTATAATTCAGAGTCGATGGGGCGTTGTATCATACTGACAACACTGCCATTTTGACAGGTCAATTTGACCCACCCTGTCCTCATTATGACTACACCTGCCATTATGGCTGTCGTCATTGTGATGACTGCCATTGTGGCAGTGTACTCAAAGTGACGACAACTGCCATTGTGACAGTGTCACAGTGACTATGCCACCTGCCATTATGACATGTCATAATGGCAGTGTGATCAATATGATACTGCCATCTTGACAGATGTCCTCGGAATGACGACTGCCATTATGACATGTGTCGTCAAGGTGATTATTTTCGTGAATCTTTATGACGACATTCTCGTATACCAGGCATGTCCAGTAAAATCTTAGAATAATTTCGACCACAACATATAGTGGTGAACATTCGTTTTGACACAACATATTGTGGTTTGAGCGAATGTTCACCAACAGTGTTAAAATAGGGGGTTTGTATACTAGGGTGTCGCCTGCGGGTGACGCGGGAAACCGGAAACGGGGACTCGGTCGACGGGTGTTCACCTATCGGTGACGGCGTGACCGATGTTCCGCCATTTTCGAAATTCCGCGTCAACGGGGTTGACACGCGGAGGGTCTCCGCGTACAATCTGACATTGCGTGTTGTTCGTTCCCTTATGTGAAAGGTACGCTCCCGGTACAATCTGATGTTGGCGTGCGTCGTAACCCGGCTGGTTATGGGCTAGACGTACACGCTGCAACTGCCTCTGGAGGGATTACACCAGTTTCCCTCAGTGCGGATAGAATCCGTACGCACTCAGGCAAGCGGCTTACATAATCGTCTCACGGTTCGCGTTGTCGCGTATCTCGAAACCCTTACGGGCGCACGAATACGCAAGATCCGTACTGTGATCCACGAGCTAGTCAACTATAAAGCTACTAGCGTGCCGTCCCGGCTACCGGTGCATCCGATCAATGATGCATGCGGGTATCAGGTTCCTCACGTGAAAGGTTTAAGGCTAGCAACTCACGCAAGGGCAGCAGGTTTGGTGGTATCCATTGCGGCGTGAGTAGGCAAATAACCACCGATGCAAATAATCAAGAGGATCTTTTCGGGGCACCGCCCCGGCTCTTGAATCTATCCCTCGTGCGAGCACGCTGGCCAGCTAATAACCGCCAGCCTGATGCACTCTCCGGAGTGCTCCCTGCTTAGCCGTACGGGTTCCCCGTGTTCTTTACCTGAGTTCAGGAATCCCGGTTGACTTGTCCCGGCAGCCTGACAATCCGGACAGGTGGGTTCCAACGTACCAACAGAAGTGTGGGCCGGCTGGGGATAGATTCAAGGGCCGGGCAATCCCGAATCGGTGTGCAGTACCCTATTCCTTGCAATGAATGAGGTACGCTATGACTTTCGAGAACTGGGTTCGCACTGTTGAACAACCTGCTCTTCGACGCTTGGCTCGGTCCCGCCGATGGTGGTGGCCATTCTAGCCGCTAAGCCCCGCAAGGGGTGAGGTACTGCACACCGATAGAATTGAGGTGTGCAATGAAACGATCCAAACGCTCACGACGTAAGTTGACGATAACAATCGACCAGCGTTTCGTGTGGGGTCGCAGGTATCTCGATATCTACTACTACCGCAACGGTACGCTATTCGACACGAAATCGTGGTACGAATGTGCCGAAGGTTGGGCACGCAACGAAGAGCGTACGATTCCGGTGGAAACCCACCGACGTACGCGGTTCATGCTGCACAATCACACGGGCACGAATCGCCACCCGGTGCGGATGCACCAAGACTTCGCCGGTCCAGTACGGACTACCTTCCACCATAACACTACGCGGAAAGTGAAGGTACGGTACACGCAAACCCGGCAGGAAATGCTCGCGTTCCTTGCTAAGTATGGCAAGGCTATCTGATCAACGCGGTGCCTCGAAATGATCCTCTTGATAGCAGTACGGTGCTTCCAGAGGGGTTCCCGGTATCCTTGCGGCTCAACGTCGAGTCGCATCTTCCGAAACCCTGCTGGCAGGCACTGGTAGTCGGGAGCCTAGTCTTGGTTCTCGAAGCTCGGTCGATCTTAGCATCGACACACACTCTACTCGGCCTCGCGTTGTGCAAGCCCTAGCGGCGGATTTGACGACGGCGGTACAACTACTCGGCTCTCGGCTACTGGTGCTTGTCAGCACGTCCCGAAAGGACACTCTGATGACAGTACCAACAACTCCTGAACCGAAATGCAACGAGTTCGCTCTCGTCGGTCACGACCCTGCTCGCAACATCCGCGTGGACTACGGTTCAGCGGCTCAGCTTCGCGAAATCCGTGACCAGATCGCACCGGGATGGGATGCTCAGCATCCGGCAATCGTCGAACTGGCAAACAAGGACGAGGTCGCTCGTATCTTGGAGCTTCGCCAGAACGAATGGAACCGGCTCAACTCGATCCTCAAAACCGAGGACAAGTTGGACGCTGTGCCGATCACCCGCGATGGCAAGACGGTTCGTATTCCTGGGCTGGAATACGCACAGGCTGCGGTCGCCACCTTCGAATGGCTCTACATCGAGTCGATTGGGGGTGACGGCAAGGTCAAGTTCAAGAAGCCCAAGTACGTTGGGGTCACGGCGAATCGTCGTGCTTCGGTCGTGCTTGACGCTTGTGTCATGAACTACCTTAACGCGGTCAATGCTGCCGGTGACCCGAAGCTCCAGCCGGAGCAGGTCGCTGACAAGATTCCCACGCATATCCATGCAATCGTGCCTCACAACAAGGAGAAGCGTTATCTCGATGTGGCTTCACGTCGGATGGCTCAACTCCGTGAGAATCACGGTAAGGATGCAGGCTTCAAGCAGATGGCTGCGGGTGAGACGCTCGCTACGGTTCTCGATCTCGTTGAGAACTATGGCAAGTCTCAAACGCAGGTCCGCCGGGAGCTTGGTGGCTCAACCAAGGGGCTGCGATTCTACTTCGCTTCCAAGGTCGACATCTATGCTCGACAAAGGGCAGCGGACGGGTCGCTATCCAAGGAAGAGCGAGACGCGTGGGCTGCTATTCGGTTCGCCGAGCGTATCCAGCAACCCGCCACGCTCAAGGACGATGACGGCAAGTCGTACCCGAACCCGGACCACCTTCCGTGGACCTCGTTCAACCAGTACGCCTTCCAAGGTCAGGGCACGGTCATTGGCCACCCCGACTTCATCTATCCAATGGGCAACATGTGCGAAACTGATCGAAAGTTCAACGACGAGAATACTCGTCGTACGGGCTTGAATCCGCCGAAGCCGGAAATGGTTCGGCCGACGCCTGACATTATGAACGCGTGGATCGAGCGACAACTGACTGGCAAGAAGACGCGGTCGAAGCAGATGGAGCGTGACTCCATCAACTCGATGGCCGACACTCACGCCAATCCGTTCGTCAAGCTCGCGATGCAAGCGGTCGATCAGGACGATGCTACCAAGCTCACGGAGACGGTTACCCGTGCTCCCGCTTGTCAGTACCTGATCGGCGTCGATGATGTTACGTACCAGCAAATCGAGATGACATTTGCATCTCTCGGTGACCTGGAAGAGGAAACACAGCGGACACTTTGGAGCAGCTTCCAAGAAGCTGTGACTGAAGCCGCCGCTGCCTCGGACCCTGTTACTGGCGATGTAGACGCCTCCTCAGAGACACCCGATACGTCGGATGCCTCGGCTTAGTCAGTAGCTCTGCTCCCTTCACCGGGAACTCCTCTGAAAGTGCCGTACTGCCGAGAGATGGGAGCCTTAGAAATGAGGTACCTATGACTGACTTACAGCAAGTAGTGACTGACGCTATCGAAATGTTGATTGCTACTAATCGGTTGGACATGCCACATGCTCGACGTGTGGAGATGACCAAGCTGATTGGTCGTCTTCAGCAAGCTCGTACAGATCTGAATCCCGAAGTGCGGATTCAGGTTGTGTTCTCGTATGACCACGGTGCCTCGAAGTGGGAGCCGACTGTTCATCGGGTGCAGAGTTCGCAAGATGCTTGCGATGCTTTCAATGCCGTGATGTTGACGTGTCACCAGCTTGACCCGCAACTGATGGGTAAGCATCGCGTAGTTGAGGAGGATGGGGTGTACACAATTGAACCTGCGGTTTAACTAGGCTCGGCTCCCGGCTCTCGGCTCCGGCTTACCGCTGACATGGCGTATCGGTGGGTTCAATTCCCACCCGGCGGTTTAAGCTCCGTACTGTGATTTACATCGGACCTGCCCAGTCGAGCGGACGTGGTAGGCACCTCGTCATGTAGGCTTGGTTTGTCCCGATATGCCGCGTTTCTTAGTGATTTCGGCTCATTTAGGGCTGGAATCGTCTTCTCTGAGATGCCCATTGAGGGTCAAACCAGCCTACAGCCGAGAGCCTAAACACGAGATTTCGCAAGTCGACACTCGACAACATCGAAATCGACGCTCGATATAGGCAGAACTGCCAATCATGGGCACCCGCTAGAAACGCGAGGTGTCTATGATTTCAGAACGCATCAAATACACCGTGACCGCTGCCACTCAGAAAACGTACGGTTCGGTCGGGTCACTTGACCCGATTGCCGGCCTATTAGATGGGATGTCTGGACTAATCGACAGCCTGAACATTCGGGCTGAATTCGAGACATTCGAAGACGCACTGCGTCAGGCTCTCAACGCTTTCAATGCTCAGGAGCATAAAGTCGAATGCTTCATCATCTGGCAGGGTTCACGTGCGGTTGGAACTGTCCTCTATCGTGAGGATGGTCGGCTCGTCGTGAGCCGTACAGATCAGCCAATGTACGCTGTCGTAACAACGACCAGCGGTGCCCTCAAGGTTCATGGGTCATTCATGAACCCTGACACATCTCAAGCCTTCAACGATCGAAAGTTGCAAGGCTTAGGTGCGGTCAAAGTGATTAACCTACCCGAATAATTCCCAATTCGCGGGTGCCTGTGATTGGCAGTTCTGGTTCGATTGACTGTCTAGACAGGAGGACGCTATATGTCCAAATCTACTGATGAGATCGACGTCAACTACGAACCCTTGGAGTTGGCGGAAATCATGCGACAATGCCAGTGTCCACTGGCTGAGGCCAAAGCCCTACGTTCGCATATTGTGAGTGAGGGCGGCTCGGTGCAGGAGTTCCTGCTAACAATGAAGGATCGTGAGTCTGAGGCCAGCAATGTGCTGGCCTTATTCGATGCCGCTGAGAGATTGGTCATTCTTGCAGGGAATGATTATGCGATGGCTCGGGAAGTTCTTGAGTCTTATCTTAAGTTCAGAAACGACTAACCGACAGTCAAGCCAGAACTGCTAATTGGCAGTTCCGAGTCCGATGCTCTCACCTAGAATGTGAGGTGCCTATGAGCGATCCACGTGAAATGCCAGAGGTGGCGTCACTTGTCCGCCGGACAGGTGCGTCAATAGCCGAGTGCAAACTATTGCGTCAGATGATTCTGGACAGTGGTCGAAGCGTGCAGGAGTTCCTGCTAGATGAACGTATGCCGGGAATGCCTAGCTCAAAGACACTGTTCACGGCTGCTCGTGAGTTGATAAAGCTGGCTGGTTCGTCGCAACGTGCGGTCGAAGCTGTCCAAGCTGTAGCAGGAGCGATGTCTTCAGACGGTGAGTAGTATCGGCTTGGAGCTGTCAATGGAAGCATCGTACGAGTGTCGAGAATCCGGGAGCTTGCTGGAAAGCGAGGTGCCCTATGCGTAAACGTGCTGACCTACTCGAAGTTGTCGCTCACTACGGTGAGGATGATATGCTGCAGAGGTGGGGTCAAATACCAAGGTCTTCACACTGTATCCGCATGATTACGAATGACTAATTGCAAGCTCCCGGATTCTCGGCACTCACCACTTAACCAAAGGAATGGATATCATGAAACGACTCATCATCGCCCTGATCACAATCTCGTGTCTTAGCGGGTGTGCTGGAATACAGCACCCTACGCAATGGGACTGGGGTCCACGGGTTCCACAAATCGATCGATAACCAAGGAGGGTTATTTAACCGGGCTTGACTGCTTGACCAGCAAGTCTGTAGACCAATTCACTGGTCGGAATCGCGGTTAGCCGTGAGCCGAGAGTTGGGGTCCGGTTATTTATATTACAGGGCTCTCGGCTCCCGGATGTGTTGTCCGGGGCTGAGAGCCTTGCAATATTGGAAGTACCGTGCTGCTGGAGCCTTTAGAGATGAGGTGTCCTATGATTACTGTACTCGGGCGTAAGCTCACAGTGAAGTATGAAACGTATCAAGCTACGGGGAAGCCAGCTATCTGCTTGCTGGATGGTGAAGAACCATTCGCAACACTCACGACTTCCGTGAGTGAAGCTGACATTCCGCCGGGTTCGGTTCTCATCAAGACTTGGAGTACTCACTCCGAATGGTGGGAAGAGGCTGCTACTCAGATCTGTACTGTCGACCCCGAGGGTCGGAGTATTGATTCCGGGTTTGTGACGGCTCCTGTCTGGTTCTTGAAGGCTCGTGTGTTCCTCGATGAATATACCACAGTCAAGGACAAGCTCAGGGCTGTCAGAGGTGTGGCTGGTAACGTTCAAGATGCTGCTCGACATTGTCTGTCGAGTAATTGTCTGGATCAAGGGGCGTACATCCAGTTTGGTGCTGACCTCAGGACTTACAATCTGTGGGAAGCACTGTTGTACGCCGCGACTTATGAAGATGGAGGTGCGTATGTTACAGGGTCGGTGGCTGCTACGTTGTCAGCCGTAACACGACTTGTTTGAATTTCATGGCTCCAGCAGTACGCTGAGGTTTCCCATGCACTGATTCGGCTAACGGACCCATCACGTTCGTAACGTGATAGGGTTGGTGAGCGGGATTCAGTGCAGTATTTGCGGAGGTGCCACATGGCAAGGCGTAAGCTTGCCGGCTCCACCATCCACGATGTTAAGGTTGGGATCGTTGCGATCTTAGTCTTATGTGTGATGGCTGCGAGTACGGCTACCCTGCTCCAGTCTCACCGCCGGCGTTACCGCCCGGTTGTGATCGAACCTTACCGTTCGTATCGTGCCAAGCGGGAGATTGAACGCCAGATGGATGGTCGGGAGTTGGGACGATGATTGTTATCGATGCATTCGGGGCCTACACTTGTGATCAGGTTTATCCTGATTACGAGTCGGCGGTTACCGACTTGTTTCAGAATGCCCACTACCTCGGGAACGGGGAAGAGGTTCGTATTCTGAATGACGACGGAGGACTTGAAGGTCTGGCTGTACGTAACGGTCAGATGTTGATGCTCATGGATGTTACACAATGTGGATTTCGAGTGGAGGTTATCAATGAACGTTAGCGTGGCTCAGGTGCAGCAACTATCTGTTCCTTGTCGTCTCGCTATTGGCTACCAGTCCTCACCCCGGTTGAAGAAGTCATGCCCTTGGGATGGCGTTATCAAGACATCGGCCTTTATTGGCTATCTTCGACCTCCGGGGACTGGTGTCCGACAGTGGGGCAAACGGAACGGCAACATTGTCGAGCACAATGGGAAGACTTACATCGAACTGGCTGACTTGGTTCGTGGTAAGGATTCCTACATTGACGCGGCCGGTAATGAACTTACGTTCGAAGACCTAGTCGATTGGCTGGGGCCATCAGCCAAGAAGCCGGTGATTGGTTCACCAGCAGGGGTCAGGTCATTCGAACTGACCAAGGTCACTCACTTATCATTGGAGGGATAATGTTGAAGATATCTGAATATGCTTGTGCGTCCTCGGACTCGGACTTCGAGGCCGACATCATCGTACGGGCTGGCCCCAATGTCCAGCTTCGGCTTCAAGGTGACGACCAAGTCTTCATCGAGATCGAAGATGGTATTGTCGGCAGTGTTGCATCTAACGGTGACACTATCGAGTTCTACCACTTGCCCTGTTCACGGGCTTCGGTTGGTACGGTTCTGGCTTGGAAGGATGGTGTTGATCTCGCGGATCGTGGGGATACTTACACTATCGACATTAAGTCGGAGTCTGGGAATCAGTTCCTTAAAGGGACGTTCGGCATCAACTACGTGCTTGGCGTGATAGCTCGGCACACGGCTCTCGGCGATACGGTCTCGGCTCACGGCCCTGGCTTATCGTACCGGTCTTCGTAAACGAACAAAGCCCCGCATCAGCCACTGTGGCTGATGCGGGGCTTTCTCTATTTGTCTTGACAGTCACGAGCCGATGGCTGATGCGGGGCTTTCTCTATTTGTCTCGACAGTCACGAGCCGACGGCTGCCATCAGTTCATCCACGTCGATGTCTCTGGCCTCGATTAGTAGCAGTTTGGATGCTGCCTCGAATCCTGCCCTGTAATCTTCGCCGTGGGCTACCTCATCTGACTCGGTCATCTCACGTAGCTTCCGCTCTCGTGTCCTGTTGATGAGGTTGTTCATTCGATAGAACAGTTGGGTGGCTTCTTGAACTTCCTGAGCGTTCATGACTTCCCGACCTTTCGGATGCTGGCGGTACTGCCGGTTGTGGTGACTATGTAGGTGCCGTCATCAGTCTCGACGACATGCTTGCTGTCTGGAGATTGATAGGCTAGATGGATAGACAGGCCATTGACTAGCTTCGAGTAGTGGGCTAGCTTTGCTTGTGCATCTGCCAGAACTCTGACTGTCTCCTTCAGGCGTGGAGGTAGTAGGCCTTCGGCCTGGCAGATATGGTAATTTAACAGTCTTTGAGGGCTAAGTGCCATGCGATTATGCCTCCTGCGATTAGGGCTGTGAATGTCAAGGCTCCGTAGAGCATAACCTTGGCTGGATCGTCATAGGGTCCGGTGTCATACCAGCTATCGAGATTGCGGATCTCTTCCCACTGTTGGGTGTGCTTGTTGTAACCTTGCCAGTTACCATCCACCCAGACTCGGCGGACTTTGACGTAGCCTTTACTCTTGAGTGTGTACGGAACATCGGCCCGACGTTGAGTGTAGAAGATCATGGTTATCCTTAACTATGCGGCTGGGCTTATCCGAAATGCGACCACCATCGGCTAGGTTTTCAAAGTAGAAGTCATGGTCATCCCACACTAACATCGCACGGACTACAGGATCACCAGTTGGGAAGTACAGCTTGAACCTCCCGTAATCCTGAGGATGCTCTGTCGGCTTTACAGGTACGGCTCCCAGCGATTCGTACTCGTCAGCATCACAATGCCAGCAGGTTAATGTGGGTCCGTCCCATTCCATTATGCCACGGCAGGCTTGGCACAATGTTGGCGGTACCCAGTGCATCTTGAAGAGTCGTTCCCACCATGAGCGTGGGATCATGCCTAGAGCTTCGGCTTCTGCTTCCTCGTGCGACATACCGCCATCGATGTTCTGGGTATACAGCTCGTCGCGAAGCTCATCATTTGGGGTTCCGATCATGATCGGAATCGGAATTCGTGGTTTACGCAGACTTCGAGAGATCCGACGACGAAGTGTACGAGTGGCAGCCACTTCCCGCAATGACCGTTGGGTTTCTCTACACTATCGGGAGGTGTGTAGTTCTTGCAGTTCCCGCATACGGCTGCGGTTCTCAGGCCGATCTTCTCCTTAAGGTCTTCAATCTTCACATTATCCTCCCGGCGTTATCAAACCACTCACGATACGTGACGGTTCGGTTAATCTGGACAGTGTCAGTTGTAACTTCTACTTCCACCAGTTGCCCGGCTTCGTAGTTATTATGCGGTACTTCGAGGTAGGTGTCCTCGTAGTTGCAGAATGCAGTACCGTTCTTGATGTGATCTATCCGTAGTTGGAGGATCACCTAGCTTGGTCCCTCATAGTAACTCCAAGAATGCGTCATGTTCGGGTTGGGGAAGCCCGCCGAAGTCCTCAGGGAAGTAGACTTCTAGGATAGCGTTATTGGACCAGCGGGTTCTGAATGTGTTATACAGAGCTGGCAATGGTATTACGACCTCGGTGTTGAACTTCTCCTTCCTATCTACTTTCTCTGAGATGTATATGCACATCCACCTCAGACTATTCAAGAGTCCGGGGCTGGGTCTGTGTGAATACACATCGATTACTGTGGGGATTTCGTAGTGACCGGCTACATCCTGATACGACCAGTTGATCGGAATGTTCGCCATGACTGCGTCATTGGTCACGACGCAATCAGTGTTGGGATTGATCACCAGCCCATTCTTCAAGATGTATAGTCTCATCGGAATGCTTCGACTACATGAGGTAATTGCTTGAGCCTTGCGATGATGTTCGAGTGTATCTGACTCACGCGGGATTCGCTCACCCCTAGGGTCTTCCCGATTTCCTTCATTGTTACCTGCTCGTAGTAGTACAGGATAATGATGAGGCGTTCGTCCTTGTTCAGACCCTTTGTCACGGTTCGTAGGATGTCTAACCGTTCAACAGGATCGTCGTCCTCGACTCCGACTTGTACATCTTCCAGATAGAGGGACTCATTGCTACTGTGTCGTGTTCGGATCTTCTGAGCTAGTGACTTCACGTGGATTGGGAATGACTCTTCCCACTCCTTGACTGTTAGATGATCCTTCGGATTCAGGCCCGCGTCTTCCAGCTTCGTACGCTTCCTTTCCTTGCTTCTTGCTAAGCGAGGCACCCAGTCCTGCTGACGTAGCTCATCGAGGGAACCGCCTCGGATATGAGGTGCCATGAAGGTTGTGAACTTAGTTGACCCATTGTAACGGCTAATGGCTTCCATCAGTCGGATCATGGCTGCTTGGATCATTGCTTCCGTGTCGGCCTGTTCCGGCAGTCGGGTTAGTTTGGCTTTGAGATACCTTTCGGCCCAGGGTCGGTATTCCTCGACTAACGCGTTTCTCGTTTCGATGTTCGGGCTGTCCCAATAGGCCAGCCAGAGTTCAGGGTTCTGCTTTGGCAGTTGGTATCCAACTGGCACCTTGAGGCGTTCCTCCACAGTCTGTGTCGAAACGCCTAGCTTCCTTGCTGCGGCTTCGTAATCGCCCTTGCAAGCTCGTACTGCTTCAACTGTGTCAGTTAGCACAGTTTGTGACGTAGTACGTGGCATACATCCTTCGCATCTTGAAGAGCCTCATGGGCTACAGTAGTGTTCTCCATGCCTGCTCGTTCTTTGCAAAGGCTTAGGTTTGGAGGGGCTTCGTCACCCGGTTCCATGTACAGGATTGCCGGGTCGAGTGTTCGGTGTCGGAAGTTGATCATCGGGTCTAGATGTTCTTCCAAGAACGGCAAGTCGAAACCTGCGACATTCTTGCCAGCGGCAATGATCTTGTCAGGATTGTACTGCCATGATTGGAGGAAGCTTCGGATGACCACTCCGGCATGTGCTGGGTATGTCACAAACTCACCAGTCTTCATTCGGACGGCTGGCAAGTGATTGGGTGTGAGTTCCGGCATCAACGGGTAGCCGTTCTCTTTGCAGTACTCGATCTCACCAAGAGTACGCACATACTCAGACCACTCCGCGATACGCTCATCGAGTTCTGTGAGATCCATCATCTTCAACAGGTGCCACAACTCTGCGTGCATCGAGGCACAGTAGGCACTCGTGCAGTACAGATCGAGCGGGTCAGGCGTGATGATTCGGAGGGTTGGCAACTGATCAACTGGTTGAGGGTTCGACACGAACAGTTCGTCAAGGACGATACCTATCTCAAGCAGGTCATGCCAGTAAGGGTCGAGACCTGTTGTCTCGATGTCGATTGATACATATTTCATGGCTGGGCGGATTCCGCATCGGCTAGGATCAGGAGGTAATCCGTACAATCGTCATATACGAGATAATTGTAGGCTCGTCGTAAACCCTTATTCTCAAAGGGTTTACTTCTTACGTCTTCTACTTCTACTTTAACTCCAGAACTTTCGTCTTCTCATTAAATAGTAGAGAAACATAGTGGGAATATAGGGGAAGTTGTATACGTAAACCTGTAGCGTTCGGCTGTCGGCTGACGATCAGCTAACGTGCGTTTTAAGGCGGCTGTCGGCTCACGTGAGACGTTCTATTTAGTTGTGCGATTGGTAGGTCACGTTCTGAAACTGGACTGTAGAGAGTGTCTGACGACTGGGTGATTTCACATCGAAATCCGCTACGGACAGTAGCCCACAGTCGGATTGTCTTTGTGAACATCGAACTCATCTGTCGGGAACTGACGGAGATCGAATGGTTTGACGATCAGATGGTAACCGTTAGGAGTCAGTACCTTTGCGATCACATCTGTAGGAGGTTCAACCTCTTGATTACGATCGTCTACATCAATGATCCATCGCTTCTCAGATCGTCGCTTCCCACACGCCTTGCTGAAGGCATTTCGAGATGCCTTGTAATCACCATTGCGTATGTACTTGGCCTGTGCCTCCAAGGCTGTCAGTGCACAGTCTTCCCAGTTCCGGCGATTGATGTTGACGTATGCCCTTGCATTTAGCTTCAGGCACAGGTCTCGAATCTCATCGGCTTTCGAGTCGTAGTTCTCACTACTCCCGAAGTAGTATTCCCGCACGACCACCGAGTTCTTGTGTTGGCCGGGATTCTCCTTGCGACGCTTGATCACTTGACACCAGTAGAAGTGCTCTTCGTCGAAGGTCATCAGACCTCGTAGGTGTTCGAAGTTATCGATCATCGATTGCGTCCAGTATTGGTTCCCAGTTGAACCACTCGCCGACCTCGACTATGGCTTCAGGTGTTGTAGAGTTCCTTCCGAAGTCCTTGACAAGATCATCGACTGATTCTGAGGGGTCGTGGCCTGCCAGCTTCATATCAATGGCTATCACGTAGGCGGCTAGAGCACCACTGAGTGCTTGCTTCTTATCCATCGATTCGCTTTCTAATCCCCACCAGCCCGTGACTCTCAATGAGTCGTTTCGTTGAGATGGTCTCAGCAGTCGGTAGGACACAGACACATGCGAGGAGTCGTTCGAGTGTTATGTACTCGATTACTTCAGGTGAACGTTGTTGCTGCCAGTCCATCTCATAATACCCATACTTTTGAATGTAAGGGTGGAGGGGATTGTTTGTGTTACCGAGAGAGTGCCCAGCGAGCGAGTTATTTGTGCTAGTGAGTGCGATGTCTCGCTGCTTTGGATAATGCCAATGGTCCGGTACACGTTCTGCAAGTTCGTAAAGACGCGTCTGCATCCCACGCCACTGGTGATTTGTGTAGAACGGTTTGATTCGGACACCTTCCAGTGTCACGTCTTTTGAACGCGTCAGTACGATTGGAGTCGTGGTAACCACAACTGCGGCTGCCATCGACTTCAAGAATGCTCTTCTACGCATCTTGTATTACCTTGTCCAGAGTTCTATCTTGGAGATGATTGGCAACCACCACGGCCACTTATGGTCGGGGTTCTTGTACCGTTGCTTGAACTGTTCGACGCATAGTCGTTCAGCCCATTGGTTAATTCGCAATCTCATAACAGGGCGAAACTCCCCTCGGGGAACTCATGCCAGTTGTAGGCGAGCAGCACTCCTATGTCGATGTGCTGATCTACATCAGGTAGGACACCTGCTCTTGTCAGATCGTGACGGTTGAATTGAACCGTTCCGTCTGACTTCATCAAGGCTCGTTCACCTTGCAGACCTTCAATAGGTCCGATATACTCCACGAGTCTTTCAGCAGCCGTGATCATCGTGATACTCCTGATGGTGTTTGAATGTTCCGTTACACCAGAATCCCCATTCCCGGATCATAGGTCCGACAATGAAGATAGTGTGGGCTGGTCTTCCATTGACCAGCTTGATAATGTGCTTGTGGATGGCACGTCGGAAGACTAGGCTCCCGGCTCTCCGCCTCTTAACTGTCCCATCTGGGAACTCTTCGTAGTACCCATTCTTCAGACACACGGACAGGGAGATGAATGGGTGATCATGATGGGCTCGATGATCGTCATCTCGCATGAACTTGTGATAGTAGACGTTGAACCAGCGGTTCTTCGGGAACAACATACGACGGTGCAGATAGACCTCACCGCCAACTCGGATCGTTTCCTTGAATAGCATCCAATCCTCTCTGTACGTCGGCTAAGTGGGCTGCGGCTGTTGCTTCATAGCTCCCGGTCAGAGATCCCGACCTTGGCACGGCGGCTTTAGTCATTCAGCAGGACTCCATTAAGATGGTCAAGTTCATGTTGAAAGACCACGGCTTCACGTCTGACCAACTGACGGGTAACACGTACACCGTCAGGGTCTGTGAATACAACCTTGATCTTTTTCGAGCGGCTCTTCTTGATTTTGAATCCAGGGATCGACAGACATGATTCATAACCATCGATCATAATATCACCCCATTGGATGACCACAGGATTGAAGGCGAAGTATCCATCGAACAGGAAGTATCGGTTCCGAATGCCGACTTGTGGGGCTGCCAATCCTATAGCATTTGGGATGCTATTATAGAACTGATGGAACTCATGGAGTTCATCTTGGCTCGGCATGTCGCCGAGAGGCATCAATTCACTCAAGATCGGATCAGGGTAAAGCTTAATTTCCACGGTAGGTATGCTCCAATTGTTCTAAGAGTACAGGATTGTGGATATGCACCCATAAAGGCCAGAAGGACGGGATACCTCCACTGAACCAATCGCCCTGCCACTCACCGGTGTGTTTGTTGCGTCGGAATTGTCTGTAGTAACTTCCACATAACCCGTAGGAAGGGTCAGTTGACCAATTGAAGTATTCCCAAGGGAACAGCCATTCAATCAGTCGTCCCAGTAAGTCCATGAGGATGAACCTTTCCACTCTTGAATGACACGAAGGTAATCTCACCGCTGGAGATGTGGTTATCACCAACAGTACAATTGCAGAGGACTGCGATACTTGTTCGACCGTATCGCTTCACGCTCATTTCGATGTCTACTAGATCACCGAGCTTGGCTGGTGCCAGGAAGTTGACCTTGACATTGACTGTTCGGATCTCGTCGCAATCAGTTGGTACGAGCAGGCGTTGCACATAGATCGCTACTACACGATCCATCTGAGTGAGCATCGCTCCACCGTGAACCATCATCTTCCCGTCTACTTCCAACGGGTTACAATGCTCAGGATATACCTGAAAGCAATGTTGCATTGTCTTGTCCTTATAAGGGCAGTTCATACATCCGAAGTCACAACAGTAACCTCTACTCAGCAGGAACTTTCGGCTCAATGGTAAGATAGTGATCTCCCGCAGGTGCCATCAGTCGCTTCATCTTGAAGACCGCTTCTTCACCACCATACCAGTAGGCACCAACCATCGCCAAAGGCGGTACGATTAGTCCTAAGATGATGAACACGACGACACATTTGAACAGTCGATTGAATGTCTTCTCTCGCATTAGACTTCCTTCCCAATGGTTAGTAAATGCCTCAGGGTGGAATCGAACCACACTTCATTTTGACACTGGATAGTTACATAGCCATTACAGTCGCATGGCATCTACCCTCGGGGAACCATTCCCAATCCTCGGCTCCGGGCTTATTGACCGGCTTTGCTGGTTATGGCATTTGCTGCAATCATAGCTGCACCACGTCCGGCGAGTCGTTTGAACAACCCATCCTTCTCGGCATCTGTCTGGAGTTGAGTTGAGTGTTTCACGTCGCGAAGTCTATTGCCGTTTCACCTCCAAGCCTGTTGGGACTAGCCATATCTTGTGATCCTCGATATAGGCAATCTTGTAATCGCCAAGCTCATAGAGTTCTATTCGCTTGTCACCTTCAACCATCCCGTCATCGATAACGATACAGTTGTTGATAGTTTCGTACGGGATATCGTACTTCTTCTGCCAATGCCGAAACAGTCTCGGCTTGAACTTATCACTCATCGAATGCGACCACCTACGGTTAGGATTCGAAGTATCAACTGCCACCACGTCAGCTTCTTAGGTTGTGGTTTGAAATGGCGATTGATAAAGTCAAGTGCTTCTTCTGCGAAATTCCACCCATCACATACCTTTAACGGGTGGAAATCAAGATGGACACCTTCTCTCAAGTTATGAGGTGGATGTCCTGTCGATCTCCTCCAGTTACCCGGATCGGCGTAGATTTGGATGAACTGCTTCAATGCTTCCAACCTCTCGGCGTCGTCTTCAGGGATGAAGGCTGGATGCATCAGTTCAGGCTTAGCCTTGTACTTGTACCTCACTCGCTTTCCTTACGTTCTCTTCAGAGAGATTGGAGTAGATGTCACCCCGAGAGTCTTGCGTTTCGAGATATGCTCTGAACTCCTCGATGGTGAATGTTGTCTTCTGCGCGGCTTCCCGTTCGGTCTTATTAGCCAATTCTTGCAACCGTTCGATCTCCGACACCATGAACTCGTTCAACTTATCTCGGCTTGAATCGGGTGCATCTACGAAGTCGGCGTACATCCACCCTGAGCGTTTGATCGTGACGTGAACTCGCTCCTTGGTAATGAGTTCCTCTACGACTCCCGCCTTCTTACGAAGTTCGTGGACGGTTTCAGCCAGTTGACGTACTCGATCGGCTTCTGCCGCTATCTCACTGGCAATATCGTCAAGGCTCTTTGACTGCATCGTAAACCTCCATGTCGATGTTCAGTTTCTGACAGACCAGCTTACACCTGAGAATGTGCAGCTTGTCCTGGGTTCGACTCTTACTCAACAAGATCACTCCGGGCTTCTTGCCCGTCCAGATCGAGTAGAGTATAGCTTGGGTCGGGGCTTCCTTCCACTTGTGTGCCCACTCCACTTCGTAGGCGTGGGTGTCGCTGACCAGATCACATCTCGTGTGATCAGGCATCCTCACTTCGGAGGCGATGCTTCGTTCTTCGGCGATCCGTTCGCTGTGGCCGACTTCATTTAGATACTTCGTTTCTTGAAGCGGTACGGCTAGCAGTAAGAGCAAGGCGATTCGGCTCACGTTTCAGGACTCCTTCGAACATGTCGTTGTATTGAGGGAGTGGTAGTTCGTTGACCTCGAAAGACTCACCATCCTGTAGGATAGGTGCATACCACTGGATTTCAGGCTTACGCTCGATCGTCATGTGTTTCGATCCGAGTACGACTTGCTCAGCGTCAGGGCTGATGCCTCGATCCCTATGGATCTCAGTCATCACCCGACGCTTGCTCTTGTTCAAACAAGGTAGTGCTACTACGTTGCCTTCAAACTCGCAATACATCACACCGCCATAACCGTACTTGAGACGACCATCAGGGGAGTCAGATTGCTGTACCACTTCATTGAACTTGGGATGTTCAACATCAAAGCAGAATAGGGAACCATTGGACCCGTATTCTGCTGCTATCGGATTAGCGTGGAGCGGTCTGATCTTGATGTTCTTACCAAGATCACGCCACCGCATTGGGTTCTTCTTATTGAGTGCTACCCAATTACCCGCAGGTGCACCGTAATATCGATGCAGCCGGGACACACTGTTGACAAGATACAACTGGTGTACCTCGCCTAAAGGTGGGTATCCCTTCAAGCCATAGACTCGTGGAAGAGATACCTTTGCCCGTCCTTGGACAGTCGATGGCAAGATTAGTGCCGCAGCACCGGCTGTCATCGACTTTAGAAATGATCTCCGTTTCATGACTTAGCTTCTCCGTACATTCGGCAGACACCTACGGAACGTGCACTGCTAGGCAGGTACGATAGCCGTAATGGTGCTCGATCTGCGGTGTCACAGAACCCTTCAACCTTGAGGGGTGTCTCACTTTCTTCTGAGAAGTCGTTGAATGCTTCTTCCCACTCATCACGAGCGGCTTCCGCCGACCCTTCGTCCCTCATGCAGATGACCACCGATTCACCTGTATGAAACCATATCCGAACTGACCAGATCTCACCCATCAGATGATTCGTCCTTCGTTTGAACTTGCAACAGCCCGTAAGCTTCTGCGAAGTAAGGACCATAGCCGTGTGCTTGCTGTGCACATCGGCGAACTGTCTCAGGGTCCAGTGGTTTACTGCTGTCGGTTCGAGCATGCAACTCAGCAGCCAGAAGGCTCCCGAAGATGGCTGCTTCTGACTGGACCATCATGGCTTGAGCCTGCATTCGCACTTGCTGTTCTTGCATTTGCGTTTGCATGACTTGTTGCATCATCGGGTCGTCACCGCCCGGTGTGATTATCTTTCCACCGTTCATGAATTGCCCATCGTACTGTAGATGATTTCGCGATCTCGAATGTCGTACTGATCGACACACGTTAATTCTTCTTCGACATTGTCGAAATCATTCTCAGCCAGATGTGCTAACACAAACGGACGAGCTAAGTCTTCTCGAAGCTCCTTGACGATGATTGTCTCGCCACGGAACTTATAGACGTATGCGTTCATTAGTCGTCAGGTAACCACACTGAAATGCGACATCCTTCAGGGTCGGCGATACCACCGATGATTACACCCTTGGACCCCGGAGTCTCAGACGAGACTTCATGAGCCAGATCCACTGCCAGATTCCTGACTCGACGTGTCCCCGTCACATGGACCGTCAGTCCCTTCTCGAGTAGTTCTCTCATTCCTTCCACTTCCGCTCCTTATAAGCAGCCATTCGTCAGGATTGCTGATGTCGTACACACGACCAGCTTGAGCCGATGTCCCATCAAAGCCAGTTAAGACCACAAGGGACTCGGCTCTGGAAATATGGCGAATGATATCACCATGTTGTAATGCTTCCAGTTCCTCTTGTGTCACTGGTTTCTCCATTCTTTGAATGTTTTCGCTTGCAACTTAGTTTCAAGGGCTTTCAAAGCTGCATCGACTGTTTCACCGGTTGCAGACTCTGCGAGATGATTGCCATTGTGAGTATAGAACTCAGCCTCGTAGCAATCCCCCAAGTAGTGAATCTGGATGATCTTGTGAAGTTGTACATAAGCATCGAGACTCATGTCAGCAACCATACGGCGATCAGCCAGAACAGTGTTTGACGCATGTACCATCCCCTTCCTGAGCATAGTTGTGGGATTCGACACTTCTGAGTGGTCGCCACAAGGAACCACGCAGATAGATAGTATCGATGTTCACGGGTCGTTATCAACGGCACCGCCGCTACCAAGCTAATCACAATTGGTATGAACCAGAAGATGCCTGATGCATTCGGCGGTAGTTGAGTTCTCATTTGAACAACCTTAACTCTTTGGAGGCTCGGGTGGTTGCTGTGTACAACCATCGGACCTGGTTCCATAACTTCTCGGCAGCTTGATTGATCACGACTACCTTGTCCCACTCGGAGCCTTGGCTCTTGTGACAAGTGATGGCATAGCCATAGTCAGCGATCATCGCCTTACCGCGATACTTACGAGTCGTCTTCCAATTGGCCGACTTTGGACGATTGAAGTGACCCATCCAAATTGGCATACTCTCGTATGTTCGACCGTCGTCGGCTCTGACATCCGCCCTCGTAATGATCTTCCCCGCACTCTTGATCTTGAGTACGTCGAACATCAATCCGTTGAAGATGCCAATGCCTTTGTCGTTCTGGAGGCAGATGATCTTGTCACCCTCTTCCAGTTCCGCTGTGTGTCCGAGGTTCTGACGCTTACGCTTGTTGATCTCGACCCGCGTCCGGTTGTATCCGCAGATTATGACGTCTGCCCAATCCAAACTGCCGTACGCTTCGGCTTGCCGAGCGACGACGCATCTCGAATCATCGTCTTGCAAACCCCAATCCTGACCTAGTCGGATACGGGTGGCAAGGTCGATGATTGGATTATCCTGAGCCTGACGGTGGATCTCTGTGAGAACAACGTCAGGATCTTTCATCAAGTTGACATCACTCTTGGAGATAGGCTCCAACTGACCGGGGTCACCTACTGCAAGGATCGGCAGTCCGTAGAACTGCATATCTGCGAAGATGTCTCCACCGATCATTGATCCTTCATCAAGATCGAAGTGCTTGTATCTGACTTCCTCTTTCGGCACCCTTTGAAACTCACCGAGGGCTTCAACCCACTTGTAGATTCGAGAGTGAACCGTAGTGGCTTGTATGCCTTTCTTGACAAGAACCGATGCGGCTTTCCCTGTGTAAGCACACGGGGCACCGCCGGGTACACGTTCAATGATCTCTTTGAGAACGGTAGTCTTACCGGTCCCCGCATAACCACCTATTCGAAATAGTGGTTGATTAGTTGATAAGGCTTCAACAGCCCGATCAACTGCCGCCTGTTGGTCGCTTGTCAGCTTTACCATCGAGTATAGCTAAGACACCTTGACATGTTACTTCCAGTTGAGCTAAACGCTCGGTCACGAAGGCCATGAATTCCTCATCAATCTTCGCCTGCGGCCCTTTGGCCTGCACTTGATCTCGGAATCCTGCTGCGAGTTGCTTGACCCTCTCGTCTATTTGCTGTCTGAGATCAATCATCACTCATCCACATGAACTTCATAATGCACATTGAGAACGGTATAGACCCAGCCACGATGGCGAAGGTGTGTAGTACATAGGATGAGTCCCAAGGTGAGACGCAGGCTGCAACCCAATGGCTAAAGCAATACGGACACTTCAAGACTTTCCATTTCCTCGGTATCGGAAGTGTGCTCTTCGTAACCGTCATCGAGACAGCAGAGACTGCCATGCATCGTATTATGAAGTCAAGTAGACTCACCGTTCACCACTATCGAAGAAGGCAATGAACGGTACTTCCACTGCCTCGACTTCCACTTCACCCAATCGCCACTCGTAGTTGTATGTAGCGTCGGCTTTGGCTTCTTCGAGTGTGGCCTCGGCTCTGGCTTTCGCGTTCCTGAGATTCCGATGGCCTTGAATTACAACCAAGGTTCCCGGTCCGGGACTTGCACCATCGATTTTGAACGTGTACTTAAACATCGCGAGGGTTATCCATATACAGAACAGGGATGGTTGTTCGGCCCGCAAGGACTGACGCCCTCACTCTTAGGCTCCCGTCAATAACCTGACCGTCAGGTGAGATTATGACTGGGTGCATCACCCCTTGTAATCGAATAGATTCTTCCAAGGCTTCCAGAAGATCGACATCATGAGGTCGACCAAGAATAGTGACAAGTCGATTAGGATTGACATGTTCGATTCCTGCGGGAGTCAGTATTCGTCGCGGGATAGTCAAGGTGACTGCTCCCGCGAGTATTGATTTGATGAATGTCCGTCTATGCAGCGATTCTCTCCATCTCAGGTGCTTCCATTGGGAGAGCGTATCGGAAGTAATACGCCGACCGTCCATCGTCGTAGTAATCACGCTGGACGTGGTAGGCTCGGAAGCCCATCTCTTTCAAGAAACGCTGAGCTTCCATGTTCTCTTCATGAATCTCGATGTCGATCGCCCTCCGGCGTTGCTGTGTCAGCTTATCCTTCAGACGTCGTATCATCGACTTCGCCACCCCAGTACGTTGGTGATTCGGATGGACAGATAGCTTGAGTATTGCCAAGCTAGTGCGATGGAGTTCATACAGCATGAATCCCCTGATCTCATCGTCCACTTCTTCCACCATACCGATGCAGTTCCGTCGCCGTAGATGGCACAGTAACCCCTCTCTGGTTAGTGGATTCGCACTGGTCTCGTTTTCGACCTCCAATACTTCAGGTATGTCACGTCGCATCATCCATCGTATCACCATGAGAGCCCTTTCTCAAGTCACAATCTTTGCAGTCCGCTAATGTTATGATCTGTTCGAGTTCCATACAATACAGACCTTCATGACTACTACAGCATGATTCAACTGGTGCTAATTGTCGGAACACGCAAGGAACATTAGGGATGCATTGCCATTTGTTCTTCGGATCGGGATAGTAGCCATCCGGACATGGCGGAGGATTCCGCCCTTTAATCGGGAAGGCTATCTTACCGTTCTTCAGGACTCTCATCGAAATCCTGCTCATTAGCAGGTCTTAGACCTGCACCCTTGTTACCGATGTACTGTCTCAGCTTGGTTTGAGCTTCAAGTACATTATCGTCATGAGCTCCCGCGTCAATAGCTGTGTCTAACAGGCCGATGCAGAACGTGACTAATTCATCAGGTGTTGCATTGACCCAAGACGTGTATAACGCCTGCCCATTCAGATTACACAGAACGGAGAGAGCATGTGGGGTTGTCAGGTATTGGCCCAACTCTAACCCCACCTGCTCCACTCTGTCGTGATCTAGCATGGCTCTGTTTAGAGCCTCCGTGCCTTATCCTTTCTTGACGAAGTAGGTCGTCCCACCCATCCGTAGCTCTGTGAGAGACGTGAGCTTGAAGGTTCGAACGACGTACCCTCCGTCACGTGTCACCTTCTTGTGCTTCAGGAACTCATCGATCATGGTCTTGTCAGTAACAGGCTTCCCATCGAGGAAGTAAGACACGGCACCCTTGCCTTCACATTTCACTTGGATGTAGTGTTCACCCTTGTGTTCGACATATGGAGTGCCGTCCTTTCGCTTACCCCAGGTTCGGCCTTGGGCTTTGAAGTCGGCATTGCCAGTAGCCCGGCGGACGCCTTCCTCGTACTTGGCGTTGATGTACCCGCTGACGTTTTGAAGGACTTCCACGCGACCGTGGTACTTGTTGCCCTTCTTCCGCATATCGAGAGGCTTCCGATAGGACAGCCCTACCTTCTGACCTCTTGTTGTCTTCTTAAGAGTTGTCGCGAGTTGATTCGAGGTTACAGATTTGGTCGGTCGTGTTGCCACGTCGCGGTCCTTTGCATGTGGAATGTCGTGTGAATTCGATAAAGTCGAACATTGTGATCTTCGTGTCGCAGAACGACAAGTCATGACGTCTCCATCCGTCAGGGTCCATAACTGTGACGCCAAACAGTCCGGCCCATTCTTCTCCAGTTTTCCTTTCCTGCAAGTTAGGAACTAGTACATCCCAGAAGAACTCCTCTGAGGTTGGATTCACTTGGAACACTCCATCCAGTGGAGTGTTAATCAGCATGGCTTCAGCCGCGTTGGCTGAAGCATATTGAGTCTGGATCGCAGCTTGCATACCAGTCATGAACATCTGAAGGGCAGAATGCTGCCCATTCATTATGATTTGTACTGCGTAGTCTCTAGCATTCACTGTTCAGCCATTCTTGTAATGACTTCTCATGATCGAGGTCATGATGACCTTGCCGATTTCCGAGAATGTTGATGATCTCCACTTCGGAGAATGGGCGATACTTCCCAAGGGTCATGAAGGCTGTATCCACGCCGACATCCATCGAACGTCTGTTCGGCAGTCTGTCGTCAAGATAACCTTCTCGTTGCCAGTGGCAGTGCCCGTAGATATGGAACGATCCGTAATGACTCGCGGGCCATATCGCATGTGGGTAATGTGATGCCCAACACTTGAATCTTGAATCGCCTAAGCGATACATGTGAGTATCACGTACGAAGTTGAAGTTCCGAGTATCCGATGCTTTATCGTGATTACCTCGGATTAAGTGGACGTCCTTACACTTGATTAGTCGTCGCCATTTGGCGGCGTCCCTCCATGCGAAGTCTCCCAGTATTACCAGAGTGTCACTACGGGCAGCACACTTGTTGTACTGGTCTATGATCTCATGACCCATCTGGTCTACGTTGTCGAACTTCCGACCACACATCGTGAGGACACCTTCGTGCCCAAAGTGAGGGTCGGCTGTGAACCATTTCACAGAAAGGTTCCCATCTTGTCACGCATTGCGGCGACTCCTGCTTTGTTTATTTGTCGTAAGACACCCCGACCGTAGGGTGTTAACTTCCATGTCCCTGATGTCCTATCATGGTATGTGATTAGTCCTTTGACACGAAGACGGTCCAGTATATCCTCACCGATGCTTAATCGTCTTGGACCGTCTTCCGATAGGAATCTTATAGCTTGTAAAGCCTTGTCAATCATCCGCAGGTGGAGCGTCCGCTATTTTGACAAGTCCGAATTCCCCCGGACCTGAAACGTACTTAGCCCCGTTTCGGATGTCTTGCTCAATTGCCTGCTTAATCGGTAAATGGCACTTCTTGTACTTCTTACCACTACCGCAGAAGCATTTATCATTTCTGCCGATTTTGGATGTCATTGATAATCGCCCCAAAGTCTAATGTCGGCATCCCCGGTAGCTCTGGCATCTGAGGAGTCTGGAAGAATGCTTGCTCCTGTTGAGCGAGATCAGCAGGAGTTAGTAACTCCGGCTGACCATTCATCATCGCTGCCAGTTCATCATGCAGAGCTTGAAGATCAGTCCACATTTCTACCGGAACATGAGGACCGTGTGGATGCGGTTCAGGCTCAGGCTCAGGCTCGCGGTCTACCCACCTGATGAATGCTACATCGTTCGGATTATCACTGATAGGTGTAGATCCATTGGCGATGAACATACCATCCAAGTAGCGGGTCCACTTACCCGCTATTTCAAACTCAGGAATCTTCTTCGGAGCTTGGCCCGACAGAATCGGCATCAGGTTCGCCTGACTCTCCGGAGTCTCCAGCAGCTTGTTGATCAGCATTTTCCCGCTCCTGGCGAA